ATGAAGAATATATTATTATAATCACGGGTGATATCTTTCATAATAAAAATAATATCGGAAATTTTGGTCTATTACTTTATAAAAATTTTATTCAGGATTTACTTCTTTTCTCTCGTCTTCTTATTTTTGTTCTCTTTATTGTATGAAAATGACATTCATATAATAAAGCTATGTTTGAATTATTTAATTATAAAAATGAATTATATATGTGGATACAAAATTCAATTATTATGTGATAAGTTTATATCATCGAAAGAACATCTAAATAGCAATTTATATATAACAATACAACATCCAAAATCGATTATAATAGATTATATAATAGAACCATTTGATAATCCAAAATTTATTTATTGTTGTACAGCCGACCTATTAATATTTAAAAACAAATTAAACCTATTTAAAAATCCTTTTATCTTGGTTTCACATAATAGTGATGTAAATATTATAGATAACGATGATTATAAATATATTTGTAATCATCCAAAAATAATAAAATGGTATACTCAGAATCTATTAATGGAACATTATAAAGTTGAATTATTGCCATTAGGAATAGCAAATCCAGAATGGGAACACGGCAACGTCAATTTACTATTACAAGCATATAATAATAGTCATAATAAAACAAATAATATTTATTTTTATTGTAATATAAATAATAATTATAATAAAAGAAAAGAATGTTATTTGAAATTAAACTTTATTCCAAAAGCTTATTTAAAACCGGTTGCTGAGTATTTTAATTATTTAGCAACTTTTAGGTTTGCCATTTGTCCTGAAGGCAATGGAGTAGATACACATCGATTGTGGGAGTGTTTTTATTTACGTGTTGTTCCAATAGTACTCGATAATTTATTTATCAAAAAAGTTAAAGAAACGTATAACTTACCAATGGTAATTTTAAATGATTGGAATGATTTAAGGGAATTATATCAATTTCTAAATTATGATAATTATGAATCTTTGTTTTCAAATCTTATGAAACTTGATTTAAATTATTTAAAACAAAACATACTTAAACATACATATTATAATATTCTTTAAAGATATGTCCAATATTACTGTTGCTTATAGCTTTATAGGAGAATTACCGAATTATATAATAGATTGTATTCATCAATGCCGATTATTTCATAAAAATAATATTTATTTAATTATAAATGATTTTAATTCACCTTATTTGGAAGATTTAGTTAATAAATATAACGTTATTCTAATTAACTATAATGAACTAATTAAAGATAATGAATATATAAAACAACTTAGTGTAAATTTCGATAAATTTCTTGTTGTAGAAAAACTAAATGACCGTAGTTTGTTATTTTATCGTTCATTTGAGAGAATATTTTTAATTCATTTATTAATGGAACAACTTAATCTTTCTAATGTTTTATTTATGGAAATAGACAATACTATTTATAATAATCCAGATAAATGGCTACAAAGTTTTAGTAAAAAAGAGATTGCTTTTATGAATTGTAACTTTGAACATTGTTCGAGTGGTATTATGTATATTAAAAATAAAACAAGTTTATGTAATATTCTTGATTTTATGCTTTATTATATCAATAATAATATGGATTCTCTCTATTGCGAAATGCGATGTTTTTTTAAATTTATTTATAATAATAATTTAAATGATTCTTCTATATGTCAATTATTGCCTATAACGTTTGATAAAACTCTTAGTTTATTTAATAACTCAGAAGTAATAAGAAACTGTTATAAGAATTGTGATGACTATGATGGAATTTTTGACCCAGCATCTTATGGGCAATATTTAGCAGGAGAGGATTTAATTCATACAAATGGACAGTTGGTTTTATATAAAGATAATCAAGACGCCATTATAAAAACCTCCAAATATTTATATGAATGGAAAGAGGAAGACGGCTTAAGAAGACCATTTATTTATAATGAACAAAAAAATGAATGGGTATTAATAAATAATCTTCACGTTCATTCAAAACATTTATATTTAGTATTATCAAAACCTTTGTAATTATTTTTATATTAATATATTACTTTTTATTATATATTTAATTTCATTCTTTAGTTCATTGAAAAATGTTTTGTCCAAATGTAAGTCTAAATAGTTAAACTTGGTTGTTATATATTCCAATAATTGTATATCTTTGAATATTTTATTTATATTTTCTTTATTTTTATCATAGAACTTACCAATCTCACCTGAATTATGGTCTATTAGTCTTTTTGATATGTTATCGATGCCAATACATCGCCATTCATCCCCTTTTTTGATTAAACATCCATTTCTTACATCATATTTAATATTATTATTTTCAGGAAAGTTTTTATTAAAATGTTTAAGTTGAATATATTTAGGTATTATACTCGAACCACTGTTTTTAAGTATTTGAATCATATTATCAAATGTAATATAATCAGTTCTTTCATTTCCATAATTATTTATTATTATTGTATTATTTATAGTTATGTTATTTATTATATTAGTTGTTGGTGTATTAGCATATACAATACTTCTTGGCTTACAATTATTTCTTTTTATATGATTTGATTTTGAAAATCTTGAACTAAAAGTTACCATACATTTAGGACACGTCAATATACTCAAACCTTTACATTTCTTTTCGTGTTCATTTAAGTACCTCATTGTGCTGTATCCTTTGTTACATTTCTTACAATTATGGCATTTATTTGATTGTAAATTAACATTTTCTAAAAATGGATGAACATTTTCTAAAATCCGATGAACATTTTCGCAATTATTATCCTTCTTTTTACACACCAGTTTATGTCTGTCCAAAGAAAACTTTGATGCCAATTTTTTATCACAAAACCCACATATAAACCCTGTATTTTTAACATCAGAACTGGTGTTATTTATTAAACTCATAACCCTATTTTTATCTATCAATTTTCTTTTATATTTAAATTTCACATTTTTATTTTTTATGATGTCATTATTATTTACAAATATTCAAAACTATTATCAGAATTTTGTGAAATTGTGAAAAAATGTGAAGTCACGAAAAAAAATAAAATTTTTCTTTGTCCAAAAACTTTGGATTTGTCTCTGAAGACAAAAATTAGATTTTCGTCTTTTTTACCTTATCAGTTTATGCCACCTCTCCCTTCTTTGTTTTCCACATTTCAGAGATTTCTGACATAAGTTCTCTCGGCTTCTTCTTAGCTTCACCTCCGGCCTTGTCATTTTCCCGCTTTTGAAGAATAGGCATCTGCTCCTTCATAAAGAGCTGATACGCATTCAACTTTTTCTCGGGCTTTTCCTCGCCATCGTCAACCTTTGCTTTCTTTCCACCCTTCTTGCCCTTCTTGACAACATCAACAGCCTCTTCGTCACTGCCAGCGTCCTTTTTCTTCCCAGCCTTCATCGAACTCTTGATGGACATAAAGATGTCACCAATCATTTTCAGAAAGGTAGGCTTGTTGGTTTCAGGATTCTCCTCGAGATAACTCTTGACAGCTTCGTTGATTGACATTGTGGTATGTAAATTCTTTCTTCAAAATAAATTTCATTTTTTATTTTCATTTCTTCCTTTTTTAAGCAAATTTATATTTGTATTAAAAACCAACAAATATCAAAAAAAATGAATCACCTCTTATCATTCAACTATCACCCAAATGACGAATTACTGTAAAGAAAACGTTGTCTGTGTCAACTCTGCCTGCCGGGAGCGCCACTACAAGACCTTCGAAGAACGACTTACCCTAAGTCAACTCATCAAGCCTGAGGAAATGGCTCTCTATATGGAAGATTACAAGCCGTCGATGCCAACCTGTCGCTATCATCTGCTCTGTTTCGAACGGGAGTGTGTTTATAACCATTCTCAAGTCGCCCTCGATGGACGCAAGCTACTCATCAAAGCCTTCAAAAAGCATAATAACTATCAGAAGGCCAAGGTGAAAGTGGATGCAGACATTGAGAAATATAGAGCGGGTGCCTCGTTTACTAAATGGGAGTGATGGTGTTGTTGGAATCCCTGAAAGGGGGGACAAGAAGTTTTTGTCCTTTACTATAGCTCTTCAATTCCCTATTTGAGGATGATTTTATTGTACTTGTTCTACTTAAGAGGTCTTCCTCGTCGTCGTAATAATTGTATTTTTCTCTAAGGGCATAAGTATCGACATAATTTTTAATTATTTCATCATTTGTATTATGTAATGAATGACTTTTACGTGTTTTTTGAAAAATATCTCTTGTCAAATAATTATCATCATCTAAATTATTATTTGTTTTAAGGAAAGGGATTTTTGATTTTATTTTCATATTTCCACCTCTAATAGATGTTCCTCTATATTTAAATATAGATTTAATATATTGAATATTATCTAAATCATTATGATATGTGACTGATTGATAAAGCATATCTATATAATTATAAAAATCTTCTAATTTACAAGACTTATCAACTATTTGTAGCGCCCAGTGAAAAGGTTTTGCCAATCCTGGATTATTTGCGTTAATCACGATTGGCTGTCTGTGAAGTTGTCTTGAATGAAGAAATAAGGCGGTTATTAATAAATTATCAGTAAGTTCATTAAATAAGGATTTAATATCTTCATCTGAATATTGACTTATTTCTCTTTTACACTGACGATAATTATCAAAAACTTCAATAATCGTTGGAGATGTAGATATTGAAAAATTAAAGTCATCTATTAAATAATCACGAACGCCATTATAATTAATATAAATAATATTATGAAGATATGGATTGATACGTGTCATCATAGCAGAATATTCAATATTAAAAAATAATATTGTTTTGATATATGTATGAAGTGTAAGTGTTATTACATCAAAAATAAATCCAAAATAAAAAGACGGTTCGTGTGGTAATGAAATGGATAATCTATGATTAAATATTGATATGTGAGAATAAATACTTGGATAATTGTTCAAAGCTAAAGAACGATAGATATCATCATATCCTAATTTATAAACATTGTACTCAACACACCTATTAATATTATCCATAGATGTATCAATATATTTTTTGAAGCTCGTTCTTCCAAAATCAATAATCATTAGATTATTTGTATCGAGATTATAGACTATATTAGCACTATGTAGGTCATTATGTATAAATCCATATAAAATTCCGAGATATATCAAGACATTTATCAACGGAACATATCCAAGAAGTGCTTTATAAGCAAGTGTTCCATATAATGAATTTGTGGAATATCGACGATAATTCATAAAAACCTTTTCAAAACTAATCATATTAATGGCAAAATATGATACAATCATACTTTTATCTTTATAAAGGGTGGGTGAATTATCAATTACTGTTTTATAATTATGAGGTGAAATTGGATTTGTATATTTGATAATATTATAATCCCAATAACTTTTCTGACCCTCTGTTTTATAAAATGATAAGGTTGAATCAACAAATACTGGGATATGATTTCTAAGTTTAAAAAACCTATTTAAATCACTGTGACATTGAATATTACCATTATTTTTATGAATAATCTTTTCCATAATGAGCGAATTTACAACATCATATAATAAAAGGTCATTTCGATTTGCTGGTATACTACGGTCTTGACTTTCATATTTGACTATTTTATAAAAAAACTTTAATGATTTACCAAATAAGGTGACATCAGCAATTTGAAATTTACAATTTGCTGAATTTCCTTCTAATTTAGGAAAACCACTGAAGGTATCCACAAACAATGCTTGAGAATAGAATGATTTTATGAAAAAATTGGTTCTTGTTCCACCTACCAGAGTTCTTATATTATCAAAAAGTTTTTCCAATTCTTCTTTCTTCATTTTTCGATTTAAATGAAACCCATCTATTATCTTTTTAAGGCGGGTATTATAATCCGCTTCTTTTGAAAGATTAGTGGTTGGCGAAGACCTTCGTGTAGAGCAACCGTAACATCTGGTTAATAAACTCATTTATCTATATTAACAATAAAAAAAATAATTATACATACGGGCATTTCATTTTCTCTGTAGTGGTTATTAATTTTAAATAATTCTTATTTAAAACTTTGAGTTGTTCCAAAATCTTGTCTTCCTCTTCTTTACTCATCGGCACTATGTTACTATTCATTTCTTTATATCCTTATTCGAATAAAAATAATCAGTTTTTTCTTTATTCTCAAAGTTTTTCTTATAATTTTGATTTATTTTTTTCAATTCTTCGAGGATTTTTGAGTCCGACTTCTTACTGAAAACCTCGTTATTTTTAGTGGTGATACTTTTTGATGTATATGATTTAAGTTTTTTACTGGAACCACCTTGTCTTCTATTTCTACCAGTAAATATGAAACAGATATATTCAATTTTACATAAAGCAGTGGCATATTGTGGATGTTGATTATCCTGAAAGAGATTTTCAATATATGTATAAAATTCATTTAATTTACAATTACTTGTAACTTGTAGAGAACCCCAAAAATATGGATTTTGGTTAACAGAATTTGCGTTAATTCTGAAGTTTAATGCTTGTTTATGAAACATTAATAAAGCCGTTAATAATAAGCCATCGATTACATAATTAAAGAGAATCTTAAGTTTAGGAGCATCGCGTTCACTGACATTTATTGCTACACGATTCGTATCCATTCTATTTATAAATTCCTTTGCTTGTAAATAATTTTCAAAGAGATTGTCAAGTGTATCGGCTGTATTTATATTAAAATCATAAGCTGTAACTAAAAAGAGGTCATTGTTTTGAAATGGAACAATATTAATAACTTTTTTAAATACATTATGGAAAGCTGAATAAAATTGGGGGTTACTTAAATTACCATAACAAAATAATAATTTAGCATAAATATTTAATGATAATGTAATGATGTCAAAAACAAATCCAAAGTGACCATTGCCTCCAGGTTTAGCATAAGATAATCTATGATTAAATAACTGATTATTAATATGTATTTTTTTATAAGAGTCAAATTCAAAACTGGGATATAACTCATTATAATTTAATTTAAAGGCTTCACTTAAAACTATATTATTTAAACTGGCATCTTCAGTATATATATATTTCACAAAACTTGCACGTCCAAAATCAATCATTATTATTTTATTTGTGTTTAAGTCGAATAAAATATTATTAGTATGTAAATCATTATGAATAAACCCATAATTAATACCAATTAATATAAGCATTTTATATAACTCACTACAACCATAAAGAGCTTTTTGCATCATTCTTGCTCCTTCAGGAGATGGACTAAATTTGAAATCACTAAATACATCTCCAAATGATTTAAAATCTTTTATGGCATCATTGATTAGAATCATAGCTTTATCAGCATAGTTTGGATTGTTATTTCCTTCATTTCCTAACTTATTATAATTATAGGGAGATAGGGTATTTAGAAATAATAAATCATTATAATTCCATTTATTGGTATCGACATAGCTGAGAAAAGACCCTCTATACGTGGGTAAATGTTCCTTCATCCAAGAATTATTAGCTTCATTGGCAATATGTTCTAATATGATTGCTGAAATAATATCAAATAATATTAAATCTTTATACTCTCTCGGAAAGTTTAAATGGTCTTGTGATTTATAAGTTACCACTTTTAAAAATATAGTTCTGTCAACACCGTTTTTACTTACCAGAGCAGATGTAAATTTACAATTAGCGGAAGCAGTTTCTAATATTCCTGTACTGATGTATCTATCATATGATAATAATTGTGATAAAAATGATTTAACAAAAAAATGGTCTGATGCTCCTGTAGTTTGTTGTATTTCGGCAAAAAACCTGTCCAAAACGGTGTAATCACTACTAAAGGGATTTATTAAAGGTCTATATCTATTAATTACAGATGTTAATGTTGAGTTATAGGTAATCAAATCCATTCTATTAAAATAACTATATTAAAATTAATTGATATTTACATAAATTTACAAAAAATGATTACCTATATAAATAACAATCATTACGGTAAGCAACAATGGGAATTGTGAGCGAATTATGCGATGAGCTATGCTTTATGAACAATTATTCAATCAAATCTCAGTATCTGCGAACCGATGACATCGATGTTGACGTGAGTTGGGATGAACTTCCAGCAAAATGTGCCGATGAACTTTGTGGTGAGGTGATTGCTTTCAGTTCTTCTTCCTTCATTCTCTTCACTGAGAAACTTGGATATTTCTTTATCGTTGAGGATGAGGAGAGTAATTATGAAATCTTTAAACTCAAGGATAAGGAAGAGGCTTTGAAGAGGTTTAATAGGTTTTCGATTATGTAAGGGGTTAGATTAGTAGTTTAAAAAAATGACAATCTTTTTGTCATTTATAATTATTATGGAGAACGAAGAGTTATTTGCTGATTTATTTGCGTATCGCTTCGCCTTACTTGATATTTATTCGGAGGATAATGAAAGAGAGATAATAATTAAATTAAAGTTAAAGTTATTCACCTTAGGACACAATCGTGCGAATATTAATAGAACTATATATGAATTTTATAATCACTATTCCATTCCTATTACAGAAATTGAGATAGAAAATTCAAATATAATGATATATCCTAATCTTCTCTTTTCGACTTTGATGAATATCATAGATAATACCAATGATAATGAAGAAGTTCAGGAGGATACTGAGATTTTAACCGAAGAAGAGTTTAATCAACTCGAGGTTGTTAAGGTAGATAACTCAAATGTTGATAATGAATGTTCAATTTGTATTGATAATTTTAGTGAGGGTCAGGAGGTTATCAAGCTTCCTTGTAATCATATCTTTCATTTGAATTGTATTAAATCTCATTTAAGGAACTATAATAACAAGTGTCCATTATGTCGAGGAAATGTTATTAACCAATAAATAGAGATGAGAATACTTTTGTCTTTTTTGTTAATGAATTTAATGATTGTACTTCAATCATTTTTACCATCAAGAAATGAAATTATTACAAAGGCTAAGATGTGTCGCATTTGTTATAGCAGATTACTTAAATTTAACATCTCGAGAAATAAGATGCTAAATATGTATGATGATTATATTTATATAACGGAAACAAAAACGAAATCAGCCTGTTATATCTTCTATAATAAAAATCAGATAGATATCTGTTTTAAGGGAACATCGACCTTTAATGATATCTGTTTTAATTTTGATATTTATCCTCGAATTTTTATTAATGAGAATATAAGAATTCATAATGGATTTCTAAAAAAATACTTATCTATGAAGAATAACATCATAAAAACAATAAATTTTATCATCCATAATAAGACAAATAAAATTAGAGAGATATCTTTCAATGGTCATTCGTCGGGCGGAGCCATTGCTAATATAGCATCATTGGATATGAGTTATATTTATGAGAATTATAATATTAAATGTGTTACCTTTGGAGCACCAAGGGTAGGTAATAGGGAGTTTATGGATGAATATAATAAAAGAATTAAAAACTCATTACGAGTGGTAAACAAGAATGATATCATTACTTATGTACCACTTCCCATCATTTATACACATAACCATAAACCAATAATTATAACAAATCACCATTCTCTTATTTCACCACCATCGATAAATATCATTAATTATTTTAGAACAGTTCATTCCATATCTACATATATCAAAAATTTATAAATATTTATTATAGAATGACGTCATTATACAAATCACCATCACATTCGTTTTCTTTATCATTAATAAAAAAATATGATTATTTTGAAAATATTAAACGTTTCAATGATTATAAAGTTATTGATGAATTTTTATCAAAAGTTAAATTAAATAAGAATACTTGTTTAAAAGTGGAAGGAGTAACATCATATCTATTGGGTGATAGCGTATTATTATATAAGAAAATTGGTACCGAAAGTGTTTACGGTGTTATTTATAAATGTAAGAATGTTAATAATAAATATAAAGACATTCCTATTTTTACTATAAAAATTCAATTGAATACAAATGCTTTAAAAAGGGAAACAGGGATATTTGTCAAACTATCGCGATATGGACTTGAGAATAAAATACCCAATTTACCCATTTTATATAAAGTTATCAAATGTTCTGAGGAAATTCCAAGAGTTCTTATAAAAAAAGCAGATAAAGCACTTGAAGGAGGGTATACTATGCTTTTAAATGAACTTGCTGCTGGGGATTTAAGGACTTTTCTTTCCAAATATTCAAGGGTTATCGATGATAGACTCTGGAGAAATATTTATGCTCAGGTGTTTGTATCACTTGCTATCCTCCATAGTCTTGGTATTAAACATAATGACGCCCACGATGGCAATTTTCTTTATCATAAGATAAATCCTGGAGGTTGTTTTCATTATGAAATTGATGGTACTGATTTTTATATTGAAAATTTGGGATTTTTATGGACTTCTTGGGACTATGGTTTGATAAGTAAATTAGAAACTCACGGTGATTACATTCACGATTATATGCTTACTAATTTATGTATGAGAAAGAATGATTATTATAAACAAACATATAAATTCGAACAACACGATTTTTATCATGAACATCAATGGGGATATTTATCCAGAGATGTAAATGTACCATCCACTATTCAAATCCTTCAGAATAAATTATGGGCTTTGTTAGGAGGTTACAATAAATATAATGATATATATATCATAAAAAAAAAGAAGTTATCAGAGCCTTTGTTTCTGAGAGAGATATTAAATAAAGGTCTTTTTTTCTCCAAAACCCCCGTTGGTGAAGTTTTATCATCCGTAAAACTTACTTTCCCAGATTTAAAGGCGAACCCATTTTATGATAATTCAAATAGCTTTTTATAACCCGCCATTTTAATCTTATTACAATTCACTCTCATATTAAATCTTTGAGCGTTGGGTAGCAATGGATTTTCATCCATTGAATAATAAAAATCCTTATTAATATCACTATCATCATTTACCCATTTAATCCTTGGTCTTTTTATGATGTCAAATAGATTATCATAAAAATCTTTTCTTTTTATCGAGTTGCTTACGAGATTAAAGCAACCTTTCACATTTTCATTTTCAATAATCCATTTCATACAATTACTAATTTCATCTGTAAAACTAATACTCATATAACTATTTCCAATTACTTTTGGATATTTCTTTTTAATAAATCCCTTATCTCTAATTGCGTCAATATTTGAATCATTCCAAATAGTACTTGTCCTTAATACCACCGTTCTTATATCTGGACTATAATCCATTAATTCCAATAAATAATCCTCGGCAATTCGCATTATACTGGCAATTCCATAATGATTCAATTGCCAATTTTGATTTTTAATCTTATCTACCTCAAGATAAGTTGGTGTTTCTTCATTCACAAACTCACCATTCGTATGAACACCATAGACATTCACACTACTAACAAGAATAACCGTCGTCTTTTTATGATTACCTTTATTTCTGATAGCATTCGCAATCCTTTTACAAGTTCTCATAAAGGTATGAACACTAAAAATGGAAATGGTATCGGCAATGATAATGACATCATTATTATAAATAGCATCTTGCATAATTTCATCTTTACCAATTTCCATTTGGGGAATAATCACTACTTCATCTGCCATTGATGAAAGTTCATTGAATCTCTTCGGTTTTGTAGTGGTAACACTTGTCCTAATATTAGCTTTATTAAAATCATCGAGAACCTTCTTTCCGATTTTATCACAACTAATTACAAGAGCATTTCTATTATCAAACGAATGAATCAATTTATCTTTATTTAGGGTAAAATGAATGATATTATTTCTTATAAATTTACCTCGACTGATTGAATATGAATAACTGTCATCAGCAAGGAAAAAAAGCAAAGAAATGAAATAAAATAATCTCATTATGAATGTAATTGTAATTATCTTTTAAATGTTTTTGCTGTTATCAAAATTAAAATCAAATTCAAAATCCTTGTCTTTCTTAAGATGTTTAAATAGTTGTTTATAGGTACTTCCCGAATATTCATTACCGGTGGCAAAAAGAGTATCTTTAATGGGTGCTTTAAGTGCGTCATCGAGATTCTTTGGTTTCTTATCTTTGAAATAGGAGCCAAAGAAACATTCCTCAATTGTCTTATTCATACCCGTACAAACCTCAAGACTTTTCCTTACATCCACTGGTTGAATAGTATCCTTATAATAACAAGTGAATGAAGTTTTATCAGTATCTTTATTATCTATGGTATTGATACAAACGTCGGCCAAATCAAGACGTGAAATCATACCCGACTTTGAATAATCCTGATTAATTTCAATTTCACCAACACCTCTTTTTTCGCCCTTTGTTAAAACACCAGGTTTAATGATGGTATAAGTGGAGGTTTTTGAATTTACATATAACTCTCTAATAGCACTTTCACCATCCATCTTACTTTTACAATTCTCACATTTAAGTCCACAGCTCTTATCAAAGCGGTCATTCGAATCCAAGCAACTACTACAAAAAGCAGAAACCACGACTAACTTGGGAATTTCATAAGTGATACAAACTTTTGCCACATTTACGAGACCTAAATAATTAACATCATTAAAAGTTTGTATTTGCTCATTATCTTGAGCCCATCTCTTTTTCGCACTGACAGCAACAATCACAGCTTTAGCATCTTTAAGAACATCAGGAAGACTTTTAGGGATTGTGATATCAGCACTTTTATAATCAATTAAAGAAGGATTTGTCAAGTTTTCGAGTGGAAATGGGTTTCTTGAAACCACTCTTGTATGAACCCTTTTGTCATTCACAAGTGTCCTGACACAATCACTACCAGTATATCCACATCCCCCAATTACTACAATCGGCGCTTGTGATGATTTTTGATTATTTAATAAAGATAAAGAAGAAAAAGAGGTCGTAATAATAGCATCTTTGCGAGTGATAAATGGAACTTTATAAGAGGTTGTTTGAAAGATTTCAATGAGGATAAGTGAGAAAAATAAAAATGAAACCATTTCTATTTTATTTTTATTTGAGAGATTTCTTTAAATCTAATTGCGAATGATGTTAAACACGTCACGCCAATCGTTAATATGATGGAGCTGATTGTTATAAAGAAGATATCCATTATCAGCAGCACCAGCGTGCGAATCCTTACCTAAAGCCTTGAGAAGTCTCTTAACATTATCACCGTTAAGCTCCAACTCCTCGTAATTACACAAATCCTCATTGCTGATGAATCTGTTGTTGGAGTTGTGACATTCCACCGCAACGTTGAAAGACATTCCTCTCTGAATGAGGAGATAGAAGTTGCCGTTATGATGGTACAAAGGAAAGCTCATTTGTATGTATCTTTTATAAAAATAAAGATAAATCATTTTTTCCAGAGATTTATTTAAGGCTAATACAAATTTAATTTAATAATTATGGAAAGAAATTATGACCTATCTGAAAGAAGAATCATCAATTATCTAAGAAAGGCCAATAATAAAGATGCTCATAATACCCGATGTAAAATCATTGGTCTATTTTATGAAACCACTTATGCTAACATTCCTATCAATAGAAAGATTGAGGATTATAAATCCCTACTTGAAGATTATCCAGATTACTTTCATACGAAAAGTCGAGAGGAAATCCTTGAGCTTTATAATAAGGAGGTTGCGTTTAAAAAGGAAATTAGATATCCATTTGACTTGAATGATTATGATATAAATGAGGATAGTTATTTGGAAATCTCAACAAAGACTTTCAGACCGGTCTATTGTGAAGATTGGAGAGAAAAGACAGAGACAATCAATGGAACTCCTGTTAAAAATCAACAATCCTTTTATAATGAATATTTAAAGTTTTATTTACAATTCAAGGAATTCCCCACTTACCTTCAGTTTATTAAACATCTCTTTTATAAATATCAAAGACCTCTTCACAAGGATATTAACATAGTCTTTGATAATATTGAAAAATCATATTCACCCATCAAAGAATTTATAAAAACAAATAACCTTAGTTTCAAGGAGGTTAAACGAACAATTATCCAATCTGCTTCGATACCTACGAGAATTAAGCTTCAATAGATTTTAGATTTTTATTGAAGATATCTAAGCCATCTTTGTTCATTTCCATTATTTTATTCATAACCATAATCATATAAGCATTAAAAATATTATTTGGTTTATCTGTCGCACCTCCAGTTTGTGATGGTTCCAATTTTTGAATTATTGTATTTACATCTTGTTCATCTTTTATTGATGAAACATCTTCCCCTTTGTCAATCATTGATTTCATTAATAAATATTTATAAGCATTTAATCTGAATGAAGTATCTTGAATATTATCAATATCATTTTTAGTAATTTTTGAATCGTCTTTATTTAATTTAACTAAAAAATCATATATTAGTAATTTATCTTGAGGTGGGTCTTGTTTTTGACTTAATAATAGGGCTTTCATATTGTCAAACTCATATTGGGTGAGTTTATTAGTACGAATGTTTTGTAAAAAATCATCTGTAGTGGTTGGAGATATTGTATTTTTTAACTCATTTATATATTCATCTGCAATTTTTGATATATCTTGATTTCTAATATTTCCGATATGTGTAAGAATATTTTTTATAAAATTTAATGATTCACTTGCAGTATTTTTAAGCTCACCCACCTTATCAACATTTTTTTTTTCTAAAAAATCACATATTTTGATATAGGAATTATAAAATAGATATATATTATAAATCAAATCGTTTTTATCAGGGTAATTATTTATATCTATTTTTTTATTAATAATGTCTAATCCCGCTTGAGCCTTATGTTTATATAACTCAAAATAGGGTGGCTGTAAATCTGTAAGATTATAAATATCTGTACCAGTTGCGTTTTTAATGGTTTCGAATCTACTTTGAACAATATCTAAATAACTACCGTCAATTTCTCCAAGAGCTCCACCTGTAACAGGATTACTAAAAGCGTCAAATTGAAACTTTAATAAAATTTCCCTTTTTATGTATTCATCATTAAATCGATTATAGAATGCTTGAGCAGCATCACGAGTTATTTCCCCACTAAGAATATCACCTATTTCTTTTACTTTAGATTTGTCATCATTTGATAAACCATCATAAGCTTGTCTTAAATCATTTATATCTGCTCCCCCATCAATAATTAATTGAACTTTATCAGTACCTGATGTATCATTAATTTTTTTAATAAATTCAACTGCTTTAGTAGTAACATCATAAATCTTAAAACTTGAAACATCACTTATATTAAAATCATTAAGTTCTTGTTTAATTTTCTCTAATTCTTTACCCTGTCCTGCTGGTGGTGATTTAGGAATATCAGTTTTATTTTTATTTTCATTTGCTATTGTAATTAATTCATTTAAAGTTTTTATTTTTTCAGGAGTATAATCATAATCTTTTAATTGAGTTTTAATTGTAGGTGTAAGTTGAGTATATTTAATAATAAAAGCAGTGGCATTAAGTATTTTTTTTATTTTAACAAAGTCCTTTTCATTGCCATCAAATGTAATAGGTGTAGCATCGAAATCATCCATTGATTTGATTGCGTTTAAATATTTACCTTCATCATCATCAGTCATAATTTTATTTAATATTTGATATAAAACAAAATATTTAACATACTCTTTTATTGTATTTACTTTAGCAGTGATATATTCAGCTCTATTATCCTTAGAATTTTCATAATAATAATAACAAAAAATAGCAAGATGTAAATAATAGGTATTTATATATGACTGATTAAACATAAACCCATCACTATTTAGGTCAATACTTGATATATATGAATTTGTAATATTGTCCTCTTTAACATTCAAAGAAGTAAACATATCAATATTACCACCTTTAAATAAGTTTCGATTGGATATTTTAGATTTCATATTATTAAATATATATAATTTAATTTTATTTAAATTTATTAACATTAGCAATAAATGTGTTTAATTTCTCCTTATTAAATAAAATTATAGAGTTTAAGGTATTTAATGTAATCACATCTATAAGACTTGCTTTATCAGCACCTCCAATTGCAAAATCGGAAAGCACAGGAGAAACAGATGCTATAATTGCGTCTTGATTTTTAAATATACTATCATACAATTTTTTATAATCAGTTTCTTCATTAATTTTGCTTAAAAATTTATAAATGTCTCCATTTGTATATGGAAACTTAAATGTTTTTAAACTTGTAATTAATTCTTCTTTATTTCCATCATCATTATAATAATCAGTAGCTAATTTATAAATAATCAAACTAACTATGTAATATTTAAGTTTATCGGTAAATTGGAGTACATCTTCTTTATGATAATAATGACAGAAAAGACTTACATTCATAATGGCAATTTTAATTTGCATTTCATAAAAATCTTTATTTTCAATGATAAAAGACTGGTCATTATAAACAATAATTCTCAATTCTTCATCTGTAAATAAAGGAGTAGCCATAATCTATTATTTATCAATAAATAAAATGCCAAAAAGTATTGACATTTTTTTAAAAGTCAACCCACTCAGCAATCCTCCATAATATCAGCCCACGACCTCTTAGAGACCTTAAAGGTTTCCTCTTCGAGACAACCGAAACCATTCTTCTTCGGAATCGTAAAGGCCTTGACCTCAGTCTTCTCAACCACCTTCTCAGTCTTCATTGACTCAACCTTGGCATCATTGAAACCCTCGATGAGCTTCACCCTATCCTCGAAAGAGAGACGATGACGAAATCCACAGTCCTTGTTCCAGCATATCTGACCAAATCGGCAATTCGCACGTCGATTTCCTGCATTTGGCTCTGCCTTGTTAGGCCGAACCAGACCATCATATAACTTCCTCACAACCTTTCTATCCTTGATAGAGATGTTGTGAAAGAAGCGACAATCAGAGTCAATACAGAACGATGAGCAGTTGCACACGATAGCAGAAGTCATTTATCTTTTCGGATAATAGTAATCTTAAAAAACAAAAATCATTTTTTATTATAAATAGATTATTAATAATACAAAAATGACATTTGTATTTATCATTGATTTAGATGGAACAATCATAGGAGATTGTGTATATCAATGTGAAATGTATAAAATATATCTGATACTTCGTAAATTGGGAATAAATGTAAAAATAAATGAAATACTTGAAGAAGCTTATAAGGAAAAGACAAGATTAATAAGACCTTATTTTTCTTATTTCATTCAAACGATAAAGAAACATTTTCCCGATACCCAGTTTTATATTTACACAGCGTCTGAAAAGAAATGGGGTTCAAAGGAGATTGAGGTTATTGAGAAAAATCTTCAATTCAAATTTAACAGACCTATCTTTACAAGAGTTGAATGTATGACAGTTCAATCGGGGTCAAAGGTAGAATATAGAAAGTCAATAGAAATGATAAAAAGAAAAATAAAGGTTAAAGAAGCAGAAATTGTCGTAATTGACGATAAAGAGGTTTATATTGATAATGGTCATCGTCAAATCAAATGTGATTGCTATAATTATAAGTATTTCTGTAATTATTGGGATTATATTCCGATATCAAAAATTAAAAATAAGATTGTTTTGAATTACCTGACAACTTTAATTGAGAGTAAGAGATTAAATCCTTCGTATTCACAAGTGACAATGAAAAATAAATTGGAATATTATCAGTGGTTATATCATAAATGTCAGGAATTGAATAAATATAATCGCGAATATAAGAATGATAAGTTTTGGCTTAAACTCACAAATATAATCATTGATAATAATATTACAATAATGAACGACCATTCCATTAAATTTATAAATAAATTACTTTAGAACTCCTCCTGACGAGGATAGCGAGTACAATATTTGGAATTAAAGATGAAATAAATCCAATAAAATGGACCAAATAAAGCGGCCACAATAAAACCAACAGTCTTATCAGTAAAAGAGCCATTTAAAGCGAAACAAACGAGAGAAGCAATAAAAGCGGATATACCGGCAATGAACCAAATTATAGAGAGTATCATCCAAAAGACAAATAATCCGGAAATTCCACTACTTGTTTCAACTGAATCCCTTCTATCTTCAAAAAATTCTTGCATTATTATCTATTATTTATTAAGATAAAATTCATAATAATAGATAATCATTAAAAATGCGTCACTAATATCATCTTTTTTCTTCATCCCTTGATAAATATTTAAAAATAAGGAGTCTTTATCCAAATCCTTATAAGTGTTTTCCAAGAGATATTTAGTGAAATAAATGGCATCCATCTTATTTTGTTTATAGGAAGTGGATGCCATTTTATCCTGATATTTATTAATGATATTCAATTTATGTTTGGGAGAAAGATATGTAGTTTCAATATTAAATGATTCATATCGATGAATCATCTTAAAATAGGTATTTATGGTAGTTTGAATACATTTCATTACCGAGGTCATTTGACATTCGATAAGAACAACGAGTTTATCATTGGTATCAATATTTAATTCTTGTGTGATGAGGTTATCAAGGAATTCAATTGTATTATCAATAATCATTTGATTATTAGCCTTTTTATTTAAATTCAAATCGACTTTATTTAAGTTTAGGAAATTCATTTTACCATCAATAACTCTCACATAACAATAGGCCATATTCTTAATACCGATATCAAAAGACAACACCTGAACCATTTAATTATAATTAACATTTAATAAAGATAGTCTTAACTCCAGAAATTATGGGATTATTAGGCATAGCTACACGATAATGAATATGTTTATCTAAGACCACACCTGTAGGAACCTTATACTTATCAGGACAATTCAAATGAAGAATAGCTTTGTGATTATTAACAATGGCTACTCCACTATTTTTATAATCCCCATAAGCATCTTGAGGAGTTTCAAAGGTCTTATGTTCGGGATTAGGATTAGCACTCCAATAAACAACTTTAGAGCCATCGGGATAGTTAAAATCGAGGTCTATGGAGAAGTTTGTTTGAGGGGGATGCATTTGATTGGGGATAAGCGCAACGGGAAAGGCAGAATCACCTAAGAAAGGCAAAAAAGTTTCTTTAAACATAGAAACGTAGATAATAAGGAAGATACAAACAACTGATAGGAATTTCAAAAAGAGATTACAATTGGTACAACTGATGACTCTAAAGGAGTTAATAATAGCGATAATAAAAATGGAAATCATAAAAAAGAAATGGAGGTGTAATTTAATCATTCTATTCTAAATAATAATCATATAATAATCAATCGTTGAATGATATCAGGGATTGTTTTAAGACCGTCATATTTATGGTTACTGGTAGCCAAATAATAATCATTAAGGACTTTTACCAATCCAGATACTAAATCATTGGTTTCTTTCATATTATCATCAAATTTAAGGTTATGAGTTTGAATAATCTCATAAAGTTCCTTTGTGGTAACATTAGAATTCTTATTTAAATCACGAATAACCTCGACAGGAACATTCTTATATTTCATAAAGTTGTGATAGATGACTTGAAGATAATGATTGAACTTTTCTGTTTCTTCAATTTCGGCTTTTAAGGCGTCTTTATCAATGTGAGGGATATCATTTTCAATGACAATCTCAATTAATTTGGATTTGGAAATCTTAAAGAGATTTACATCACAAGCCTTTCCTTGTTTAAGAAAGAAGATATTGATATCATTAATTAATTCCTTCTTAGTTAGTTTCGTGGTCATTTGATAACCATAATCATAAATTACAAAATCATTTTTTATTTTTATTTCCCATAATATTTAAAACAGCAAAGCTTTTATTTCTTGAAAATTTATTAATAATCTGATATTCTTTTTTAACAAGCTCACGACTGGTTTTACAAGGATAATTCAAATACAATTCAATCAAACACTTACTCCAATCATTATCATAATTATTTGCTACATATTTGGATATCGTAGTTTTACATCCAGATTTATGACCGGCAAATCTTTCTTTAAGACTTTTAATAGTACTACCGATATATATATGATTATCGTTATTTAAGAAACGAATAATATATATCTTACCATTATTAAACGACGACGGTAGTTTCATTATGAAAATAAAAAATACAAATAATAAATCAATTTTTATTTATATAAAAAATGATTATTTTATAAGAACAGTTAAATCATCAAAGATGAGTTTGAATAAGCCTGTTTGGAGATTGAAGTCTTGGGTGAATCCGAAAGATTTGAATTGGAATAATCTGGCGCGTAATCCCAGAGCCATAGAACTTCTGAAAGCCAATCCAGATAAAATTAATTGGTATGAGTTATCATTAAATCCAAATGCCATCGAACTTCTCGAGGCCAATCCAGATAAGATTGATTGGAATTATTTATCATCCAATCCAAATGGCATTGAACTCCTACGAGCCAATCAAGATAAGATTAATTGGTATCAACTTTCGAGAAATCCGAATGCCATAGAACTTCTCACAGCCAATCAAGATAAGATTAATTGGGAACAACTTTCAGGTAATCCAAATGCCATAGAACTCCTAAAAGCTAATCCAAATAAGATTAATTGGTATCATCTTTCAGCTAATTCAAATGCCATAGAACTCCTACGAGCCAATCAAGAGAAAATTAAATGGGTAAAACTTGCTTCCAATCCAAACGCGATTGAACTTCTGAAGGCAAATCAAGATAAGATTTACTGGACTTTAATATCAAAAAATCCAGGAGCAGTAGAATTCATAAGTAAGAATACGGAACATATTTATTGGTCACAGGTTTCCTTAAATCCAAATGCTACTGAATTGATTAAGGCGAATTTGGATAAGATTGATTGGAATTACATTCAATATAATCCAGCCCTAATTGATATCATAAGAGAGAATAATAAAATGAATTGGTGGTATCTTTCTTATAATGAGGGTATATTCGAATTGGATTATGAAGCGATGAGAGAAAATAATCGAGAGTTATATGAGGAATTAATTAAGGAGGTTATGAAACCATCAAGGGTCTTCAAATTTCCTGATTATGATTATATTGAAGAGTTATTTGGAGAATAATGACCAATCTTTTTTGTAATTATAAATAAATGGAATATAGAAATGAAATTAAGATGATTGAAAATAAACTTCTTACCCTCAGTGCAGAGCTAATTGCCTTATTACCAGAGGATAACGAAATCATAAAAATAAAAAAGGAATATTATAAAAATCTGATGATTGCTCTACAAATCATTAGAAATCAAAAAGATGAATTGGATAGTAGTGATATTATGCGTCATTGTAGATAATTAAGACCCTCGACGATAGAGATAAATAAATCCTAAACCAACAGCAGCTATAATCATATTAACCTTCATATTTATATAATTGCTTTTCTTATCCAACTTCTTAATCCCTTCCACGAATAATCCAGCAAGATTGGTGTAAATAATTCGATATTTACCGTCGTGTTTTTTTGTGATTACCTCAGGCATCACCTTTAAAACCTCCTGAGCAATCAATCCCGTATATCTATTATTATCATTCGTATCATTACGATTAAAGGTATAACCATTAATTTTATTAATTTTCATCAATGGGTCTTCAATGACCTTTATATTATACTTATAAGCTAAATCAGAATCAGTTGAGATATCTACAGTACTATAAATAGTACCAGATACACATAAAGTATTTTTAAGATAGTTTGCTCCTACAGCAGCAGTATCGTTGGAACCAATGAAACAATTGCCGGCAATTTGAATAACAACACCATTCTCCTTTCGAGCGACTATTGATTGATTTCCAAATTTAATATGAGGTTTCCTTACCATTTTTTCAACAGGGTCATCAAAATTAAGATAGACAGTATTATTACTAACATTATTGATAAAAAAAGTGGTATCATAAATACCTTGGTAAGGGGGTAAAACAACATTATAATTGGATGAGATATTACCTGTTTGAAAATTGACGAAATTTGAATTTTGATAAAAACTTAAACCACTATTAAAGATACTGATGGCATTACTTGAGGCATTACAATCAGGATAACCACCAACCGCAATTTTTCCATCACTATTCATAGATAAAACAACTCTCTCATTTGAAATATTAGTATGAGTTAGTTTAATTGTATAAGCAGTATTGCTATTATACCAGCTATTAAGATAATGGACAGCCTTCACACCAGTAGTTAATGAATTCGATGAAGGACGCGTGATATTTATAATAGGGACTTCAATATTATTTAAAGATGTCATCATAGGATGATTGAGACTCAAAAGGGAATTGGAAGAATTAGTGGATAAATCATTACCAATACTTAACGCAGATATTGGATTTATATTACTTATACCAACATTATTAAATCCTAATAACGTCATCATATTAGTTTCGGAATTATAAGTAATGGTATTTGAGCTATTATAAAAGTTACTATTGATGGTATATCCGTAAAATTCAAGACCGTTAATTGTGACATTAGTAGGAACAATGGAATCAGTGTTATGAGCACTAATGATACAAATGGCATATTTGGAATAAATCTCATATTTATTTTTATTAATTCTATAGACATTAGGTATTAGATTATTATTCATAATAACCCCAGTTTTTTCATCAATCAAATTCCAACCAGTACCAGTATATCCAAATAATTTAAAATCTCTTATCGAAGCATTGATATTTGCATAATTTACATAAATGGAATAGAAATTTAATACAAATCGCTGACCTATATCAATAATTATATAAGCTCCACAAGCGGTAGCATTTCCTACATCATCATAAAGCTTTTTAATACTACCGTATTTACGTGTGCTACTGCGATAATCTAAGAAGTTACCCTCAGATTGCCAGAAAGCCAGTGGGTTTTTATCAAAAATGCGATAAACCTTTCGCAAGATGTCAGTATTATCATCATTTGCATCGACTTCTAAGGTGATAGCAAAACCACTATTTAAGGTAATGGAATATTTGCGAATATTAGTATAAACAGAACTTAGGATATTTGTGCTGCTAAGGATAGTATCATTAAAATCGGGTATTTTAATAATTAATTTAAATATATCATCGGCAATTTCTCTATTATTTACGAGAATTCGATTATATCTATAATTACTGTTGATGATATGATTACCGATATATAAATTATTAATCTTCATATTAGAATTGCAAAAGGCAAACTCTCTTTCAAAATTAAATAAACTCAGAACATTGCTAATATTATCAATTCTTACACTTGTCGTGGTTTTAAGCTCATTAGAACTATTAATAACGAGAATGGAATTGGGGATATTATGAATGATATTTAAATTAGATAAGTTATTTTTGTTAATGGTAAAATCTTCAAATAAATTATTACTTGAGATTAGGATTTTGCTATTTGTTTTGGAAATAACATCAATGTTAGATAATAATGCAGATGAAATATTTAAATAAGATAAACTACCTCGACTATCAGTAGCAATAATTTTATTTGGATTGGAGCCAGCTAATCCTGATAAGACATTACAAGAAATACCACTATCTACAATATTTCTATTTCTATCAAGCATTAATAAATTACAGGTGGTATAGGAGCTATTATTTAAAATTAGATTACTTGTAATAAGATTGGAATAAGCAGTTCCACTATTATTAAGAATCATAGAATTGATAAGAATGGCTTTAAAGAAGATGGTGCCTTCGCCTATATTTTCAACCACAGTTCTTGGAAAGAATTCAATATCAGACATAGAAGAAGTATTTTGGAAATCAAAATAAAGAACCTGATTTATATACTCAGGAGCCATACTTGTGGACTGAGTAAGTGTAATATTTAATAAATCATTATATTTGACATAAAATTTAATGGAGGTTTTGGTGGATAAGATGGTATCAATAACATAAACAATATCAACAACTCTTTGAATACCATAACTATTTTCAAAAGTAGTGTCCCAATAAGCATTAAAACCACTCTGGAAGGTTCCAGAAGTTACGGATAAAAGTGAATAACCATAAATATTAATGGATTGGAAATAGTATTTTTCAAGTTCAAATAAATATAATGATAATTTAAAATAGTTCTTGGTATTGTTATTAAAGGTTATTTTGCCTATATAAACATAAGCAGAGGTAAAAATTGTATTTCTATTTGATATAAAGATTCGATTATTTAATGAATGCTGTTTAAATGAAATATCACCATTAATATCTAATGTTGAAGTTGCCACATTACTATTAATAGCCAGTTTAGTTACAACAGAGGTATCATTATAACCTACACCATTTAAATTACTCCAATAAAGACTATATCTATTCTTAAAAGCTTCTATGGTTTGTGCAATAATGACATTATTTAAATCAGCAGACCCAGCTATAGGAACATTATTTAAAAGAAGTTGTTTAGTATTAATAGAAGTAACATTATAGATATTATCTTTGGAGATTTTAATACCATCGTCGATATGTAAAATGGGTTGTGAGTAAATCCTTAAACTACTAATCTTAAAAGCTTGAAATGTTTGTAATTGAGGATTTACATTAATTCTTGTAACGACAATCGCAACATATAAATAAAAATTGGTATTTGTGGTAAAAAAGAAGTCATTACCAGTAATGACGGAATTAACGACGAGTATTTTTGTCCACGTAACATTATCATTTGATAAATAAACATCGAAATAAAGAGGGTCTCCAACATTATTCAAAGAATTCACATAAAATCCAATGGGAATGATGGAATATGGAAACTTTATTTTTATCCAATGACCCCAACTATCCTGAAATTTATAAAGAGTAGGGTCTGTGGTTGCTGCTAATCCCGTATTAGGAGAATAGATGTTTGCTGATAACCAATAAGTTGAATTATTCATATCAAAACAACTTGAACATTCAAATTGACTGATACGACTTGATTCAGTCAATTCATACTTATCTAAAATGGTAAATTCATTGGGAAAAGTGGTATAACTATTATATTTAATAATTTGATTATTAATAGCACGAACTGATAAAAGATTGCTATTATAATTAAGACCTTCGTCATTTGCGTAATAAGGATTATAAATCTTAAAACTGTTACGATAAATACCAGACAAATAGATAAAATTATTACTATTTGAGTATTGAGTATAAGTCTCATCATAGATACTTTCAAATTTAGCAAGAACGGTATTCGCCAAATTATCTGTTCTCATATGTAAAAGAACCATTTTGTGATATCTGTCTATTATACTAACCGAAGAGAAAAATGAAACAAAATTTATTTTGTACGTTGTATTTTAGATAGTTCTTTAGATTATCATAAGTTATTTTGATTTTAATTAACTAACATATTTTTCTGTAGCATTCACTTGTAATTAATAATTGCAACGTTGTTAAATTGCACATCTTTTGAATTTATTCATTTCAATTAAATGTTTTATATGTTATCATTAATTATAAAAAATTATATAAAATTACAGTACATAAGTTATATATATTCATTATGAAAAAAAAACCACCTGACAAATACAAGTGTATTAAACTATCCTTACATTCTATTTTATACAAAGATGATAATAGCACCCAATATATTTAATAGAATACAAGATGCTGTTTATAGATGTAATTATATAACCATTAAAACAAATCTTTTGTTAAGATTATGGTGTTTAGAAAAATATCACAATGATATTGAAATACCTAATATTAACGAAGAAACAATAAAAATGTGTATGAAATCACTTCTTTTACCATCGAAAGGACCTAAACCAAAAAATAATAATTTAAAATTGTTTAATGAATTCAAAACATTACATTCTTTTAAATTAGAAAATGGAAAGAATCTTTCTTCTATACTAAACTATTATGCTACTACTATTTTGACATCAATTGAAAATAACATTAAACTACACTTTTTTGACTATGTCAATAGGTTTATAAACTCTTATTATAAGCATCAATATCAAGACCAATTAAATAACAAAGATTTTAAAAAACAATTATTTAAAGAATTATATTATGTTAAATTAGATATCTTAAATGGTACATTAACAAGTAATAAAAAATACCATAATTGGATTACTAAATATCGTTTTAATATTGTTCCAATGACATTTAATAAATCATATCATAATGATATTAAATGTCATCCTCAAAAATATTTAAAACATATGATATTTATGAATATTGAATTAGAAAAAATAAATGGTAAAATGTATCAATTCTTCCCCTTACAAACATCTATTATTCCTAATTCTATTCAAGTTGATACAACCGCTATAATAGACCTTATGATAGATAAAGATAAAAATAAATATTTTAACAATGTAATTTTATACAAAGATATATTATGGGGAACATATTTCAAAATTACTCCTAAAATAAAAAACTATCAATTTGACCATACTATTATAACAGATGGGTATTCAGTATCATTAAGGTTTATACATAATGATTATATCGATGATGAAATATTAAAGAAGGATAAAATGAAACAAGCAAGAAAAAATACCAAAGAAAAAAAATTAATTACAAACAAAATTGAAAAAGATGAAAATATAGCAATAGATGATGAAATCAAAGAAGAATTTCTCTATATAGATGAAGTTAATAAAAAAGAGTTAGAAGGAAAACATATATTTATAGACCCTGGAAAGAGAACTTTATTTAATATGATGGATGATAATGGTAAATTTTTTTCGTATACTAATAAACAAAGAATATCTGAAACTAAAAGAATACAGTATCAAAATAAACTTAAAAGGTATAAAAACCAATTAGGTATTACTGTAAATGAAAACAAATTGTCTTCATATAATTCTAAAACTTGTGATTTAAATAATTATAAAATATTTATGGATAAAAAGATTAGCATAAATGATGAACTTTATAAATTATATCAAGATAAACTGTTTAGACAATATAAGTGGTATGCTTTTATTAATAAGAAAAGAGCAGATGACAATATGCTAAATAAAATTGAAAAGATATATTCAAAAGATAGTATCATTATAATAGGGGATTGGTGTATTGAAAAACAAATGAAATACTTTATCTCAACACCAAACATACGACTAAAAAGAAAACTTAAAGAGAGATTTAAGGTTTATAATATCGACGAATACAGGACTTCTTGTTTGCATTACAAGACTGAGGAGAATTGTAATAATATATATCTGCCAGATAAAAATAATAAAGCACGAAAAATACATTCTGTCCTAACATATAAAATGGAAAATAACAGGTTAGGATGTATAAATCGTGATAAGAATGGTTGTAAGAATATTCAGAAAATATTTGAATATTATATTTTATATAATGAAAGACCTGAAAAATATAAAAGATGTCAAACAAAAACTACAAACCGCTTGAAAGCTGTCAAATTGTAGTTATCAACTTCAATGTTGTCATTTATACTAATCGAAAAGAGAAAAATGACTTTTGCTTCATATTTTTCTTTCTGTTAGTGTAATTTAATTATTTATTTTATATTGAATTAAAAAAAATAAGTGAATGTTTAAATTTAAGCCTTTTCCTTATTCTCCTTCCATCGTTGAGCAGCAAGTTTCATATAATCCTTGGGCTCAACCCCTTCCAATTTTTCACCCTTAATCTTCTCGATTTCTGTCTTAATGAATAGATTATAGGCACTTGGTGCTTTCTTTTCAGCATCAGGAGCCTTACGACGACCACCATTTACTGATTTATAAGCGGCTTCAAGCAGTTTTACTAAATCTTTGGAGGTATATTCTTCGCCATCTTGAACTGAGCTGGTAAATTTAGAGAGAACCTGTGCTGTTTTTGACGATGCCATTTAATTTAATAATAAATGACTATTAATTCTTAAATCAATTTCATTTTTTCCCAAATAAAAAATGATATTTATTTTTTATAAAATAATAATAAAAAAAGAAATGAGTTATAATAGTGTCAATTATCAAGATTGGACACCTGTTACGATTACTAAGAAAAAGAAGGGGTCTGCCCATACCGCTCCAAAGACTCCGAAACCCTCATCAGAAACAACTGAAGAAGAGGAGCCACCTAAGATTCAAAAGTTCCCCTTTGAGTTAATTAAGAATCTAATGGAAGCGAGAAATACGAAAAATTTAACTCAGGACGCTCTGGCTAAACAATTAATGATAAATACCTCTATCATTCAGAATCTCGAAGGTAATCGATTTGATTATAATAGCAATAATAAGAAGTTGTATGTGACCGTTATGAGGAAATTAGGGGTTTCCATTAAATTGGCAGATTTACCTAAATAAGTCCAGATTTATAAGTGGTGACAATTATATTTTTTATTTCAATGATACCATCATAAAATCTATTCTTAATCTTAGTCATTTCAGCTTCATCATTTCTACTATTCACCAAATCATTTTCTAAAACAGGTTTAATGACCGCTGTTTTGACAGTAGTTATTTTAACTTTATAATCAGCATTTTTTTCATTGTAACCAATGATAGTATCAATGGATTTATAAATGATATCAATTAAACCAGGAATTTGATTTTTATTTCCATTATTTTTATAAATATAAATAATTACATCGAAACTATTATAAATCTTATCTATTTCAGATTGAATCATTGAAAAAACCTCTTTATTCTTATTTTCAACAACCTCATTTTTCGTTTTATCCAAAACCTCTTTTTTTTGTTTATTCATATCAATATTTAATTTGTAATTGATATTTTTCAACTTTTCATTAAAGGTTTCGATTTGACTATTTATTTGAGTCATATCATTTACTTCATACGACCGTTGAAGAGTGGTATTTAAAATTAGATTGATACCAGAAGCACTCAAATCATCAGCAGTAGTTACTTTTAAGAGAAGGTCATAAATATTCTTTTTGAGAGAATCAATTCTTTCCCTGACTGTCTCAAATTTGTAAATCTTAGTAATATAAACATCATTATAAAGACCTGTCAATTCACGAAATTTACTCCTTATATCAGTGATATTCGATGAAAAGTCATAATAAGAGGAGTTGGTGGAATAGTTAATTAAAAAAACTACGTTATTCATACTCATCTTAAACTTTTCTTCGTTTACGGATGAAGCTTCCAATTCCAATAATGGAACTATTTCAGTGGAATAAATGTTCTGTAATTTATATTTATCATAATTATTAGCCAACCCCTTTTCAATATCTTGAAAGGCTTCTTTAATTTTAGTCTTAATTAAACCTTTCGCATTTGAATCCTTTTCTCGAATGAGCATATAATATAAATCATTAATAACGGCAACAGCCTCCAATGAAGAAGAGTTTTTATTTGTGAAACATTCAAAAAAGTTTTTATTTACATAATAAATAATTATTAAGAGAATAATTATAACGATTATCATAAATATTAAATCCATTATCTATTTTATTAAAAGTTTTAATTCTTTAATCGCTTCAATCACTACACCCATTAAATTACCATAAGCGATATTAAGATAACCATTTTCGTCCTCAAAAACAGCTTCGGGTAAAACCTTCAAAACTTCCTGAGCTATTAAACCAGTTTCTTTTTTATTATCATTAGTAGTATTATTATAAGTGATTCCATTTAATTTACTAATCTTATCAAGAGCATTATCAATCTTACTTATATTATCCTTGATTCTAATATCGGAAGAAGACATAACAGCACCGTCCACCTTTACATTTCCAAAGACCCTCATTTTATAATTAAGAGGACTATTCACATACGTGGTGATACTATTGATACTTAAATTACTTGTTGATTGAATAGAACCATTTAGATTAATAATAGGAAAACTATTGGAATCCGGATAATTAAAACTAATAACATTACTAAAGGTATTAAAAGAGTTTTCAATAAACTGACAACCTAAAGTTGTCTTATCATTTGATTTCCAAATACCAAAATTACCATTACTGGAACCTATTCTATAAAGATTGCTGACTCCAAAATAATGAATAAATCCAGAATCAGTAATTGATTTTAATGTTAAATGATTATTATTATCATTATAATTATTAATTTCAAAGAGATTGTTACTTGAATAGATATCGCCACGATTAATAACAACACCACCTTTATTTATCACCGATGGATTTAGAAAGATATTGGAGCTATTCAGAGAGATATTGGTCTTTTGTAAATAAAAATTACTACCAGTGAGATTGCTATAAACAGATGTAAGATTACTATTATCCTTGGAACTATAAATATCACCTGAAAAATAGATATCTTTTACCTGTAAAGAACCACTTGTATTTATAGAACCATTGCTATCAAGTGATAATAATCGGGTATTATCCAAATGAATTTCATACTTATTTTCATAACTATAAATCTTATGCGGAGGTAAATATTTCGAATTAATATAATTTTTAAGAGTGATATGAGGTTGATATTTACTTATATAAATCGGAATGGGAATGAATTTATCATCATTGGGATAAACATCGAAATAATTATTTTTAACTATCGTAAGAACAGCATTCATTACCGTAGCATTGTTGATTTCAATTGGATAAATTTTTTGAATGGTGCTTACAGAGAGATTGGTGTTAATGATTTGACTTGGTGTATATTCAACAGGAATTCCCGATTTTGTTCCCACAATCTTATTTTTCAAGAAAATACTTTTATTATCAAGTGTTGCGTTACTGAAATTAATAGAAGTGATATTGAGAGTATTAGTATAATTATTAAAGAAATTGGTGGGAACATTAATTTCATTTCTATAATTATATTTATAATTGATGTTAATTTCTACTTCATCGACGGTTATGTCAGGAACCGGATAATAATAAATTTTATTGGTGGTATTAAAATAATGATTAATACCACCACTGACAACCATAAATTGATTATTGGTGGTTTTAAGTGAGTATTGAGCTAAATTAGGATTATTTTTGATATTAATAAAGGTTTTTAAGATTAAATTACTATAAGCATTCGTGGCAAAATTGGAAGTAAAATTAGAGGTTTCAGGGAAAGTATTGATACTTATCTGATCATTTTCAAAAGTAAGGGGAACCTTATATTTCAAATCCAAATTAACACCACCGATATTATAACTACTCGTGATAATATTACTGGTTTTAATAGAAGCACTTATATTTGTATTATAACTGTAAAGTGACGGAATAAGAGCATACGACTTATCAGTGGTATCAACCGTAATATTATCGAGGTTTTTATAATCCAATTTAAGATTTTTAGGATTTAACTTAAAATTTAAAATTACGGAATTATTATAAATATAATTCGAATTAGCAATACTGAAATTGATTAAAGGTTTATCATCAATATCAACGGTTGGAAGATTGCTATCCTGGACTGTATATAAAAATCTTGAAATATTATTATCGAGATTATCATCATAATTATCATAATGATAATCAGTAACACCTCTTGATAAATTAGAAAAGTGTCTTGATATAAATCCAGAACCAGCTAATGATGAAGCAGTGACAGTTGAATTCAAATCATTATAATAAAAATTGGTACATTCAAGAACACTCTTATTAGCAACACTATTAAGATTGATGGTGCTTGTATTATTACTTGAAAATTTATAATTATTTAAAATAAAATTACCATTACTGGTAATATTTAAAATACTATTACTATTATAAGATAAGTCAAAAGCCTTATCTGCGCCAATTTCCCAACTATTATCATTATTATTCACAAGTGCCACCTTAACTGCCTTTGAATTATTTGTAAGTCGAAGAAGATAATCAAAATCATCATTAATATGAACGGCAGTGGTTGGATATAAGATGGTATTACTTGTATAGAAATTCACATTTCCAAAATTCACTTGATTTTTATTACCCTTATTGATACAAGAAATAAAGGGAGTATTATTATTAGGAGTAATTTCATAAATAGTGGTATCTGGATATCCTTTTACAGATGTATCCACTTTATTCATAATAGTTCCACTTTCAGTATTATCAAAAACAATACCTAATTGAATGGTGGCTATGTCGGGTCTTGATGTATAATTTTTAAATGATTTATTATAAAACTTGGTTATCACTGGAGGGGAATTGGCATTAAGATAATCCTTATTATTATAAAAAAAGATGAGACAATTATCTTCATCAGTAGTATTCTGAATTTTATTAATCTTTTGATAAATCCAATCATCCTTATGATAGCCAACGGCCAAAACCTTATTTGTCATAAGACCAATTTTATTGGCAATAATACTCACATCATTTTTAATATCCGCTGAATAATTATAATAAGAACTTGGAGTAGCACTTCCAGGTATGGCTGGATTTGAAAAACTACCAATAACAACTCCATTAATATTATAAGTGGATTTATCACCAATCAAATTTAGGTTTCCATGAATTTCCACATTACCTTTAATAGAAACAGCATTATTGGCATCGTAATTATAATCAATTCGAGGATTATTTATATCGAGGAAATACTTACCTTGATTATAATAGAAATTCATAGCACTATGAGTAGGAACAATTGAATTATCCGTATAACCTACTTGAAATACACCAGCAATATTATCTTTGTTTTTATGATTTTTATAAATAAACCATTTATAATTATTTCTGTTTTGAATAGATGGAATAGGCATATCATAATCACAAAAATCTATACCAGTATATAAGGCATCATTATTAAAACCACCACCTCTAACACCTCTGTAAAGTCGAATGATAGTATTATTATTAAGATTAGTATTTTCATTTCTTATTTGTAATGGAATGGGATAACTATTATCAGTTCTTATAACACCAAGACCAATATTTCCATTAATAGATGAAATATCAAAATTATCATATCTTTTAAAAGTAGTCAAGCGATAATCGCCTTCAAAATAGCCATCATAGGAATTAATACCACCTGTGATATTCAAAGTTTTTTTATTATTATAAACTTGATTGGCATTAAGATTGATATCTAAATTATTGACTGTGAGGATGGATGAATTAGCGCCATCAATATAAATCGGATTTATCTTAAATTCGATATTATTTTTGCGAATATAATAATCAGTACAAACCAAATCACCAATGATATCAAGAGTTCTATAAGGCATATTGGTATTGATGCCAATTCTGTTATTTTCCATAATGGCGAGCGTGGGTGTAAGTGTTTTAAACCCGTGACAACCATCCTTATCCTTACCTGGATAGAAATAGATGTTATGCCATCTAATATTTTTCTGAGTTAGGAAGATGAGTGAATTATCAACATTTCCATTGAGATAATTTAAAGTGGAATGACCAATAAAAACTTTACTGCTGTCCGTAGTAACTCCTGATAAGTCATTCATATAAATCTCAAATCTTTCAGGACGTCTCTTGATGATATTAAATTGATGGTCATAACTATCAATAGAGAAAACTCCTGTTCCTAATCGTCCACTTACATTTAAATTGGATCCAAAATCATAATTAAGACCATTGGTAGCATAACTTAAATTATTGGTATTTACTCGATATCCGCCAATGAATAGGTCATTACTAACATTCAAACTTTTATTGATAGATATTTCATCATTAAAGATGGTATAATTATTAAAATAAGCAAGTTTATTAAATTCAGCCACACCATTAATAGTTGTCTTACAAGCGATTAGATTTTCAGTAGTAAGGGTATCTTTAATAGTTGCTGAGCTATTGACCGTTAATAGATATTTATCACCATTACTACCAATATTCACATTCGAATTAAAAGTAAATTCTGCTTTTGTAAAAGATCCACCAGCAATTTGGTCAGCTTTAATAGTAAGACCATTTTTGCGAATATAAATATCATCAAGATGTAAATTGGCTTTTAAAAAGTTATCAAACATAAAAACATTATCTGCAAGAATAGAACCATTTACGTATAAACGAGGCTTGTAATTACTTCCATTAAAAGGAACCACTGTAGTACAAATATGTTTATTAATATTTACACATCCATTCACATCAATTGCCATTTGTGGATAATTATTAGAATCTGACCTGTCAGGTAATCCCAAACCATTTGAATAAAGGTCGTCTAATAACTTTGAATTTTTGGATATATGAAATTCGAGAGGCATTCCCTTTGTAGTTGTAATATTTGCTGGTGTATTTGAGTTATAACCCAACATTCCAAATGAAAACTTGGCAGGCTCCACATCATTATTGATGTTATTAAAAATGGCAAATTGGATATTACTTGCAAAACCATTAGGACTGTCACTAATCTTCAATGGATGACTATTGGAATAAGTTGAAGCAAAGTTACCTATACATAAATAAGAAGGAGTATAAATATTCTTATTATAATCATTACTGTAACCGTAATAGAAGAGGTTATTTGAATTCACCTTATTTATCAATTCCACTAATTTAGCAGTGGTAATATTACTATCAAATGAAAAGTTTTCAATATCGAGAGATTTAGCAATAATTTTCCCTTTACAAATGATATTATTATTCACTAAAAGACCAGCATTGGTATCTCGCAATTCTCGTCGAGTAGCATTAATACCAACACCATTATTATTGACCACCATATTATATTCAGTATCTATGGTATTGGCAGGTATAGCAGTACTTCGCTGACCTACGACGAGATATTCATTGAGTTTTAAATCTAATTTATATAAATTAGATAAGCTATTTAACCCAACACCTATATTTTCAATATAGATTTGATTATTTTCCATTATACTTTAAAATTATATATATATGTTTTTTTAAATCCTATTAGAGCTAATCTTGTGATTAAGTTCTTTAACGGCTTCTATTAAGAAACCAATGATAGATAAATAATTCACATTTTTAAATCCGTATTGATTGCTTTCAACAACATCAGGAATAATCTTTTCAATTTCCTGAGCAATAACACCATATTGTTTTTTATTACTGTCATTAAAATAATTAAAGCTAACACCTCTACATCCACAAATCTTTTCTAAGCTATTATCAATGGTTTTAATATTGGTCTTGACCTTTTCATCAGAAGTCGTGAAGATATTACCAGTAATACCAATATTACCATAAACATTAAGGGGATATTCAGTAATAATAGGGAAACCGTCAAATGAATTTATGCTTTGTCCAATAACTACTTTACTATTAAATTTAGCATTATTATTTACATATAAGGAATAATTGGCAGCTTCAGCATTTGAATTACCTAAAATAAACTTACCACTACTACCTAAGGTTACAACTCCTGATTTATTAATATTCATTAAATTTGTTTTATTTCCATCCTTTTCATATATGAAGTTATGAGAGGGATTATCACCAGCAATTGAGTAATAAATACTACCAGCAGATAAAGAAACATCAGCGCCTGAAATTTGATTTAAGGGAGTTGGAGTAATGAGTCGAATATTGGTATTATTATTAACTTCATCATTTGTAGATAATTGGGTATAATAGCTCAAGTTTAATGTCGATGGCGAGGTTAAACGAAGAAGATTACCATTATTGCCAACCCATAATAAACTTTTAGGATTGGTATTACCAATACCAACAAAACTATCACCATTTCTAAAATAAATTTCAGAAGGTGTATTAGAATTCCAAAAATTTGCTCCAGTAGATGTTGTTGATACAGAAGCAACATTTAAGCTTAATTTACCAGAAGGAGTTACATATAATCCATTTGTATTATCAAAATCCAAATATAACTCATTTGTATCATTAGTTGCTTTAATGGGTTGATATTCTTTCAGTTTAATCCAATTAGCAGGCATTTTATGTAAAGAAGGGTTAGTAAGATTGGATAAATAATTACTTCCTGTAATAAAACCACTTACATATAAATTTGAACTTAAATAGGTATCTGGAATAATTCCAATTCTATTATTATTTGTATTAAGCGTTATAGCAGATGTATCACTTGAAACCGATAATCGATAATCTCTATTTCTAAATAAAGCAATATCGCTTACATGTGATACTACATCAAGTGAATGATTAAAACTTGGAGTATTTGTAAAATTACCAATTGTGGTTTTACCATTAATAATAACATTACCTATTGTCGATGCTGGTTGTAAAGAATTGCCGAGATTATTAATATAAAGGTCTTTAAATGTTTGATTGTCATTGGCAATGGCGGCTACATAAGTGTTATTATTGAAGGTACCTATGGATAAATAATCACTATTGGGAGTATTTTTAAAAATAGCTGTTTTCCAAGAATCAACATTATTATTATAAACTGATAATCTTATGTTAGGTGTAAAAACACTGCCAATACCCAAATTTAATTTATCAACATCAAAATTAAGACCTTGTCCTACAGTACGTAAGGAACCCATTATTACTATCAATAATTATTTTTTTATTATTACATATATATATGTAATAATAACATTCGTAATTTTTGGATATATCTTAAAGGTTACTTCAAGGCCAATAATGGAAAAAAAATAAAAATGAAATTACAATTGAATATTTACATTGGAAGAAATTATATTATAAATCATTGGCGTTAAATAATATAAAAAAAGGAATGGCAAATTGGAATTCCTGTCATTTCTAAAAGACAAAAATGATTGTCTTTTTTGAAACCCCTCCCCACCTTAAAACTGAATATACCTATCATAAGCATCCTTTGCATCCTCATACCGAGATATAAAGAAATCAGTCATATTTCTCTTGTGAGAAGGCTCGTGAGCGATTACGAAATATAAGCCATTGATACTCAAGACAATCCTATTATTATTGATGGTAAAAGCAAGCACACCATCACAATCATAAAGACCATCAATGAAATCATCTATAGCACCCGATAGATTACCATAGAGAAACTTCTCATTTACGTTCATAAAGCTGAGCCTCCTCTCCATTTCATTAAAAATGGACATCCTGTCGATGGTATTGATAAGATTATGAATAACAAAGCTTTCTTGAGACATTGGTAATAATTGCTTGAAATGGAATTGTCATTTTTTTATAGAAATTCTTTCAAATTATGACAAAATTAAAAAGAAATAACATAAGGTTTATCATTGATAATAAGCTTCCTATTACTTGGAGGAGTGGTAGATATCCATCCGAGTTTAGCAAAGTCTTTAAATATGGAAGAAACCATTAATTTCATTCCTTCTCTTGAATAACCAAGATTATATAAAACGTCGCTGTTAATAGACATATAATTTGACAGTAAAAATTTAACATTGTTATTAAATTTTGGATTATATTTATGAGCTTTTAAAAACCCAATTGTATCTGTTGTAACAAAAGCTGTTAATAGTAAAGAGATATCCTGTGACATTGAAGTTATACTTTTATTAGTTAATGAAGTAGCTAAACCAAAACCCCAAATAACCCATAAATAACCAAAATTTTCAAGATAATAATCTCTACCTTCAATTTTATAATGAATATAACCACCAGGTTTAATCTTGTGATACAAGAAATTACCCCAATGAGAATTCGAATGGTACATTCCAGTTATCATATAAAAACTAAAAAGAGATAATACAGTTTGTATTAAAGCATTTTTCATTAAATTATCATTATTATAATGGTTATGAATAAATGCTTTTAAGTCACCATTAGCCAGCTCATTTAAAATAATTTTAATAGATGAATCGAAATTATCATAATATTTGGATTCACAATTTAAAACAGCATATAAAAATGGAAAATGGGGACTGGTATGATTTAATAATTCAGACCTCAATTTTTGCAAAATAAGTATGTCTTTTTTGACATCTACAGTTTTTGCCACTTTAATGGCATATTTATATAACTTACCCTCAGCATCTTTAAAACCTCCTAAATAAACTATTCCATATGAATCATTAGACCCTATTTGATTTTTAAGGATTATGTTATCTCCAATTTTATAAACCGGCTTTCCATCCTTCGTACCAGTATATTCAAGACAATTATTTTTACTATTAACATCGACTTTAAGATGTTTTATTAACTTACGAAAATAAACCACTCTATCATTAATATTCGTAGTTACTCGATTTACAAAAGGATACATAAAACCTTTAAGTTTTCTTTGAATTATTTTTGCTGCCGCGTTTTGTGGTGATTTAGATTTCTTCACACCTGTCATTAAAAGTTTCTTTCCTATAGCTCCAGTTTTAGATACACAATTATTTGTAGCTGGATTTAAAATCTTACCAGGAGGACATATGACAACTTTAGGTTTCTTCACACTCGTCATTAAAAGTTTCTTTCCCACAGCTCCAGTTTTAGATACACATCTCTTCGTAGCTGGATTTAAAATCTTATCAGAAGGACAATCCTTCATTTTCTATAATTATAAAAGATTAAAACTAATAAATAACATAAGGTTTATCATTGATAATAAGCTTCCTATTACTTGGAGGAGTAGTGGAAATCCATCCGAGTTTAGCAAAGTCTTTAAACATCAATGATACTAAACTAGTCATTAAATCTTTGGTGTAAAAACGATTATATAAATTTTTATTAACCACAAAATAGTGATTAATGATATCAGCTACGCTATTGGTAAATGTAGGTTCATATTTAAATTTATCCTCCAACCATCCTTTTTGTTTCTTGTTCATAAAAGCGAATAATATACGTCCAATATCGTAATTCATTAGAACAGCCTTTTCTGAGAATGGTCTTGAAAGACCGAAATCCCAAATAACCCATAAATAACCAAGATTTTCAAGGTAATAATCGGCACCAGCAATTTTATAATGAATATAACCACCTGGTTTAATTTTATGATATAAAAAATTGCCCCAATGACTATCGCAATGTTGCATCTCAGTTGTTACATAGAAACTGAAAAGAGATAAAGCTACTTGAACTAAAGCATTATGCATTAATTTACCATCTTTATAATTATCATAAATAAATGATTTCAAATCACCATTAGCGAGCTCGTTTAATAAGATGGATACCTCACCCTTGGCTTTAGATGCTTTATATAAAGTCTTGAGTATTTGTGGAAATTCTTTTAATTCACCTTCGCTTACCTTTGAAAACTCTTTCTTTAATGAATCACAATATAAGGTGGCATATAAGAATGGAAAATGGAAACTTTCATGATTTATTAATGCCTTTCTTAATTTCTCCAAAACCATTTCTTCCCTATTAAAATCCTCACGCATACCGATTTTAACTGCATATTTAAATAACTTACCTTCAACGTCCTTAAAACCACTTAAATAAGCTACACCATTTTTACTTTTAGTACCTATCTGTTTTTTAAGAATTATATTATCTCCAATTTTAAAAACAGGTTTTCCATCTTTCATACCATCATATTTGAGACAATTATTTTTACTTTTAACATCGACTTTAAGATGTTTTATTAACTTTCGAAAATAAACTTCTCTGTCATTAATATTTGTACTTACCCGATTCACAAAAAGATACATAAAACCTTTAAGTTTTTGTTGAATTAATCTTGCTGCCGAGTGTCGTCCCATCTTTCCTGGTGGAGTTTTTCTCACTTGGAATGGCGATTTAGGTTTCTTAGGTGAAGGCGATTTCGATTTAGACTTCTTAGGTGAAGGTAATGGCGAGGCTGATTTAACTTTTTTTTTTGCTCCCTTTTTATTAGTCTCTTTTGCTTTCTTTTTCTCCTCTTTTTCCAATTCCTTAGCCTTCTTTTTCTCTTCTTTTTCCAATTCCTTAGCCTTCTTCTTTTCTTCTTTTTCAATCCCCTTTATCTTTCCATTAAGCTCTTTAACAAATTCCTTGATTTCATCATAATCATTTTTATCGTCTTTCTTAGCTGTTTTCTTTGATGAAGTAATACATAAATCAAGTGCCTCTTCTTGAGTCATTATATCAGTGGAAGCGGCCTTGGTGGGTTTTTTAGAGATTTCCTTGAGATATTCAATCATATCCTTGGCTTTTTCTGGTTTGATACTTAGATAATCTTCAATATCATCTAAAAGCTTCACAACTAAACCTACAGATGAGGTTGAAGAACTAATAGATGAATAATTAACCTTTTTCGTATATATGACAGGATAAGCAAAATATCGAACATCTCTTTCTCTGTTTAAATATGAGATATAGCCAGTAATTTTATCTAAAAACTCCTTATTCATATCTTTGCGAAATTTATAGGTTTCAGGGTCAAGATATTTATCTTTAAAAGAGTCAAAATCTTCATCAAAATAATCATCTTCTTTCATTAAATTCAACAACTTAAATAATTGCATAGGGTCATTTGTATAAGGAGTGGCTGTCATCAAAAGTAATTTACAACTTTCCTTTTTGGAAGTCTTATAAGAGTTATATAAGGCTCGTTTAAGAGCTTTAATATCAGGTCTTTCCTGAGCAGGTGTATCTTCCGCAAATAACTTATGAGCTTCATCAATGATAATTAAAGATTTTTTAAATGGGTCTATTTTACCATTTCTTTTGACCATTTCTTTATAAAATTCATTTTTCCCATTGATGAGATTAGTAAATTGTTTATAACTCAAGGGAGTTACCCAACGATTATCCAAATACTTCAAAGGGGCTTTCACATCTTTCTCGGGAATATTCATACCTTGTTCCAATTTTTCTTTAATAGTTTGAGAACATACTTGAGTATAAATATTCTTCCAAATATCAGGTTTAAGTGTGTGACGAGTAACCCAAATGATAGTATAACCGTCTTTTTCAAATGTATTTGAGGCCGTAGCAATAGCAGAACAGGTCTTTCCAGTACCCACAGAATGCCAAAAAAGGATTCCTTTATAACAACTTGATGAATTAAAATAGTTACTAACAAAGGCCTGACTATTACTTAAAGTTACGATTCTATTCGTATCTTTCTTATCATTACCATCACTAACACACATATTCTTAAAGTCTAAATTACCCCATTTGAGATTATTGAAATTCTTTCGTATATATTTACGCATATCAATGAAATTCAATGGTTTATCCAATGTAATTAATTGTTTTTTAAGTTTAGTAATATCTATAAATTTTTGAGTCTTCTTGAATTTTACTGCTCCTCCGAAGTTATTATAGGCCTTTTTAAGCATTTTAAAATCACCATTCTGCTCTCTATCTAAAGATTCATACATATCCTTAATCTTGAAATCCATCAGCTTTTCATAACCCACAAAAATATCCTTCTTTTCCAAATTATCTTCCTTTTCATTTCCGAATTCGTGAATGGCCTTATTAATCTCATAATCAACAGCACCAAAACGACAAATACTTTCCAATTCGGCAGCAAAATAAAGTTTCTTTATATCAATGCCACTTTCCTTGATAAATAACAAAAATGGGTCTTCTTCGCCATATTTACTCTTATCGATGGCTAATTTATATTTGAATACGTGTAATGGCCAAGCTAACTCGGGATGAAATTTAAGACCTTTTTGACCACAAAAACGAGTACCACGACCTATCGCCTGTTTTTCATCGGAGGGAGTAATTAAATCATCTACTAAATGAATATATTTAACATCATAAACATCAATACCTTCCTTATAACCTTGGTCTATCAATAAAAATCGCACCTTTTCACCATAAATATTCCCAGGTCTTTCATTAAAGATACTCAGGATTTCCTTTCTTAATTTCACAGGGAAAGGCTTATCATAAGTAGCTAATGATGATAATAAAGCAAAGTTATCATTACTATCAGGAATTGAAACCTTTAAATTACTTTTATAAATATTTGACATTCCAAATGAGGTTAAAACAGCAGCCACTAATTTAATCCCAGCAATAGAACTTCGCAAATCACTATAAATGATATGTTTGAACTTTTTTCCGTATGTAGCCATATCATTTTTATCTAAATCTTGAATAGTTTCCATTAATTCCAATAACTTAGGTGAAGTTACATTAATATGAGCTTTCACTTTATCTGGATTAAAAGATTTCTTATCAAATTTAAAGAAATCCTTTTGAGAACTTATATTGATGGCTCTTCGTATACAATCGGCTTTTGTTGCTTTTTTCATATATGATATCTATTTATCATTAGGAAAAAAGAAATTTATAATTAAATGGATATAAAGCTTATCTATAAAACTTTTTATATAAAATGCATATTCAAGCGAGAGATTTTACATTATTTGTGAAAAAAATTTTACCAAATTATTTTGAAAATAAAAGAGTATTAGATGTGGGGTCAGGTGATATTAATGGAAATAATCGATTTTTATTTGAAAATTGTGAATATCACGGAAATGATGTAATTGAAGCACCAAATGTAACCATTGTATCAAAAACCAAGGATTTGCCTTTTGAGGATAATACTTTTGATACAATTGTATCAACGGAATGTTTCGAACACGATCCTGAATATGAATTGTCATTTCGTAAAATTTATAAAATGCTGAAACCTGGCGGATTATTCTTTTTTACTTGTGCCTCAACAGGCAGATGGGAACACGGAACAAGACGAACCACACCATCTGATTCATATGGAACTGTGGGAAATCTACCTGATATGGTGGATTATTATAAAAATTTAACAGAAATAGATTTAAATAATGCTGTAAATCTTAATGAATCATTTTCTGTTTGGGATTCTTACTTCAGCAGTGGTTTATGTGATTTATATTTCGTTGGAATTAAAAAAGGAGATTCTGATATCACCTCATTAGAAAAATATAATGACCCAGCTGCTGTTATTACATCTGGAAATGTTAATTAATTCATTTTTGGAGTTATTTGTGGAGCGATATTTCCAAGAGGAATATCAATTTCCATATTTGTATAAGTTTTTGTTTTATAAGTAATTAAAGAAATTTCTTTAATTATTTCCTTTCCATCTCTAAGAATCTTCAATTGAACCTTATCATAAGGTTTATATCTTTCAAGGGTATTTAATAGTTCCTCTGCATTATTAATATCATAATTATCAATACCTATAATAATATCACCAATAATTACTTTTTTATCACCCACTCTCTTAATTCCTCTCAGACCCGTCGATGAATTCGAAGGAACACTTAAAACAATCACACCTTTTTTAATCTCATTAATTCCCATTTGCTTACTTTCAAACGCAGAAGGTAATCGGTCTAAATAGGAAATTCCAATGATAGCTTTCTGAACTCCGCCTTTTTCAATAATTTCATTTACAACCTTTTTAATGATATTTATAGGAATAGCAAAATTAACACCAGCTGATGTACCACTACCAAAAGAAGCAGTATTCATACCTATAACTTCACCATTTGAATTGATGAGAGGACCACCTGAATTTCCAGGATTAATCGCTGTATCAGTTTGAATAATTCCAGTGATTTTTCTACCCGTAGGTGAAGTAATTTCACGATTTAATCCAGAAATAATACCCATTGTGAAAGTATTATCTTGTCCAAATGGATTACCGATTGCGTATGAATATTGACCTATAATAACATCATCAATACTTCCAATGGTAATCGGATTTATGGATGAGGAAGTTTCATTTAAATCAATTTTAAGAACAGCAATATCTTTCTCAGGTTCAATCCCTGTAATTTTAGCATTATAAGTATGATTATTTAAAATAACCATAGCATTATCAACTTTATTGATGACGTGAAAATTGGTAACTATATGACCTTTCTTATCCCATAAAAACCCAGTTCCAACCCCTTTGGGAAGATTATCAATATCCATATTAAGATTGGAGGCAAGTTTTGAATATTCTGTCGAGATGAAACACACAGATTTAGAAGTTTTCTTAAAGATATCTATTTGTTTATTCTCGTCGGATTTGAGGTTGGTGATTTCATATAATCGTAAACCGATAAAATAACCTATAAAAACTCTCGAGAAATCAGTTCGATTTACCATAGATGATTTCATTATTATCCTCGAAGAAGCCCTTGGTCTATATAAAGAAGGATGTAATGGCATTTGAAATGATAAGCTTTCAGTAATTAAAAACAAAAAGGAAATGAATTTTAATAAAGACATTTAATTCATTTTATTCAAAAATCTTTAAGTCGAAATTAATGAAAGTTCTTTCTTTAAATTACCTTCTTCCGGTGTTTCCAAGATAGCTATCAATTTTGTGTTGGCTTTCCCCATTTCCTCTACGAAGTTAATGATATCCATAAGTTTCATATGACCATTCTGAATGACGTCGTGTCTATCTAAATGACTATTTTTGGGATTTTTGCTATTGTTAATATGAATCACCGCGACATCTTTAAGATTGCTATTTACTTTAGTTAAATGAAATATCTCAGATAATTCATAACCTGCTGCCCATACGTGACAAGTATCAATACAAATCTTTATAAAATTCTTTTGATTATCTGTAAATGAATTATAGAAATCCAGGAAATCCTTATAGTTATGTAAGAGCTCCGTTCCTTGACCTGTGGAGGTTTCAAGAATAATCTTTGAATTAAGTTTATTATTATCAATTTCACTAATGATGAAATCAAGAGCCCTCTTCATATTTATCAATCCTTCCTCACGAGAGTTTGATGTGTGTTTACCACAATGGATAACACAACCATAAGCACCTATTGTATGAGCAATTTTTAATTCGTGTAAAACTAACTTAATCCAATAAGCATCTTTAATTTCAATCGTTCTCTTATTATTCATAAAAGGAGCGGCAAGATTAATCACATAGGGATTATGGATAACGAGAGCAAAGCCCTTCTTATTATGAAAGTCCTTTCCAAAAAACTTTTCATTTGGTTCGGTAATTTTATAACTTCTTGGATTAGAGGCAAATATTTGAAGAGCATTGCCTCCATTTTCAATAATCCTATCAATTGTTTCTTGAAGAGTTTTTTCACGAGAAATATGTGCTCCTTTGAATACCATAATTAATTCTTATGGAGATAAATTTATTTGTCATTTTTTTTTATAATCATTCTTAGTAAATGAATTATTACGAGTTAAGTGATTTTGATTATAAAAAAGAAGAAAGACATCATACCGTTTCTTCAAATAATCCAAAAGTGATTCTTGATGATTTTGAGGTTTTAAATCGAAGTCTTCTTGATTATAAAACAAAACGAGAGGATTTAATGGCTAAAAACAACTATTTTATGAATTATATGACCAACTCACAAAATAGTCATTTAAATGTGATGAATATTATTAATGATTATAATATAAATCAAAATATGGATGATGAGGGTACTTTAAGTAATATTTATATGAATTATAATAACACAATAAAGGAAAATTATAAGAAATGGGTGGTTGATTATTATACACCTCAATTATTATCTGTAGAAAATAACATAGAAATCATTGAAAATAAAATTGCTGAATTCAGAAATCTTTTTATTTTCATCATTAATAAGATTCTGAGGACAAATGAAATCAATGATAATAATAAAAAGTTGTGTCCCATCTGTTTTGAAAACGAGGTTGATATGTGTATAAATCCTTGCGGTCATACCTTATGTAATCGTTGTATTATTTCAAATAGAAACAGTCATAAATGTTATTCGTGTCGAGGTCATATTGTTGATTATATAAAAATCTATTTCTCAGTATAAAAATAATTTATGAATATATTAATAATCAATTAATGACTTCATCCACTGGCACACACATAATTATAGATATTAGTAATATCGAAAATAATGAACTTCTTAAATATCAATCGTCAATCACAGAAATTCTCGATAAGATTGTAGATAGATATCAGTTAAATGTTGTTGGTAAGGCCATACATCAATTTCAGCCTTTTGGTGTAACAGGTGTTTATATCCTCTCAGAGTCTCATCTATCGATTCACACCTTCGTAGAGGAAAGAAAAGCAGCTCTTGATTTATACACTTGTACTTCATTTAAGGATACCGAAAACTTGGAAGAATTCTTTAAATCCCTTTTTAATGATAAATGTCAATTAGTATTTAAAATTATTGAGAGATGATAATAATAATCCTCGAATGGTAATTTATTTAAATATTCCATATTCCTCTCGTAAAATAGCAAAGGAATATGGGGCTATTTGGGATAAGGATTGTAAATGTTGGTTTTGTGAGGATGAATCAAATGAATTATGTAGGTTATATGAAACACGTAAAAAAATTGAGATTATTGGTGAGGACAGAACTTCTGGTGGTTCTGAACTATTCATAGATATGATACCTAAAACCAGTTATTTTAAAAATGTGAGGAGTATTTTTACAGAAGAAGATTGGAATTTAATAAGACACCATATTTATGAAAGAACAGGTCATCGATGTGAGTGTTGTGGTGCGAAGAGATTTAAATATTTGGAGGCACACGAAAGATGGACTTTTAACTATGCCACACAAACACAGAAGTTAGTAAGAATTATTGCTTTATGTCGTTTATGTCATCAAGCAACGCATTATGGTCATTCAAAGGTTACGAAAGAAATTAAAAAAATAAATGAACATTTGAAAAAGGTGAGGAAAATGAATGATGAGGAATTGAATAATCATATAAAGGAGGCTTATGAAATTTGGGAAGATAGAAATAAGGTAAAATGGACAATTGATATATCTTTAATAACTAATTCTGGATTTAGAATTAAGAACGTCTCATAAAATTTCTATCGGTCATTAAAGTCATAACCAGTAAATTCTTATTTTTTTGAATATTATTAACATCTGTTACAGATAATGTTTTCTTTTTTATTAAATGTCGAATATCCATCAAATATTTCTTTATATCACTTGAATTGGATTTAAAGAGATTTGATTTAAGGAAATTCTCAAAGGTACGTATGAGAGTTCGAATCATTTTCATATAAACCTTGCGACATTCTCTATATAAACATTTATCGTGATTAATTACATCCTTGTTATAAACAATTTTATTGATATATTCCTTTTTTTTCTTAAAATCAAAGGTATTAGCGGCAAGAAATTTTGATTTTTGTACATCCTTATTTTGTTGAACTTTTACCATCGTAGTATTACATCTCTTTATTGCACATTTCGTTAATTTAGCGGCAATATTCATAAATACTGAAAATTGTTTAAAATTTTCTTTATTCATCTATTATAAATAAGAATAAAAATAATTTAACGACCACCTTTATTGGTCATAATAGTCATTAATAGTAAGTTTTTATTTTTTTGAATATTATTAATATCAGTCACTGATAAATTTTTCTTTTTTGATAATTTCTTAATTTCATTTAAATGCTTAAGTATTTCAGGTACATTAGCTTTAATAGCATTTGATTTTAAGAATTTTTGGAAAGTTTCAATAAGAACATCTATCATTTTCATATAAACATCATGACATTGTTTATATAAGCATTGGTCATAATTGATAATATCTTTATTATAAACAATTTTCTTTGCATATTCCATCTTCTTTTTAGGATCCAAAGTGGTAGCAGCAAGAAGTTTTAATTTTTGTACCTCTTTATTTTGCTGAACCTTCATCATAGAAGCCTTACAATTTTTAACAGCACATTTCGTTAATTTAGCGGAAATATCCATCAGAACCAACAATTGCTTAAAAGCCTCACTGTTCATCTATTATAAATAAAGGTATTATTTCACAGGTCTCTCAATAATTTTCTTATTTATATCCATTGGATTAAATACCTTTATAATTAATTCTTTTATTTTAGCAATCATTTCATCATTTATCGCACAACAAGTAAATATATCGATATATGCTTTCTTACTAAGGTCGCAAATATGTATGGTAATTGATGATAAACTTATTATAGTAGTAATACTGAAACCTACTAAATCATTCTTGATATTAAACTCAGTGGGTTCAAAATAGGCAAATTGTGTTTCACCTATTATCTTCATTTTCATAATATCAAGCACTAGTTCATTTATAAAACTTTGTAATAAATCTTTATCATTAATATTACCATTACAATTGTCTAAATCGAAGATAAGCAATGAACCAAATGACATTTATTATTATACGATAATATTTTATTCTTAGCTCTCATTACCATTATCTCCATTTCCATTATTTCCATTATCACCATTATTTCCATTACCATTATTACCATTATTTCCATCATTTCCATTATTTCCATTATTTCCATTACCATTATCTCCATTTCCATTATTACCATTATTTCCATTATTACCATTATTACCATTATTACCATTATTACCATTATCTCCATTACCATTATCTCCATTTCCATTATTTCCATTTCCATTATTTCCATTTCCATTGTTTCCATTATCTCCATTTCCATTATTACCATTATCTCCATTTCCATTATTGCTTTCATCATCACTACTGCTATCTTCAGTTATGCCACCGCCTATATCAATCGTATTATTGCTGCTATAATAGTAATTATAAATGTTCGAGGTTTGATAATAATTAGTAATAGTAATATTTGAGGTTATAAAATTCGAGGTTTGATAATAGTTATAAATATTCGAGGTTTGATTATTATGAATCGATGTGAATGGTCTTGACTGGTCTAAGAAATTGGATGTATAGTTATATTGATTATACTCAATTACGGGGAGAACCATTCTGTTGTCCACCAACTGCCGCTCCTTGAAATGGAATCCCGCCATAGGGAAAAAAAGGCGGGTAATAATGATGATGACGGTCGTGATGATGGTCGTGATGACGGTCGTGATGGTCGTGATGACCGTGATGATGATGAGGATAATGATGATGCATAGCGTGGATTATTCGCTCGGCCTGTAAATCATTGCGAATATTATCATTATTATAGGAATTGATAAGATTGCGAGTATCATTATTATCTTTAAGTATAGATAATTTGATATCATTGCCAATATCAGAAATCTTTTGCTCTATTCCCATTCTATTCTTAGCAGCCTCAATTTGAACATTAGCATAATTATCAGCAGCTTGACGACTTAAATTCATCTCACTTCTATCAATACTCTTATCCAAAGATGCTTGAACCTTTAATAATTCCATCATATTAGCATTATGATGATTATCAGCTAATCGTCCAAGACTGGTTTCCATACGTAAGAGGTCATTATTCATATTATGGAAATTCTTTTCAGCTTGAAGATAGTAATCACCTATGCGACGCTCGAGATTTTGATTTTGAGCAGAGTTAAATAGACGAGTTTCACCAAAATTACGCTCACTTGTAACCTGAGCATCTTTGATACTTGAATTTAAGAGATTGTTATTTTGATTTAAAAGAGAAGATAGACTGTTGCCAATTCTTTCAGTTGTTAAAAGATTGGCAGCCCCATTTCTATCAGTAGCGTTGATATTATCAGCACCAATTCTCTCAAGAGAATGACTTAAAATAGAACCAACTCTATCAATAGCACCTACAGAAGTAGCTCCAGTTCTTTCAGTGGCTGATAATTGAGTGGCAGCAGCAGTTTGAATAGCATCCTTAAGAGTAGAACCCACTGTTGCCAAATTCTGAGAAATAAACGCATTATTCATATTCGCCAAATGTTCGCTTCGTTGGTTCTCACTTGATAAACTTTGCATCAGAGCATTTAAATTACGCTCAGAAGCCGCTCGAAGTGAATCCGCTACATTTCGTTGAGTGTCAACTATGGTTGCAGTTTGACTTGCGTTATTAATAATACCTAACATAGCATCCACAGAAGCAACCCCGTTCATTTCTACAGTTGTATGAGATAATTTTAAAAAAAAATCAAAAAATAATTATATAAACATATAGCCATATTACTAATGAAAAATGAATTCTTATTGGGGAAATAAATCAACTAAAGTTCTCGGAAAAAGAAAAAGGGAAGTGGTGGCAAATGATAGTGATAGTGATGATAGTTCCTCGAGTATGAATACTATCACTAAAATTCCATTAATCCTGGGAAAATCTCCAAGTAATAACATCTATTCCCATTATAATCATATCTATTTCAATAATGATATCAATATGGATACGGCTTTTGAATTAAATAAGGAATTGAGGGATGTTGAGATTAAAATAAAGACTTTATGTGCTTCTATGAACACCCCAATTAAACCCATTTATCTTCATTTAACCACAGATGGAGGTCTAATCCACGCAGCTATGTCTATCATTGATTGTATTAAAACTCTCACAATCCCTGTTCATACCGTTATTGATGGTTTTGTGGCATCTGCAGGAACTCTTATATCCCTTGCTGGTGAGAAGAGATATATGGGTAAGAATGCTTATATGCTCATTCACGAATTAAGAGGTGGAATATGGGGTAAAATGACGGAAATTGATGAGGAATATTCAAACCTTAAAAAGATTATGACACATATCATTAAGATTTATACAAAAAGAACAAATATCAAAAAGAAAGAACTTGAACAAATCCTCAAAAAGGATGTCATTTGGAATTTGAAGGATTGTTTGGATAAAGGTCTTATTGATGAAGCTTATAATAACCCTAATTTATAAAAATGGTAAAGTCTTAGTTTTAGTTAATTTCATAGTAAAAAAAGCAGATAGAAGACTTGCCTTAAAGTCTCGAATATGTTTTAATTTTTCAGTTTCAACGTATTTATTAAAATCATTAATGGATTGGATTATATTTAATTTCTTCATTTTCATTAAAATAGCCATCACCTTTTCGTCTTTATTTTTCTCCAAAGATTTACAAATTCTTTTATATAAACTCACAAACTTCTTATCTAACGCATTCGTTGTGGTTATAGAACTTATATTTTTCTTAACTGTAGCTTCTTTTACCACAGTATGTAAATTTTTCATATATTTCCTAAGAACCTTAACATTTGTCTTTACGTATTTCAAATTCGCATCATAACCACTTACAGATGATACATAACTACTAACTCCAGATGAAGATGATTTTGATTTATCAGTATTTAATTTAAATAGATTAGATTTGTAGTTTTTTGGATAAGAAGGATAAACCTGGTCTAATGATTTGCCGTTTTGATATCTTTCAATGTTATATAGGACATATCTAAAATTATCTTTGATAGATTTGAGTTGATCATTATAATCTCTAAAACCTTGATAATTATTTAACGTAGATTTATAATAATCATCTCTAATGAAATTAAATAATTTTACAAGAATTTTTTCAACATCATCAAACTTTTTATTTTGCACATTTTTAAAAATAACTTCCATATGAGCGAAAAGAATCTTTTTTCTTTTCTTTAATATTCCCTTATTAATACCTCTATTTTCGTCATCATACTCTTGAATAGTTTCATCGATATAATAAATATCTTCTTTCATAAATAAATTTAAAATTTCTTCAAGATTAGAAATTAATTTTTCAAAGTCCATTTCTATAAATTAATAAGATATAAAAATAAATGATGAGTAATTAAATGTCTCAATGACGGATTTTTATGATTATTGGATGAAACACGAATATTATTGGTTTAATCAATTCGAAGGTTTCGATAATCATTTAATTATCAATTATGGTCATTTGATTGATGATTATGACTATCAAAAATCAAAAAATCCAATCATAGCAATCCTTATTTATGACCAATTAACTCGTCATTATTATCGAAAAGAAAACGCGAAACATATCATCACTTATTTCAATCAAAAAGCTCTTGAAATAGCTCTTGAACATAAAAATGTTATAAGAAATCTTGATTATAATGATTGGCTCTTTTATATCCTTGTTTTTAGACATACGAATAAAAAGGAACACCTCTTCTTTGCTATGGAAGAAGCTTGGAAAAGAGGTTCAAAAAGTTTCTTAAAAGCCACTTATAATCGAGCCAATTTTGAGGAAGAATTGGATTATTATAATTCGGATAATAACGATACGACTGATATTGATACCTCTATTTTTGATTATTGGTCTGAAACTCCAAATGAAAATTATAATTATCAATTAGGTGAATATTCCAGTTTAATCACAAATAATAAAATAATTGTAAGTCTTTCAGGAGGTGTTGACTCTGTCACGTGTCTTTATAACGCAATTCATCTTTATGGAAACACAAAAGTGGTTGCTGTTCATATCAATTATAATAATAGAACTGAAACTCAAGAAGAAGTTAAATTTCTCATTTGGATTTGTAAGAAGTTAAAGGTTGATTTATATGTGAGAACTATCACTGAAATTAAAAGACAAAAGGCTATGGATAATGATATGAGAGAGGTTTATGAAAGTTATACAAAAAGAGTTCGATTTAATTCATATAGAAAGGTAAATGAGATTATTAATGGTAATTTTAATACCATCCCAATAGTAATCTTAGGACATAATAAAGATGATTGTCTTGAAAATATTCTCACCAATATCGCTTATAAGAATAAATATGATAATTTGAATGGTATTGAATTATCGATGATAATTGACGATATTCATTTTTATCGTCCTCTTATTGATGTTTATAAAATAGATATTTATGATTATGCTAAATTTAACCAATTATCCTATCTTAAAAACTCAACACCTGACTGGTGTCAAAGAGGTAAGATAAGGACGTCTGTAATTCCGACATTAGAGAAATGGGATTCTCGAATATTTGAGGGTTTGTTAAATGTTACCTCTATTCTTAAAGACCTTCATTTGAATTTATATATGAATATTAATAATAATTTCAAAAATAAAGATACATTCGACATCAGTAATCTAAATACCAGTTTTTTATATTGGAAATATGGAATCTTCAAATTATTTAATTTTTATCCTTCTAATAAAAGCCTGAACGCATTGATATCAAGATTGGAATTATGGAAAGATACTTATAAATCACGAGAAATTAATAAAAAGACAAAAATAATCATTAAGAAGGAATTATCCCTGTCTTTATGGAAATCAAAGATAGATAATCAAATGACTTATGAATTTATGAATCAGCATCAGCCCCAATAATAACAGAACCATTGTTATCACATACGAAAATCTTAAAGAAAACCGCGAAATTCATATAAACCTCAATCTTATAATTATTGCTACCAATACGTATGAAAATATAATCACCATCCACATACTCAACTTCAGTGGCCTCGAAAGTTTCAACAATCCTATCACACATCAGACGGAAATCCGTGCTAAGATTAAATTCATTTGCCGTGTAAACAGTCGTCGTCCTGATAAAACCCGAGTTGTTTTCATAATTGCGAATGGCAGAAATTACGTTATTAGCAGTTGCGTCCATTGTTAATCATTGATAGGTAAAAACAAAAATCAATTTTATTTATATATAAAAAAATATTAATACAAATGAAATTACTCAACCCAACATACAATAATAACAATTATAGTAGTCCATTCGATAGAAGTGATGATTGTATTTCACACGATGCAAATCAAAACAGATTTTAGGCAATTTATTTTTTTGGTTCACTTCAAAATCCTCAAGATTATCAAATGAATTCTCACTTCCCTTATATCTATCTTTCAAATTATCATAAAGACCCATATCACCTCTGCAAATGGGACAATAAACTCCTTCTTTCTTAAAACTATTGGTATAATCATAATTGATAACACAATGATAATGAAAGGCGTGTCCGCAATCAGTTAAAAATGCCTCATTTCGATTATGAATAGCATCATAGCAAATTGGACATTCCTCTCCAATTTTGATATAATGTTTCACTTGAAGATTTTCAATGATATTCCTTCTAATTTTTCTATTAAAACTCTCATAAATACAGAAATCACTATCATAATCGAGAATTTGATATTTGGCGATTTTATTACTTCCTTGTTGAGAACAGGAAACCGGAACTTTCTTAGAATCAGCACCATAATCACAGAAGATATCTTCCAACGTTGTCATATGATTGTTTTATAAATCATTTAAATAAAAATAAATCATTTTTTATGCCAATTTGTCCAATCATCCAATACCAAATCCTTAATCAACTTTTCCTTACGGACTTGTTGATTAAACCACTCATCCGGATAACAGACTTGCTTATTTTCATTTCTTGATAAATAGGCAGCGAACCACGAATATGAGGAATTCCCAATTACGAAATGGTCACAACTACTCATATATAAAAACTCCTCATAATCCTTCAAATGAGGCATAATTTCATAAAACTTGATAAAATCGATTTTCTTATTTACCTTTTCACGAAATTCATCAAGATAATCATTTACAAGAGGCTCATCATCCTTTTCTGAGAAAATTAAAAATTTATAATCGTTCTCAGCATTTGGAATTATGTCAAGGAGATGATTAATGGAATTAATAAAATAAGAGGGTCTAAGGAGAGTGTGAACGTGTTGGTCAATTGTCTTATCACCCAGTCTCAAATGAATAGCAATCGCCTTATACCCCAATTCATATTTGGGAATGAATTTATGTAGACCAAGGATTTCAATAATCTTATCTTTATTATGGTCGAAATACTTGGGAGATTGAAAATAACCTTTAATTACCTGAGCATCTCTTGGAATAGGGGAATAATGAAAGACCTGCTCTTCATAACCAGGACGATTTTGAAGATTGGTAAGACTATCCTCCATTTTAAACGCGATTGATTTAAGGAGATTTGTAAAATAAAAACCGCGAGGATTTTGATAAACTGGATAAAAATTAAAATCTTTATTTTCATCAATCGCCTTTGAGATACCTGTGAATAGCATAAACAGTTGATTACCTAAACCTGCGTGAAGAATAATTGAAACCTTTGACATTAATTATTAATTAATAATCAATAAATGTTTATATCTTCTTTCTGCGACCTCCTTTATTAGGAGCACCGCCTTTTACAACATCTACTAATGAAGATAATACCCCTAATTTCGCAGCCATAGTAATTAAATCACTTTTCTTGTCTTGATCCATAGTAATGTTAATCTTATTTTCCGTTTTTTCTATTAAATCATCAATTTCAGCTTTAAAATTATCAGCCTTGTTTTTATCACTTGCAGACAAAGCAATCCATCCAAAGCGCTTAACTATATTATTATACCAATTATGAATTTCTGGCGTCGTTAAATCATTCATTTCTATTATTCTATATTAAAAAATATATTTAAGTTATAAACGCAATGATAAGGAAGATTTTATCAATATAATAATAGATGAATGGAATAATTAAATTCAAAGGTTATAAGATTACTTATGATGAACTTGACAATTATTTCAAAGAAATGAAATTTAACAGAGAAGAGAGAGACAGGATTTTAGAGGAGATTGCTTTTACTCATCAAGGGGTATTACTTCAATATTCAAAAAACAAACCACCTATCGATGATATATCCATCAATACCTTTCAATTTAAAACCATAAATGAAATTAAAGATGACTTATGCTATAAGAATTTAACGTCAAATATTAATTATAGTTGTAATAATGCCTTATTTCACGTTTTAAATAATATTGCAAATAAAAAAAAGGAAGAGGACTTAATGGAAAGAATTCAACGTTTGGAAGAAAATTCAAGTATTTATATATATACAAGTATTGGATGTTTCATTTTATTAGCAATGAGAATATTCATATAAAAAAATGATTTTTATTTATTAATAACAACAATCAAAATGAGTTTCAATTTTCAAGGAGAAGTGATTACATATGATGATGTTAATAATTACTTTAAGGAAGTTGAAAAATCCAGAGATAATTATAAGAAAAAACAATTGGAATTAAAAGAGAGAGAAATAAAGAGATTTAAGGAAAGTTATGAAATCGCCAAAAATCACGAAAAGTTTTTAGTGGAATTAAATGATAGACGTCTCCCTAAATATATCGGAAATTCAAGCTTGACATCTATCTTTAAATTTAAACCCATTCGAATTGATTATGAATCCAAACTTAAAGATAAATCAAAAAGTTATGAAATCACTTTCAGCGATGACAGTTCCGTCGATGAAATATCCAATTTACTTTTGAATGTAATTAATCATAAGAAAAAGAAACCTCAAGAAGTAGACAAATATCAACGACTGGAAATGAAGTTAAATATAACTATCGTAATTACTGCTGTAGCAATCATAAGTCTTTATTTCAAAAAATGATTTTTTCATTTATATATATAGATAAATAAAATGAAAGATTGTCCTCCTGATAAGATTCTAAACCCTTCTACGAATCGTTGTGTATTGAAAACCGGAGCCATTGGAAAGAAGTTATTAATGATGATGGAAACTCGAAAACCAAAAAAACCTCAAAAAACAAAAAAGATAATGGTTTTAAGAAATGGAATTGATTTAAAGAAATTAGATTGGAAGTATTTATCGGGAAATCCAAATGCAATCAAATTACTTGAAGAAAATCCAGAGAAGATTGATTGGGTTTATTTCTCTGAAAATCCAAATGGAATTGCGTTTATGAGAAAAAACTTGGATAAGATTAATTGGGTAAGATTGGCCAAAAATCCAAATCCCGAAGCCATTGAGTTATTTAAAGAGAATGAAGATAAATTTGAATTGTATTGGCATTATTTATCTAAAAATCCCAATGCGTTTGATTTATTGATGGAGAAAAAAAAATTTCTTTGGCATAAATTATCCAGAAATCCAAACGCCATTAAGTTACTTGAGGCAAATCCTGATAAGATTGATTGGCGAAGTCTATCCAAAAATCCAAAAGCAATCAAACTTCTCACTAAAAATCAAGATAAGATTTATTGGTCTAAATTATCCAAAAATCCAAATGCCATTCGATTACTTGAGGCAAATCAAGATAAGATTGATTGGCGAAGTCTATCCGGAAACCCTAATGCTATTGAGTTATTGGAAAAAAATATGAAAAAGATAAATTGGGAAGAATTATCATTGAACCCTAATGCAATTCCTTTATTACAAAAACATAAAAGACTTATAAAATGGTGGAGATTATGTCAGAATCCAAATGCTATTGATTTACTGTTGAGTAATAAAACAAAGATTCGTTGGGACTGGATATCAAAAAACCCTGCTATATTTGAGGAAGTTGAAGTTAAGGAAGATGCGAAAAAATGATTTTTTTATTATTGACAATAATTATCAATAATGGAGAAATATCAAGTTATTTATCATCGCGATGAAGATACTAAACTGGTAAAAATGAGTTTTCGAAATCTACTCTTATATACGGATAATTGGATTTATAATAGAGATATTAATTTAGAAAGGGTAGATGAGATTTATACTTCAATTAAAGATAAATCAATGTGTGGATGGACTTTACACGCATTTGAGGATAATAAGAAGAATATTCGTTTACTGGATGGGCAACATAGATATGAGGCTATTAAGAGATATTTGAGTGAATATGATATTTATAATACGTGTGCGCTCGAATTAACTATCTGGATTTATATGATTACAGATGAAGATTCAAGCGAAGATGAATTAATTGACTTATTCAAAATCATTAATTCAAATAAACAAATAAATGATTACGAATTGCCGTCAAAAAGAAAACTTGAGCTTACGCGAATGATTAGTAATGACCCCATTTTATCAAAAGGAATTAAAAAAGATGAAAAAACAAATACCTCCAATCAGCCCTATATCCACATCAAGGAATTTAAGGTAATCATTGATAAAATCTTAAGAGATTTTCCTGAACTGTCAAATGATGAAATCTTAATGAATATTAAGATTATAAATAATCGTATTCGCTATTTGGCAACAGAGGCTAATTTTAAACTCCTGTTTGGAAAAAAAGAGAAGAATGATAAAAGATTGGCACTGCTTCATAAATGTCACGAACTTCATTTCTATTTAAACATCAGAGAGGGTTGTTATCATAGAGATATCTGGATTAAATTTGTCAAAAATCCAGATATGATTAAATAAAATTTGATTTTCATTTTTATTATTTTTATTCACACAATGACGTTATTTGACGTGGTATTTCCATCTAATGTAGACAGAGCAGCCATTCCATTTATCATATTAGTAATGTTTATAGTGTCATTTATGATTACTGTTTTCTGTGTTATTTGTTTCAAGAGATGCTATCGTTGGTATGATAACAATAGGATTTATGCTATCGATATTCATCAACCACAAGAGCCAGATAAGGTTCACACAATTGATGTTTATCCTCAACAAGAGTGAGTAAAGTAATATCTATATAAAGACAAAATATTTTGTCTTTTTTGCTAATCCAATTACCTACAATTCCTGAACCATTTTCTTGATGACATCATCAAAGTCACTCATAACGCGCTGAAGCGCATCGTCGCAATCACTATCCCAGTCTTCCCAATACTCCGTATCACCAACTTCCTGATAAGCATTCTTGAATTCCTTCTTGAGAATATCAGAAATCTTGCTGTCCGCAATTTGAACAACAAGACTATCATCAAAGAGTTCCAATGTTTCAGTAACTGAGAAGGTTTCCTTCTTGCTGTAAGCTTCGAGCGTTTGTTTCAGGTTGATAGCCATCGTTTGTATGGTAATTATTTCCTTAAATGACAAAATCATTTTTTTGAAAGAACACTTGAAAATCAATCCAATTCCTTCAAAATCCTCTCAATTACGAAATCAAACGCAAACATAACAATCTGCATAGTCTCCTCATCTTCATCATCCCATTCCTCGTGTGATTTAAGGTCACAAACTTCTTGATAAACATCCTCGAAATCTATCTTAAGGTCATCTGAGATATTACTATTCTTGATTAGTGTAACAAGATTGTTGTCAAAGATTTCCTTTGTTTCAGAAACTGAGAATAACTCCCTATTAAGATAAGCTTCGAGCGTTTCCCTCAAATTAATAGCCATAATGGATAATTATTTTTCTTATAATACAAAATCATTTTTTTACTTAGATTACTAATCAATTATTACAAAACCTCAATTAGCTTATCGATAAAATTATTGAAATCGTGAACAACCTCTTCTTCCTCTTCACCATTTTCACATAACTCTTGATACATATCTTGAAATTCCTCTTTTAACTCTTGAGAAATTTCATCTTTACTCATAATTTCAGGTAACCAAACTTCAAATAATTCAATAATATAATCAATTGAATATTTATAGTCATTCGAATAATCAATAAGAGATTCTTTCAATGTCATTTGATAGTCATAAAAATTAAAAACAAAAATCATTTTTTGTTTTTCTTCCACCACAACCCTACAATTCCTTCACTATCCTACGAACCACGGAAATAAACTCACCCATTATAGCATCAATAGCCTCATAACTTTCATCGGTTAACTCCTGCCAGTCATCAACATCACAAACATCCTGATAAATCTCCTTGAATTCCTTTTTAAGGTCGTCCGATATTCCACTATCCGCGATTTGTTTTGCGAGACCCTTGAAAAACTTCATAGTTTCATAAACACAGAATTCTTCCTGCTGACAGTAACCCTCGAGAGTTTGCTTCAAATTGATAGCCATTGATGAATGAACTTTACTTTCAAAAATAAAATCAATTTTTTCTTTGATTAGATAAAAAATAATACAAATAAGGAACAAAAATGGCTATTCCATTAATGTCCCATATTCCTACTCAAATCTAAACAGTCACAGAAACCCTTAGAAAATTCCGTTCACAATCATCCTCTTCATTCGAATAGTTGACTATCAGAAATTTGAATGTATCACCATCCGAAAGCTTGGCTTCGTAAAGCTTATATGAAATAAAGCTAAATTCCAATCCATCAGTGACATATTCACTGCCTTCGGGGTAAAACTCAACAGCTTCGAAATCTGCCGGAAGCTCCGCTTCGCCAATAGAAAGAATTACCTTTCCAATTAACTTTTCAAAGTCATCCTCCCATTTCTTGAAAACGCTCACAGTTCCAATGTCACTGCACGCCCTAAACTTGAAATCACGACCACTATCAGTTTTGATGATAAACCATCGATGGCAGCTATCAAATCCACACTCAGCTTCACCAAAAGTCACGTCGGTCACAACGAAGGGATACTTCTCGAAACTGATTGGCATTTTGATTTTTGAGACAAGCAATTTGTTTTACTTTCTGATTATTTAAATAATCAGGAAAATCATTTTTTGTATTAATTTTTAGCAATTAATACAAAAGACTTTTATTTAGCAATAACTTTTACATTTATAAAACCTTCATCAATACCCTCTTCTTCAAAAGAATAATTAACTAATAAAAACTTAAAGGTTTCTCCATTTGAAAGCTTGGCTTCATAAAGCTTCTGGGTTATATAATTATATTCTATTCCTTCTACAACATATTCTTTGCCTTCTGGATAATACTTAACAGCTCTAAATTTAGGTGGAAATTTTGCAACACTAATAGAAACAATAACATTTCCAATTAACTTCTTAAAGTCATCCTTCCATTTCCTAAAAACACTTTTTGACTGATTACTGGCTATTGCAATAAATTTAAAATCCTTAATACCATTTGTCTTAATAATAAACTGTCTATGATATTTATCAAACATGAATTTTGATTTATCAAACTGAACATCAGTAATAACAAACGGATATTTTTCAAAACTAATATAATCCTTTTTGGGTTTAGGTGATTCGGCCTTTCTCTTAGGTTTAGATGATTCAAGCTTTTTAGGGGACGACTTTAATAAAGCCTTACCTATTTTTCCAGTTTTTGCTACACATCGACCAGTAAGTGGATTTAAAATTTTATCAGAAGGACAATCTTTAACCATCTATCTATATAAATAAAACAAAATAAGGAACAAAAATGGCTATTCCATTAATGTCCCATATTCCTACATCCTTCTACTTAAAGAGATTGTGAAGCTTATCAACATCATCACATTCCTCACCGAAATCATCCAAGTCCTCTCTTAGAATAATCGAAAACACCCATGGTCTAAGCTCGTTGAGGGTAGGGCAATTATGAAGATAAATCATAACATAAATGCCATTGACCTCCACGACAAACTCAAGGTCTTCTTCCGAGAACCTACGCATCTTCGCGTTGAACCGTCGAATAATCTCTCTACCCAATAATTTGAAATCGTTTTCATTCACGGATTCGTATGACAATCTAACACCTCCGTCCTCGCAATAGCGAGAAATAGAAAGCTCTCCGACAGTTTTAACGATATCAGCAATGAAATCAGGAATCATTTTGGATGGAGAGAAGTAATCACTTTGTTACTTCTCTGATTATTCAAACCAATCGAATAATCATTTTTTTCTTAGATGGCTACTTTTTAATAAAAATTGATATTTGATTATAATTATCATAATTAGCTATGGAAACCGTTATTGCTGTCGTAAATCAAACTACCACATTAGTAAAGATGCCTTTAAGGAAATTAGTTACAACGATTAGCAATTGGGATGAAAATAGAACTTTAGACGATTCTAAAGTGAATGAAATATTGAAAGGTTATGAAAATAAAGATATTGCCCTTTTAACCTCTCAATTTCGTGTTGCCATTCATCCCAATGGAAAACGTATTCTAATAGATGGTCATCATAGAAAAGAAGCAGCAAGTGAATTTCTATTAAAATACCCCAGATTTGATGAAAATATGGATGTATTTGTGATTATTCACGATAAGACAAATGATATCGATATTTATGATTTACATATAAAAGCAAATTTATGTACACCACTTAAGGAAGAACAAAAGCCCAATGTAAAAAGAACTGCTTTAATTACTGCCTTTAAAAATGATAGTATTCTAAGTAACGGTATTTCCAAAAATAAATGTATGAAAGCTCATCAACCAAGAATTAGTACTAATGAATTGGCGGAATTAGCAGGCAAAATTATCATTAAATATCCATATATGGAAACAGAGGTGATTATCTATAATATTAAAATCATTAATAATCACTTATGTTTATTATTTTCCTCAGATAATTTACCCATCCTCTTTGGTTCCAATAATATCAGATATGATATCGTTGAAAAAGCACATAAATATAAATTCTATCTTAATATTCGCGATAGCTATTATAATAAAGATAAATGGATTGAATTTATTACGGAACCATCATCCATTTCAATTTCTAACGTCGAGTAATCGAAATAATCATATCAACTTTTATTGTTTTAATTTCATAATAATTCATATAATCAATAATTCTGGTTTTTAAATCCCAATAAGGCTCCGACTCATTTATAAATTTCCTTGGATTCTTTTTATAAACCTTTAATACTTGAATGATAGCTAAACTATCATTGATAAGATGATATCTATATTTACCAATTAAATCTCTGAGAGTTATTGTAAGGTCATATAATTCCTCAGTGATAAATAAAGGTCTGTTTATATGAAGATGGTCACGATTCCAGAACACTATCGACATAAAAAATGATAATCTTATTTAAATATTTAAACAAGATATTAAAATAATGAAGAAGATTGAAAGTATTCACAATAAGACTAAAGAAGTAAGTGATACTGAGCTTCCTTATAACAATCAAAATGTAATTCTTCAAGAAGGTGATTTAAGGAAATTCTTTGATAAGAATGGGTTGAAAGATATTCAATTTAATAATATCAATCTTTATAGAAATGCCTTCATTCATAAATCATATTGTACTATGAAAAATGCTGATTTTACCTCCAGTAATGTCAAATGCCCTTCTGATTGTATTCCATTACAAGATATGTCATATGAACGATTGGAATTTCTGGGTGATTCTATCTTAAGTTTCATAGTAGCCAATTATTTATATATGAGATTTCCTGACCAAAATGAGGGTTTCTTATCAAAGATAAGAACAAGGATTGTAAATGGAAAAATGCTTGGATATTTAGCTGAACAAATAGGATTCAATAAATTCGCAATTATTTCCAAACAAGTGGAAGATGCCAATGGTAGAAATAATTATAAGATTATGGAGGATATATTTGAAGCTTTCATTGGAGCTTTATATATCGACTTTCAAACTACTGATGATGCCATTACTCTTCCGCCAAAAATTAAATTGGAACCGATGACCGGAGCTGGATATTTCATAGTTGAACAATGGATTATTTATATCATAGAGAATTATCTTGATATAAGTGATTTAATTCTTCAAAAGACCAATTATAAAGATATGCTCATTAGTTATATGCAGCAAACCTTTCAATTTACACCCAAATTTAATGAACTCGGAGTTATTACAAAGGATAATAATAAGATATTCAGTTATTGTATTAGAGATAGAACAAATACAATCATAGCCACATCCCAAGGTAATTCAAAAAAAGAAGCAGAGAATAATGTAAGTAGAGAGGCTCTCATTTATTACGGACAACCAGTATCTTGAAACTTAGCTTTCGTATTTAAATTGAAGAGGGAACGTCGGGTGTTGAAAGATAAATCTTGAAATTGACCTTTCCATAATCCCTCATCAGGTATTTCCTTAAATATACAACTTTTTTTGTCGATAAATAAGGATTTTAGAGCAGGATTTTTATTTACTTCCGTAGAGGAATCCATAGATTTTGGAATTAATTGTTTATCAAACATTAGATTATTATATAAGTTATATTTCTTATCGAGGAAAGTTATACGATTACAGGAAATGAACTCTGATTGTTTTTTCAAATCCATTTTTTTTATTAATTTATAAATAGATAATTATTAATTATGTTTCAAAAAGTAACTTCCAAAATTACAGGAGGTCTTCTTTCAAAACAAAAAGATAATGATAGAGTAATTATCGTGTATCATTGGAATAGTTGTGGTCATTGTCGTGCTTTTATGCCTATTTTACATAACCTTCTCAATGAAGAAAGAGAATTAGTAGATATGGCTAAGATATTTGAAGTTGAGTATGACGATTTTAAATATCTCCCAACTGAGCTAACGAATGTTTCTGCTTTTCCATCTGTGGTATCCATAGAAAAGGGAGTAAAGAAAGATGAGTTTAGTGACCAACGGACACCTGAAAAATTAAGAGATTTTATTACCGCCAATAAATCATTATCATCATCAAGTTCTCAAAAATCATCAAGAAGACAATTGAAGAATTATTCGAGTAAAAAAGTGAAATAAAGATTTAACTTGATAATTATTATAAAGATGGAGGAAAATAGTGATAATGAAATAGATGATATCATTAATAAAAATGAACCTACCAGAGAGGAATTAGATACCTTTAAGAATCTCGTAAATGAATGGTTTAAATTGGATGATATGATACGCAAATTAGCAGTGGCTTTGAAGGAAAGAAAGAACCATCAAAGAGCGTTGAATAATAAAATTGAGGAATTTATGTTTAAATATAAATATAATGATTTGAATACACAAAATGGACGTTTGAAGGCCACTGTAAAAACTCAACACAAACCTGTAAATATCAAAGAAATTAGAAATATTCTTGAAAATAATAAGGATTTAAAGGGTGAGGAGTTGTTGGAAAAGATTTTTAATAAGGATGATAGACCTGTGACTACTAAAAAGGTAATAAAACGAATTATTCCAAAGGTTTCACTTTCATTGGATATTTAAAAAAAATGACTTTTTCTTTTTATAGATAATCAAATGACTATTGATGTTTCTTCTATTAACTTTTTTTATGAAATTAATAAAAAGGAAAATAACGACTCCAGTAATAAAATTAGAGAAACAATTCTTTATCGATTATTAACAAATGATATACCAGATGAATGGTTCATTATCGATAAAAGATGGAATGAGTTGAAAGTTGAATTATTTAAAGTCATAAAAACCAACGTCTATAAAATTGAACTAAAAGGAGGTAGAAGTAATAGTTACGATTTCTTATTAATGAATGGTGATGATTTACTCAAACTCGAATTAAAATATAATGCCGATAGGATTGATAAATGTCCTCAATTTTTGAATATAAGTGCTATTAATTTTATCAAAGGTGAAGATTATGCTTCCTATTATTATGATAATTATCTTAAAGCTATAGCTAAGTTAGCTAATATAGAGATTCCTGAAAAGGAGATTTATATGAAATATATTTATAATTCTAATTATGATAAACATCCTTTCTTTAGAGATTTATATAATAAAGATAAAGACATAGAAAAGGAAAAGAAGAAGATTGTTGACGAAAGTATTAATACTTATTTAAATGAGATTATTGAATTAGATATAGATGAAATTAATAAAACTTTCATCGAAAAAGAAAAAGATAAACTTTACCTCTTATATAAAAATGGAAAGTTTTATACGGATAAAATTGAAGAAGATGAATTAAAAGTAATATCTATTGATAAAATTAAGAATAATAATACTATAATATTAAATACGAAATCAAAAACAAAAATAGCTATGCTATTAAGATGGAAAAATAGAAAAGGGGTTTTATATCCTGCTTGGCAAGTTAGTTTAATAAATAGGTAATAGATATTGAAGTTCAGTTGTATTAATAGCATTATTTCCAAAATAAATTTTAATAAATTCTTTTGTCCTTGAATCCTCGAAACTCTGTATAATTCTTTCATACAATCTGCGTAAGTCTTCGTCATTGATTGCTGATTTATGTTTAATATAAATTAAATGATTCTCTATTAGATAATTATAAGTAACATCTATTAAACAATAATTAAATTTATATTCACCATTTCCATAACCTCTATTTACGACCAATAATAAACCACTTACACCCTTTTTATCGATATAATTTTTCTTTTCTTTATTTTTATAAGTATTATCAATAATAACACCATCTTTAATATCACTACTATAAATTAATCTCGTTTTTGAATTATCGTTAGTTAAGATATCCTTGTTTTGATTCCATACCAAGTTACCGACCTTTACCTCAAAATTTAAATCATTAAGGGTTGAAGAATTTTCATACAATCTTTTCAAATGATTGATATTATCTTTGCTATTGAAAATAATGATATCATTAAATCTTAATGCGAATTCACTATTATCACCTTTTTTATTTTGAATCATAAATATAATGGTATCTTGCTCTGTTTCAATATAACTTTCACTGGAACAATCGACAATTGAAATAATTTTATAATTGTTATAGATATAATTACGCAATTTATTATAATAAAGACAATTTAAGAAACTCTTTGGTAATATAAATAGTAAAACACCATTTTCATTTAATTTATAAAGAGAATGAATTATGAATAATATGAATATGTTTGGTCTTCCTTCATAAAACTTGGCATATCTCTTTTCCTTTTTAATTACATAATATGGAGGATTACCTATAATTAAATCAAATTTATGTGTATGTAGCAAATCATAATTTAAATAATCCTCATTAATAATCGAAAGTTGATTATGAATAACCCTTAAATCCTTGATTTCCTCATAAATTTCTTTATGATATTCAATGCCAGTAATTTGACTTTTCTCCATTATCATATCAATATGACAAATGAATTCGCAACTACCACAAGAAGGTTCAAGAATAGTTTTTATATCCAAAGGTACCTTAAGTAATTCATCAATAGCCTGCTTAATTATATTAAGAGGTGTAAAAAATATTCCATTATTTTTTTTATCGTCTTTAGATAACTTTCGTGTTAATGAGAGTGATAAGGTAGAATATTGATTATTCATTATAATTGTTAATTAAAATAAAAAACTCATTTTTTTAAATTAATATTTCCTCGAATTTATAGCTGGTGGAATAATAGATATTCCTAAGATTATATTTCTTAATGAAATTGGTACAATTCTTACAAGGCTTTGAGTTTTTCAAACAATTATCAAATATAGGTGGAGCAATTCTCACGACATAAATATCACAGAATTCCAATAACTTCTTGTTATAAAACATCTTACTAATGGCCGAAACCTCGGCGTGAATACTAAAATTATTATTCATATAATCACAGATTTCATTATAGCCAGTCGCAATAATCTTATTTTTATAAACAATAACAGCCCCGTGTTTTTGTTGCATATTTGACTTTAAAGCAATTTCAGCAGCTTCTTGTAAAAATAATTGATGTTTCTTATTAATCATTTTAATTTCGAAATTTTCATTTTGACTTTCGGTTTTGTCTTGCCTCCGTTTGGTATACATCGGTTATATTAATTTGGAATCATAAAAAAAATCATTTTTTATTCATTAAAAAGTTGTTGAATATAATTCTTATAATTCTTCTTACAATAAAGGTCTATAAATTTATTTCTCTTATATTGTTTCCTAAAAGCATCATTATTATGATGAATTTCCATTTTAGATGGCGGATAACTCATACACCAATCAATAAGAACATCCGTATCAATAACCTTGGAATATTTATATTTATATTCATAAGACATATACATAATAGTTCTTGCTATAATTCCTCTACTATCCTCCTCTGGGATAAATAATTTATCTTTCGTGGATATATAATTACCCGTATTATGAATTTTTGTAAAATTCCTTAAATCCCAATCATCTGTGTATTTATAATTAGACCTCATATTATTAATCTCACCATTACATTTAAAGATGTTATGCATATCATTATAACTGATTTTATTCATATAACATTTAGGAAAGATGTGTTCTAATGTGGGTTTAGGATTAAATTTGGATTTAATACTTAAACCCTTCACATTATATATCTCAGGATTATTCGAAGAGAAGATAATTGAACTGCGAATAGCGAATAAGAATGCTTTCATCATTGACATATTTGGTCATTTATTTAAATAAAAATCATTTTTTATAATTAAGATGATTTATAAATATCCAATCATTATTTTATTATTGATAGCGCTTTTCTTTGTTTCAAATTCAATCATATGGTTGAGATGTAAGACAATTACTAATATAAATGATTTAATTATCAAATATATCATTTATCTTAATTATTTATTCATAGTGACAGCTATCTTATATTTAGTTTTATATAATGACAAATAAATTTAATATTTTTTAAGTATTTTTTTACTTTTAAAACCTCCTTTTTTAGAACCTTTAATAGGATATGAATAATTATGTTGATATAAACGTTTATATGCTTCTGCTGTTCTTTGTAAATCAACATTTCTGTTTCTTACTGAAGTGGTTTTTATAGATGTAGTAGTAAATAATGAAAATGAATTTGATACACTTTTTTTAGTTGGACTAATGATACCAGTATTTTTAAATCTATTAGTCAATCCACCTCTTATTACTTGAAATTTCATTAAAAAGGAATCTGATGATAATTGCGAACGATATTTATTTATTATATCAATTAAATAAGAATGAAAATCTTTCATAAATTTAGCTAAATCATTATTTAATACTACTTGAAAATATTTAAATATTAAATTTGTATTAAATTTATTAAAATGGATTAACAAAGCAGTATATAATAAACCTTCTAATAACATTGTAAAATGTCTTTTTGTTTTTTCGCATATAAGAGTATTAATATAATTATCTCTTATATTAACAAAACTATTAATTAATGTATCTAAATCTTGTTCAGTATCAATAAATTTTGGAATTTGTTCCTCATTAGAACCTTCATAATCTTGTTCATCAATAGAACCTTGTTCATTCTCAAAATTAATAAATTCGTGATTAACTAAATTTATTGGATTATTTACATCATAATTTATTTTAATTATTGAATCAAAATGGTTTTTAAAAGTAGATAATTCACTATTTTTATATTTATGAATATAATAAAGAGTTCTTATATACATATTTAATGAAAAAGTAATTAAATCAAAGATACCACCAAAATATTTATCATTTGCAGTCTTAACTGCAATATTTTGCCCATAGATAGCATTATCTTCATATAATTCCTTTATATTATTTTCTTGTTTGTATTTATAATTTTGTCGAGAAAACATTGATGACGCATTGCCTGTACTTGCATAGGAATAGTCAAGTTTAGTAAACTCTACAAATATTTCATTACTTAATTCTTCTGTATAATTATGAATAAAATAAGCAAAACTTGAACGACCAAAATCAATAAGAATCAATTTTTTTGTTAATTTATCATATACAATATTTCCCATATGAAGGTCATTATGCATAAAACCTAAATCAAAACCAATATCTTTAATAAAATCATAAATATTACAACAATTATTAAACACTTCAATCATTAATAATCGATTATCTTGAATAAATATATCCGTAACATTAATTGGATCATTGATAGCTTCATACATAACTAAAAAATACTCATCCTTATATGGAGGTGGTGTCATTTTTGTTAAATTATTTTCATCATAATAAGTTAATCCATTAGTTCTATCACTAATTATATTAAAATCCCATTTATTAGTTTCATTTACATTTGATACATATGATAAGGTACTACCTTTATAAGAAACAATATTACTTCTATTATTTATATATTTATCTTTATTTAAAATATATTCAAATATAATGGCAGAAAGAATATCAATAATTATTGAATCATCAGCTCTGTATCTTTGTCTAATTTTTGAACTAAGTTTAATAAATAATCTATAATTATTATCTCCTTCTTCAACTACATCTGCTAATGTAAATAAACAACTTAGAGAATTAGAAAACAAATTACCATTATTATATGGTTTATATTCTTTGAATGGTAATAAAAATGTAAGATATGATAAAGTTAAAAACTTGTTTCCTCCTTCCTGAACCAATAAAGTATTATAACCTTTAATACTTTTAATTAAATTTTTAATAGCTTCATTAAAGTCATTAATATCTTTATAATCACGTTGATTTAAAAATTTAATTGAAGGTTTATATGTGGTTATAATTTTATCCAGATTATTATTATATTCTGACATTATTATTTCTATTTATATATAAGTGTATAAAATATTTATTCAAATATATGACTTTTATTGATTATATTGAGAGCCTATATCAATCTTTGGATATATATCGGGCAGTTATTTTAGTGAAGGATTGTGCTTCCATCCCTTATATATCAAATGAACTCAAAAATAAATATCATAATCCAGTAGTGATTAATGATACCACCATCATTAATTATGATTATCGTTTATTTATCACAGATAATATTGATAACCTCTGTAAATTCACCAAAAATAGTTATAATTTAATTATAGTTGTTTAAAATAATAATTTCTTATTTAAAGATAGATTTTGAATGGTTAAAAAGTCAAGTAATAATACTCGATTATATATAGTTCTTGGAATTTTAGCCTTTGCGATTATAATTGGAACTATAGCAGGAAGTAGTTATAAAGAACTTTTCACCAATCCATCCAAGGAAATTGTTTATTTATATATGGAAAGCTGTGGGCATTGCAAAAACTTCACTCCCATATGGAATAAGATTGTGGCAAATAATAGCAATAACTTCACCTTTAATAAATATGATTTAAATACTGATGCCAGAGGTAAGGAATTGGCTGATACTTATAATGTTACATCTGCTCCCACTATAATGATGTTACCGATACCAGCAACTGCTACTAACGTAGAGAAGCAAAAACATTTCTATGAGGGTGACAGAACTGAAAGTGCTATAATGGCTTGGGCTAATTCCTTCTAATAAAATTATCTTATCATAATAGAATGAATAAATCAAACAAAATTTCATTATATGATTTATATGAAATTAAAAAGAAAAAGGAAATTAAGAGCTCCGCTGTTTTCAATCATTTATTAGAAATTTGCTATAAGAAAATTAAACACGTAGCTGAACACGGCGGGATGTCTCTCTATCATAAAATACCACCGATTGTTATTGGATTCCCAATTTATGATTATAATAGTTGTATGGAATATATAATGAAACAATTACGATTATCCGGATTACACGTAACACAATTGCTTGAACCCAATAATAACTTTCTTTATATATCCTGGAAATTAAATGATATTTCTCAAAAAGCCAAAGCACGATTATTATTGGAATAGAACTATTCCACTTCTTTTTCTTCTTGATTATAAGTATTCATATAATCATTCAATTCCTTAAATCCCTGTAAGAAGAGGTTATTAATATCCTCTTCATTTAAACTGAAATCGATACAATTATCATTTACGACGGGATTAAAAATACTTCGAATGGGACTATTATTAATGATTAAAAAGTTGGGATGACAGGTAATTTTATTATAATAACATAACTTATAAGTATTATTATAAAAGATATGAATGATGTTATATAAATAAGCAGAAAAACTTATCTCCTTATTTTTCTCAATAAATGGGGTGTTATAATCACTTTTAACATTCAAAGCCACACCAAGAATATTATCTTTATTAACATCCTCAAAACAATCAATAGGAAAGTTATTTGTCAAATAACCATCAATATAATAATAACCATCAATCAATATTGGTTTTGATAAAAACGGAACACACATTGAAGCAGCTACCGCGTCTATGATTGATATATCAGGTGTATCATTTACATTAAAAATTACATTACTTCCATCATTTACGCGTGTAGCACTCACGAAGAGATTTACACCAGTTTTTTTGGATAATTCAATAAAAGTTAAATCATCTTGTTGATAAGTCTCCTTAATAAACTCTCGAATATCGTCGAAATAGTTAAGAGAGGAACCCAAACCATAGGTATCAATGATGTTTAAAAAGGCCTCACCGTTAATCTTTGTTAATTTCGGGTCACTACAAACCTTATAAATAATCTTTTCCAGTCTTTCGATAGGTATTTTAAGGGCAAATGCCATAACAAAAAAAGCTCCCATTGAGGTACCAGAAACATTTCTAATTAATTTATCAAGATTATAACAATAGATATATCTCAAAACACCACATAAACATAGAGTTCGTAAAGCATTTCCACCAAAAACTAAATGGGTTATATGCTTCATATATAAATGAATAAATATTTCAAGTCTTTAAATTGAAACCAATTTCGTTATTTGGTCTATAAGAACTATGATAACTATTCCTAAAAATATAAATAAGAAAAGATTATATAAATTAACATCAATTTTAATATTATTCATATTTGTAAATTGTTCAATGTTTTCCGAGGAACTCGCCTGTTTTTTAAAATTATCTCTTAAACTTCTTAAATAATTGGCAAGAAATGGGGTAGTTCTATATTCCTCCGATTGGTCTGTATTATTAGTCTTTATATCATTTACGGTTAAATAAGCGTCCATTTCGTCATAATCATAACCCCTAATACCATCTTTTTTATAATCATTTTTAGGTTTATTATCGGTCATATCGAGGACATTTAGAAATTTCTTTACGGATTCATCAGCACAAGGAATTGGGACGGTATAAGGAGGAGCTTGAAGTGGTTTACAACTTTCCTTTCCATCCTTATCGTCGCTCTTTTTTTTCTTTTTATTAACGGTTTTATCATCATTTGGATAGGCTTCGTCTAATAAGGAAAAGTTTATCATTTTCTATAATTATTATTGAAAAGAAAAAAAATAATAATTATAGAATGGACATTAATTTATTTATACGATATTTAATATTGGGAATTTTGAGTGCGTATCTGTTGATTTATGGATTGAGACCATCCGTCCCTTATCCTGAGGCTGTACTTGAATTTTATGAAAATTTTTGGTTATTATTATTACTCGTAATTATCAATTTCTATGTCTATCAATGGGACACTAAAATAGGCCTGCTTTTATGTCTGTCAATTGTTGCCTTAATTTTCGATATGATACAATTTACAAATTAACAATGATATAAGAAAAATATCATAAAAATAATTAATGTCTGATACGGGTAAAGAGCTCCTATTATCTTCTTTAACCTCTTATTATTCCAAGAATGAGGAAAATAAATTTACACTTAAAGACATTATAGAAGGAAAACATCAATTATCATTGCGTATGATTGATTGGTTAGTAACTATTTATGCAAAAAATAATAATATCATTTATTGGACTTGTGTGGATAATGATAATATTTATTATCATCTTCCTGAAGGAAATGCTAATAAATATAGAAAGATTAACCTTTATCTTGATTATAGAGCACAATTAAAATCATTTAAGAAAATTAATTTTGATGCTTTTCGTCGTCACGATAGAATAACTTTTATCATAGACCCAATAAAACAACAATCTATTGAAACAACGATAGGACAGCTTAATTTTTTCAAATGGGCTTTTAGTAATAAAATTATTTATTATGCTATGGACAATCAAAAAGGTATTTATGAGAATATGTCAAAGAATACTTATAAGAAAGTATTAAAAGATAAAAAGAAGGTTATTATGCCTCGTCAAGATATCGTAAACACTAAATGTTTTGTTTCTTTCGATTAATAATTAATATTAGCACACCATAATGAACCATTATATTTATTTTTTTTTTTTAGTTCATTGATATAATTCATATCAACTAAATCCGGATGAACATACCAATCCTCAAAAGCAACACTTAAATCTTGTTTATCATTAATATTTTCAAAAACCATAACATATCCATATTTTTTAAATATCTCAATAGATTTATTTTTGGTATCTATATATACCTGTTTTTCTTCATTAGAATATTCAGGGTTAGAAGCTTGATATATATCGTGTTCAAATGTAACTACCGCAAATTTATATTTATCAAAAATACCGGAACTGTCAAAAAGTTCAATTAACTTTAATGTAGAACCATTACCGGGTTCTAAATCTATTTGTAAATAATCTATATTTTTAGGAACATTGTTTTTCAAAAATAACTCATTATAATCAATTAATGTTGCATCATTTAATATATGAATACTGTTTGGTCTAACCTCTTTATACTTATCAAAATACTTATCATCATATTCAATCATAATTCCTTTCCAATTAAAATGAGTTTCTAATAGAAATGTATTATTAATTACAATAGGGTCATTTGAACCAAGCTCCACAAAATATCCGTTTTGTTTTCCTTTAAGAATATTTAAAATAAATACATCTTGTTGCGCCTGACTATATAAATATCTATTCATAATTATATAAAAATAAAATCACCCTTATATTAATTTAATAAGAGGGGGCACTACCGATTTCAAATGAAACAGGGCGAACATCCGGCTCTATGGTAGATATTAACCACGGACTTACTGCTATTTGAGGATTGGGGATTTCTGAACGTAATTGTAAATTAGCATTTCGTAATGATTGACCAACGGTATTTATACCTAAATGATATCCAGCGGTTAAGAAGTTTTTATCAGTAATATCCCCAATACTGGAGGGATTTACTTGTGCCCATTTAAGATTAGCATCTTTAGGTAATAAATCATCTTTAGTTAAACGGTCACGCTTGAAACAAGTGGTGGGGTCTTGAGAAACTTCATTGGTGCCTGCAAAACCTTCCTTGATTTCTGCAGTGGCAGAGTCTTGTTCATAAGGAGCTATATTCCCCATATTAGCGGACATTTCAGCTGATTTAGCTACATAAGGGTCATTAGAAGCAACACTTTTTCTTTGAGGGGCTTCGGCAAAACTTTGCCCAATCTCATTTGCAAAGCTATCGTAACTCTTCATTTCAGAGTTATCATCTACAAATCGCTCGACTCTATCGACCTTACATTTAGAGTTATATGAAAGTAATAGAAGTAATATAAGCAGAAGTAATATGGCAATGGAAAAGGAAATAACAATTGAACTAGTTGAACCCATTTATAAATGTCTATCTATTATCATATAAAGATAAAATAATATTTTTTAATTTATCTATTTTATTTTCCCAGATTTTTATATTATTTTCACTAATAATTTCATTATAAAGGTTTTTAGCATTATTTAGCCCGGTTTTTAGCTTTTCAATTTTACCACTGACCTCTTCTTCATACGAAATCAAGTCAAAACGCCATTCTTCCTCGATTTCTCTTCTATTCCAATCGTTCATTGCTGATTCATCATTTAAATCCTCAATACTTATATATTTAAGTGCCCACTTATTTATAATAGTCTCTTTATTAATATAAATACCTAAAAAGATAATATCTATATTTATAATTAAATTCTTATTTTTTTTGTTAGCTGCCAAGAAATTAATTAATTCTACTATGCTCTTTTCTTCCTCATTTATATATATCTCAGTTTCTATTTTATTACTTAAAATAATAGTAAGTGAACTCTCATCATTATCATAAGAATTAATATAAATATCATTAATATTAACATCTTCTTCCGCATTATCATTTAAATAAGATTTAGCATCCACATCAATTTCATTTATAGTTTTGATACTTTCCTTATTTTTACCAGGGATAAGATTGATATCTATATAAAAACCATTGTTATCAGATAGTTGCTTCACATTTTTAATTTTAATTTCGCTTAACTCCAAAGCTATCTTCTCCTGAGAATTACAAATATAGTTTTTACCTCGTTTCTGCGGAATTTTAAATAAATGTTTCATTCTTATTAATATTAAGGTAATTCGATTAATAAGAATGACGCATAACAGTAAACTTATTGGATTAATCATTAAATTTATCAAGGATGAAATATTGAAGTCAGATATAAGAACGGAAATAATAAAACCTATATTAATTTATACCCTTTATTATATCATCCCCTTTTTAATTATTTTTATCCTATTGAATTTTATAACAACTATTACAGCTGTTTTTCTTGTTTTCAACTTTAGAAAATAAAATATATATAAATTAATAGAATAAAATATGTTAAAGAATAAAAAAGCGGGTTGTTCCTCGTATGCCAGCGTAAGTGACGATTATATCCTTTATAATAAAGCGACTAAGCCTGTATCTGGTGGTGCCAAACGTAATTCTAAAAAAGGTGGTGCCGATTTTATGTCATCCATTCCATCTGCCTTAAAAGATGCTACTACTGCTCTAAGCCAACTCAATCCCACTCCAGCTGCTACTAAGGGTGGCAAAGGCGGCTGTAACAGCTGTCAAAGTCGCGGCGGTGCTCGTGGTGGTGCAGTTGAATTAGCTCCATTTGCTGCTTCATTAGCTTTCCTTGCTGCTCGTATGGCTGTAGATAAGGAATTAAACTTCAAGAAATTAATGGGTATGGGCAAGGCCAAAAGTGCCACTACCAAAACTCGCAAATCCCCTTCTTCCAAATCCAGCAAAGCCAAGTCCGTTTAAGTATATTTCATCTTATTTTTACTTTCATTTAAATATATAATTGATTTTGATATTATCTCATCATTAATCACGTGCGGATTATTTTTAATAATAAACCAACCTCTTTTATAGGTATCTTCGTCTGTCTCAAATGGCTCTTTTTCTATTTTAAAGATAAAATTGTCGTGAATAATAATGATAAAATTAGTAGCAGCCATATTTTAATTTAAATACTATTTCATAATCATTTTTTATATAAAGATGAAATTACTCCAATTATCCTCATCTTTATTTATATCCGTAGTTTTTCACGCTTATTATTTAAATGATTATATTTATCACCATTTATCTTTACTAATTACCGTTCTTAGTTTATTGACCCATCAAGAAAAACCAAATGAAATTATTCGATTTATAGATAAAGTGGTGGCACAATCAACTTATATGTATATAAATATTTATGATACACCTATCATTTTCCATAATAATAAAATTATTGTAATCGCACCACTATCCATTTTAGTCATTTACATATATGAATTTATTTATCCTAAATATTCAAAGGGACTTCATATCAATCATTACCTTACATTTATATCTCCAATTAAAATAAAAAATGATTATTTTTTATTAAAATAACAATCATTCATAATGGTCGAAATGTGTATGCATCTATTGGTATTCCCCCTTTCCTTATATATTTCCGTATCCATAATCATAACTTATATCTATAATCTCATCTTCGATTATAATTGAATTTATTTTTTGTGATTATCTTTTAATTATGGAATTGAAAGATATTGATAATCGTTTGGAATTAACAGAAAATAATATTCATATTACATTACAATCCATCTTAGCTGTCCCTACAATTCCTGATACCATTAATGTTAGTAAATCAATATACACAGATACAAATGTTGATACTTGGATATCTAAATTACCAATTACGCGCGGAGGTTCCATAATAATTGATAAGATTATCAAAAACCCGATTCGTAATAAGGAATTACTTATACAAAGACAAAAGACCTCATATGATATCTTTAAATATCAATTAGAAATTCTCAAAGAAAAAGAAAAGGATATCTTATGGATTATGACTTTAAAAGATGAAATTGACGATGATATGAGTATGAATCTATTATTTCCATCTACTTATATCATCAATCGTCTCAATAATTACCGAGCCTTTCTCGATTGTTATCACTTATATAAGATTATATTTACACCCTTCAGTTGTATTTTTTACCCCCTATCCATTTTCTTAACCCCCTATTATTATCTTAATAAATATATGCATTTAAACCTGAGTTTCTTCAAATACTTAACTATCCTATTTCAATTTTTAAAAATGATGTTTAAACCCTCGGGTAATTATCGAAAGGATTTTATAAAACTTGTAACCTTTATGATATATGTCTTTATATACATCTATGGGATGTATCAAACCTTTTTAATTTCATATATCACATATAAACTTCGAGAAAAGTTGTTAATAAAAATAAAGGGATTGGTGGATTTTATTAAAACCTCTCTTATTATCATCAAACGGTCTAATTTTATATGGAAAACTTATGATATTTTTAATTTAAATAATGAAGAGGTGTTTAGAGCCATTCATAAATTAGATGAGATTAAATATGATATATCAACTATTTATAAATTATGGAAAGATGCTGAATTTAAAAAGTCAATCATAATTATTCTAAAAGTTATGTATCTTCTCGATGTCATTAATACCATCAGTAAACTAAAGAAGAGTAAAAATTGGACATTACCTGAATATTTGACAGATGATGGTGAAACAAAAATATGGGGTATGGGTAATCCACTTCTCGATAATAATCAAATATTTAATCCCATTAGTCTTGATAAAAATATAATTATCACTGGGGTGAATGCCGGCGGAAAAACTACTTATGTGAAATCGATTGCAGCTAATATAATCCTTGCTCAAACCTTTGGAATTGTAAATGGTTGTAAGGCAAAGGTTCTTTTATATGACGCGATCATTTCATTTATGCGTGTTCGTGATGAGGTGGGCGTGAAATCATACTTTGAAGCTGAAACTGATTGTTGTAATCAGATGATAATGATAGCTACTGATTTATATGAAAGAAAAAAGAAAGGTCTTTTTATTCTTGACGAACCCATGCATTCCACCCCTCCCATTGAAGGAATGTCTGTAGCTCATGCCATTGCTAAATATTTAGGTTCTTTAGAAGGAATCACAACTATAATAACAACTCATTTCCATAATTTAATATCATTGGGTGATAACAATCGATTTATAAATTTAAGCGTGAACGCTATTGAGGATAGTAATGGATATAAATTTGATTATAAAATTAGAAAAGGAGCGTCAAAACAAACCATAGCTATTGAATTATTAAAAAAACAAAAATTTAATGATGAGATTATAAATAGTGCGATTGAAATTAAAAACAAATTATGTAATGAAAATTTAAGATATGATTTATAGTAATTTCCTTTATTACCTATTTGCGTTATTTATAATAATGATTATAATGTACGTAGTTTATAAGATTTTTATATTAGAAAATGATATTTATATCCTCAATGATAGAATTAATAAGATTGAAGTTGAATATGGAATGAGTTCAGTAAATAATCAACCGACAACTCATTCCAATGTCATCTATCCTCCCACTTCTCAAGAGATTGATATGAGTGAGATGATTATGAATGAAATTTTTAATGATAAGATTGATATCATTGATATAGATAAAATGGAAGAACAACCTGTAAAAGAAGAAGAGGTTATTTTTGATTTAAAGAAGGAAGTTATAAATGACGATAAGGAATCAGTGATAAGCTCAAATAACCTAAATAAAAAGAAACTTTTAAAATGGAATTTAGATAAATTAAAAGAGAAATGTGATCAATTGGATTTACCCACTGATGGTACCAAAGCTCAATTAATTGAGAGGATCATGGAAAAAGAAATTCAGCAATAATAGATCTAAAGGTTTATTGTTAATATTACTATTATGATTATAAGAAGGCTTGATAAGAATGATTATGAAAGATTTTTATTTTTAATTAATCAATTTAGAGAAACATATTTTACTGAAAAGGATTTTATTTTTACTTTGGATAAAATCGAGAAAAATAGTGAGATTTGGATTATTGAAATTGATAATAAGATTATAGCATCCGCAACTATTATATTCGAATATAAATTTATTTTTGATATTAGTTGTTTGGCTCATATTGAAGATGTAATCGTTGATATTAATTATAGAAGAAAAGGATATGGCAAAATTCTCATTAATTATCTTACAGAAATAGCAAAAAACAACAATTGTTATAAAATAACATTAGATTGTAATGATACCAATATCAATTTTTATAATGCTTGTGATTTTGAAAAAAGAGGAAACCAAATGTGTTTATTATTATAGTTAGAAAAAGAAAATCTGCAAGTTGTAGAATGAAGGTTCTTTTAATTAATCTCTATTCGACCCCAGATAAATTCAAAAAGAAAAAATTAAATTTCATTAGAATTTTCAAAAATAGAGCAAAGTTGGTCATTAAAAACTGGCAAGATAAGAAAGGAATTATTAAAGAAATCAAAAAAGGAAACGTTGATAGAATTATCTTATCAGGATCTGATTTTCGTATTAAAAAGACAAATAAAGGAATCGTTCCTGATGAGGTATTTACCTCTAAAATTAAGATTCTGGGAATCTGTTACGGATATCAATATATGATATATTATTATTCATCGTTGAAAAATATCAAATCATTTAAAAATCATAGATATGATTTATCATTTCGAATTAACAGACCTTTTAAAGTAAAAAAAACGAATTACAGATTTAACCATCACGATTTTATTGTTAAGTTGCCAAAGAATTGGAAAATAGCTGTTAAATATAGAAATATGATTTATATGGCTTATGATAGATATGGAAATATAGGAGTTCAGTTTCACCCAGAATTTCACAAACAATCGTCAAATCTCTTTTTTAATTATTTTTTCTATAATTGAATTAAAGAATTATAATGATTGTTTATTATTATGGATAATAATTTTGATTTAGGAATAATAAAAATACCTTTATCTGTATTTAAGGAAGTTTATGAAAATCATAAAGATTTTAATAATGAAGGATTGGTAAAAAAAGCCAGGGATTTAATAAATAATTATAATTGTTTTGTTTCAAATTATGATGCTAAGAGTTTATGGGAGAAAAAGAAGATTATGGCTGCTCAAAAGAAAACAACAAAAGTTAATTCGAATAACAGAACACGTCCATTTGTTTTATTAATTGACCTAAATGACGAAGTTAAATATAAGAAGGAATTTACCTCATTTCTTAATAAACTCACTGATATAAACAAAGAAACGATTTACAATAAAATCTCATTATTTATCAAGGTATTAGATGAGACTAAACTTAATTCCTTATTTGATATCTTAATAAATTTCATTAAGGTTTCTTCTAATAATATTTATATTGATGTTCTTTATTTATTTCCTGAGAATTATATTGATTATCACGTAACCAATTATTGTAATTCTTATTTAAATAATAAGCAATGGTTACCTACCGAGGAATTTATAATTGATAATAAAAAGCTTTATCATAATGATAATTACGATAATTATTGTAAATTTGTAAAAGTAAAAAAGCAATCCATATCAATTTTGAAGGCATTGATTAATATAAATAAGAAGTTGGACAGAGAGGAGTTCCTGAGTTTAATTTTAAATGATATCATTGTGGCAGTGGATAATTACATCGATGATAATCAATATAAACATATCACTGAATTTCTTTTAGATGAAATCTTATTAATTCTCGATGTTGTAAATGATAAGAATATTATTAAAAAAATAAAAGATTATGATTTATCTATTTTGGATTATTCGACTAAATTTAAAATAATGAAGGTTATTGATAAATATTCTGTTTGATAAATAGAATGAATATTCAAAAGCAATGTCCGAGTCATCAAATACTTAATCCGAAAACCAATCGATGTGTATCAAAAACAGGAGCTATAGGAAAGAAGTTGTTAATGACTCAAGTAGTTGATTATAAGAAGGCCATTATTACTAATCTTACCGAAATTAAGAATTATTTAATACAACAAAATGATTATTATCGAGTAAAAGCTTATTCAAATGTCCTAACTCAATTATATGCGTATCAAAAACCAATAACCTCGTTGGAGGACTTTAAAGCCAATATTAAGGTAGGTGAAAAGATTTTAGAAAAGGTAAAGGAACTGATTGAAACAAATAAAATTAAATATATAGAGAAAAATATAATCAAAGATGATATTTATAAATTTAAAGAAGAATTAAAAGATGTATATGGTATTGGTTATAAAAAAGCAAATGAACTAATTTCACAGGGAATAACATCTATGGCATTATTAAAGAAAAATCAACATCTTTTAAATGATAAACAAAGAATAGGTCTTATTTATTACGAAGATTTAAGTAAAAGAATTCCGTTGAATGAATTTGAGAAACATAAGGAAAAACTTGAGATTGACCTTAAATCAAAGGGGTTTATATATGAATTTGTTGGGTCTTATCGAAGAAAAGGAACCTCGATGGGTGATATAGACATCCTAATGATGGAAAATAAAAACTTCGACCTACTTTCATTTGTAAATAACTTAAAGGAAATTGGTTATGTAATTGAGGTATTGGCATTGGGTAAACATAAATTTATGGGTATTTGTAAAATAGGTAGAAATCCTGCAAGACGCGTCGATATCCTAATTGCACCTAAAAAGGAATATTACTATTCCCTTTTATATTTCACTGGTTCCGCTGAATTTAATGTAGGCTTTAGAAATTATGTGAAAGCTACTTTTGGGGTTTCTCTGTCCGAACACGGTTTAAAAGGACTTGTAGATAAGAAAGCCCCAGTTATTACAAGTGAAAGAGATATTTTCAACTATTTTAAAATCCCATATTTAAAACCGGAAGATAGAAAAGTATTTATTACGCCAATAAAATAATATTTATAATAGAATAGAATAAAAATGAATTTGAATATAGCATACATAATTAAATTATTAAATTCATTATTGGTAATAATCCTTTTAGCCCTCTTATATTCCTATATAATGAGTCTTGAAAGCAAGGGTTGTGAATGTGCTATGACCCCCAATGTAGGTTTCATTAAGGGCTTCACTCTATTCGCAATTATCTATCTATTACTTACTGCCTTTGTCCCTGAGTCAACTATTCGCCAAACCTTTGGAAATAACCTCCTTATCTTATACAAATATGTTGATTTAATATTCATATTAGTCTTTATTTATTATCTATATGTTGTATTTAGATATACTCGTTATTTAGTGGATGAAAAATGTAAATGCTCCACCGATATGCGTCGTGATATAATTATGATTGGTTCTATTATTGAGCTTATCCTTCTCGTTATCCTATTTATTCTCAGTGTTGTTACCACTGCTATTTTAACCGTCCTTTTCAGCGTCGTTAAGTCGGTTGAGGAAAATAGTGATATTGCTCGAGGAGCCATTCGTGACCCTATCGGTTCCTTTTCCAAGGTTCCGAAAGCTTTGAAAAAAGAAATGTCTGATATCAGTTCTTATGTAAGCAAGACTAGCAAGGAGCTCCGTAAAATTGGCACCAAACGTTCTAAGAAGTAAGCAATTTAGATATTAAGAGTTCTTTTATTTTTACCTTTCACTGATTTATTTAATAATTTAAGGTCAGTGGCATCTTCAATAATTGAAGTTATTTCTTCATCGCTTATAGATAAGGTTTCAATACGATTATCATCATCTAAATTAGGAGTAATCTTATTATGAACATTATTTATAATATGATTAATGTCATTAGTACTTTTATCTCTTGATTGAGGCATCATCGGCATCTTTGGACTATTATTAAATGCCGGTGAATTATTTAAACCTCCAAATAAATTACCAATCATACCAAATAAACCACCTGCGTTTGGTTGTGACTGATTTGAAGGTCTTTGCTGTTGTTGAGGAGGAGCATCCATACCTATACCTGTATTTTTATATACGAATTGTTTAGCAGCAGCATTTTGAAATTGTTTCATTAATTCGGGATTAGCCTTAAAAACCTCTTCAACCCCTGGTATAGAACTTTCCTTAAACATCTTAGATGTTAAATGAAACATAAAAGCACTTCCAGTAAGACTTATAAATAATCGCAACTCTGGTGCCATCTTTTTACCTTTGGATTTATACTTTTCGTGAAGTTCCTCAAAGATATCATCATAATCCGTGATATTCTCGTGAACTTGGTCTGACCATCCCTCTAATTTAATGGCAAATGGGTCATAACGAGAATTTAAATATTCCGTTCCTGATACAAATGCCATAAGCATCTTTCGTTGAAATCGAATACTGGCATCTATGTCCTTATCTCTAACAATTCTTTCATATTCCTGTTTCATTTCTTGTAAGTCACTATTCATATTATAGTTACCTGGAATGGTATAACCCTTTGCCTCCAAACGATTTAATTGATATAAAATTTCACGTTTTTCGCTTATTTCATCTCGTTTTTTTCGCACAATTCGACTTTCACTATCATTTGAAGTCATACTTCTATCATCGTCATCTTCATCGTCCTCTTCTTCTTCATCGTCGTCTTCAGCTTCACCATCATCATCTTCATCTTCTTCATTATCACCGTCATCGTAATCATCGTCGTCATCTTCAGGTTCCTCTCTTTTAACAAATTTAAGAGGCTTATTACTACTTTTGGGCTTTCTTTCACTTGAGGCACTTGATAAAGAAGATAAAGATGACGATGATAAAGATGCTACTTCACTACTTATTTTATTTTTATTAAATAATAAATCAGTTCCTGTTATAGGTTTTTTATTATAATTATTTAATTCTAATAAATCATTCATCTTATCTTTAATTAAAAATTATATGTTTATATCGATTATATAAACGAAGTAATTAAAAAAACCAATTTAATAATTTATTGGTAGTCCTAATTTCATTATCATTTGTATTTAAAGCTAATGGTTTAATTGAAGATTCTTGAGTTGTTGACGGAGATGATACCGGTTTTCTTTCAAGGATATTTATGATGTTTGTTTCTAATTCCTTTAATCTATCACCGAGTGTTTTAATCTCTGGTGGCGGTTGATTTACAGCACATTTATTGGTACTTTCACTTATAGTAAAATCTAATCCAGATAGATAATAATAGTTATGTTTTGTTAATTTACTAATTTCATCCATAGGAACAACTGTTTTATAATAAATGAAACTGTATAAATCCATATTGATAGTTCCGCCTTTATTTATCATTAAAGGTGCAGACCCTAATTTAACCTTAAATTTTTCTGAATTAGTATATGTAAATTTACGTCTATTTAAATAAAAGGTTACATCGGTAGCTGAATAAACCAATCCAATAACGACAAAATCATTATTAATAATTGAATTTCTGTCAATATCATTAATAAGTCCTTTATATACCACATTGCCAATAGTAATGATTATATCAAAATTTTTATTTGGGTTCTCCTTTAGATTAATATTTATAATTGATTGGGAATATTGAAGATTTGTATTATCTGTGGTTTCTGTGTTTCCGGTCATTTCAAATAAGATATTATTTTGAGCACCAATGTTTTTAATTTTAGCAGAAATAATCATACTGAATTCTGTGAGTTCATTTGTATTTATATTATTCGCAAAATAAAAACTTTTGGGACCATTTAATTGAATGCCATTTAAACTTGCACCCATTGACCCATTTTTATTAATATCATTCGGGATTAGGTTAATATCAGTTTCATACGTAAAATAATGTTTCTCATTTCTTTCAATACCAGTTATAGTGGTTAAATCACATTCATACCATCTTTTTTCATTATTTTTAATTTTAGTTGTTGTGCTATCACCAAATGTATTTATACACATATATTTATTATCCTTGAATGGTATTAGTCTTGAATTCGCTAAATCATCGGGTGTAGCAGGAGTAGTAGTAGGAGTAGCAGTAGCAGGAGTAGTAGCAGGAGTAGTAGTAGGAGTAGCAGTAGCAGGAGTAGTAGCAGGAGTAGTAGCAGGAGTAGTAGCAGGAGTGGTGTCAGTGAATTTATCTAAATTTTTGAATGTTTCTAATTTTAAATTCTCTACATTAAAATAATTTATCAAAATGATTGTAATAAAAAACCCCAGAAAAAAACCCAAAAGTTTAGTAATCATTATATCTTAAAATTATATAAGAATTAATTTAATATTTCTAAGCATATAAAAATATGTCCTCTAATGATGATGATAAGAATAGCGTGTGTTCAGAGAAAGAAGAATTAGAAGTTAAGGATAAGGAGGAAGAAGACGAGGAAGACGAGGAAGAGGATGATGAAGAAGAAGTTGAAGACGATGAGGAAGAAGAGGAGGAGGAGGAAGATGGGGATGATGATGAGTTTGACCCGTCCATCATTCAATTTGAGCTACTCAAGAATTTTCTTGTAGACGAGGAGGGCACTAATGTTTCAACACATTTGGGCTCCATCGCACACGAGTTGCGACGTCTCAATAAAATTCTATCAAAAAAATAAGTAATTAGGCGATATTATATTTGGCCTTTGCGACACTATAATTTCTCATAGTATCTTCAGCGTCCGCCACAGGTAAAATAACCTCTTTAAGAGCATAAAAACTGGGATTACCTCTAACTCTATCTCGTAAGGTTTTTAATGGACACATATCCTTAGTTTCATATAAATGTCGATTTTCATCAAGGATTAATAATAAAGGAGAAACAATCTTTTTACGTCCCTCTGGTTCATAATAAGAATTAGGAAACATAAATTTAATATCGATAACTCCATTATTTCCAATTTCATAATAATTCTTTGTTTTTTCAAATGCGATTTCCTCACAAGGAAAAGGCAAAGCAGTTCCAGAATATGACATCCGAGTATCGGGTGGATTTGGAGCAATGATAACTTTCTTGCTATACATCGAAGGATTTTTTAAATATCCCTTAACAATCATATAGATATCCTCTCTGAAAACACGACAATCTATTTTATCATCGGTAATTGTGATTATCTCCATTATCTCTATTATATTAAAATATTTTAGTAGAGCCTAATCCTTTCTCATTTGTATATCCATTATAACAACTAACACCATCACAATAAACTCCATACATATTCTCAAGTTCCGGATTTTTTTCATTTATTAATTCACCTTTATTACAAGGGATACAGGGCATTAAGTTATTTAAAACATTCTTTCTGTTTTCTTCCATAATCATATCAGAATTTCGTTGAAGAAATAAACGTTGCTCATAACTTGATTTAACTACATTATTTTTGGCTAATAAATCATTGAGATAAGCATTTCTGGCACATCGAGTTTCATAATTGGTAAAGGCGCGACCATCCGCCATTTTTAAAGGACAACTTTTATTATCATAAGTAGCACTACAGCAACTCATATCTATTCTAATTATAAATATCATAAAAAAAATTTAAATTTCGTGTTCATAACAAAGATTATGAATGTATAATTGTTCCTTTCTACCCGCTCTTTGAGCCCTACCAACTGCTTGTTGTTTATCAATACCCATTGAATGATAAATAATAACATCAGTAGCATAATTAATATCGATACCACTACCGGCATATTGAGTGTTTAATAAAATAATCTTAATTTCTCCCGATTTAAACTTCTCAAGAACATTCATCATATGTTGAGTGTTCCCTTTTAAAAATTCAAACTTAATATCATCATCAATCATCTTCTTTTTAATCAAATCAAAACCATTATCATTTCTCGTGAAAACTAAGAATTTACCGTCAGGCTTATTTTTAATGATTGAAATAAAAGTATCCTCTTTATATAAAATCTCCTCCACTGGATTTGCTGAATTATTTTGATTTACAATTGCGATTAAATTATTATAACTTGCTATTCTTGTTCTACAATAAGGACAATTATTATTCCTCTGTATCCAATTCATAATACAACCACCACAAAAGAGATGAGTACATTCAAGCATAATTGGATTTTTAACAGTATCCATACATATCACACAATTATCACTTGATAATGATTTAATTCTTTCCGTTAGGTCACTAATTTTACTCTTTTGAATCTCAATCTCAATATCCAATTTCTTAAGTTTTTGTTGTTTATCATCTTCTGAAATATCCAAATCACTAATATAAACCCTCTCTCTTTCCTTATTCCACAAATCCTTTTTGAGTTCTTTTGAAACCAATTCAATGATATTATCCTCGGTATCACTTTTACCTCCGAGTTCTCGAATGGCACCAGCAAAATCATTCGCATTAATCTTCTCCAAAATAGGACCACTCAAAAATCTTCTTGCGATTAAATAATTAGGTGGTAATTTACATAAATAAGTCTTTTCAATTGGTTCAGGTATATCAAAACTATTCTTGATAAATTTATTACTATTCTTTACTAAAATCAAATTAATCATATGTTCATTATTTATCATTTCCCTAATAGAACAAGTATATTGAGTATTATTATAACCTTTTAATAAATCCACATAAGTTCCTGAAATATGCCAAAAGAAATAATAATGGAGGTTATGTGGCAATTTATTTTGAATATCGTGTGCTTCATCCACCATAATTCTCTTCCAATTTTTAATTACTGGTAAATCTTGAAAGTAATTACAGAAGACTGTTAGGGTAGTATTTTTAATTAAAACGATATCAAAACTTTCCAAATAACTCATTATTTCAGCACGATTATTACCATCAAATTTAGGAATATTATTTTTGATGAAATTAAGATTCGTAACAGAAAGTAATCTTAGATTGGTATTTTTCTTTACAGTTTCCTCCCATTGAACATATACGGGACCTCTTGGAACAATCACAAGAGTTGTATTGAGAATATTATCATCCGTCTTAATTAAATTATTTTTACTGGTAATACTAAGATAATTATAAGAACGATAATAATTATTATGGGTTCTTGTTATATTTGGATTAATATAGATATTCATTGGATTATTTGAAGCTATTAATGATAAAGCAATTAAGGTTTTACCGTAACCAACTTTATCCCCAAGAATACCAACATTACCACTCACCTTAATATCAATTGGCTCATTTTCTGCATTCGAATGATGATAAATATTAAAATTCTTAAGTCTATAATGAATCTCCCCTTGATTTTCCATTTCAATCGCTTTATATAAGGAAGTTAATTGATGGGGCTTTAATTTTAATAATATCTTGTCAGGCTGAGCTGCTAAACAATCATTCTCATTTAACTCCAAGTCATAATGAGTATTTGTATCCATTTCTATTATTAATATTGCCTATTTTTTATATACAATAATGAAAATTATATAAGAAAATAAAACCTACCTTTCATATATATATATATGGAAAAAGAAAGGTCTATTGAAGAAGAAAAACCAAAGAAAAAAAGAGTGGTGATTGGACTTCCTGGTGATAACTTTACCTCAAAATTCCTTATCTCTTGGACAAGTGCTTTGAACGTCCTTTGGGAAACACAAAAATATGATTTAATTGTAAGTCCAGGCGTTAGTTCTTATGTTACATTTGCTCGTATGCAAACTTTAGGTTTAGATGTCCTTCGTGGCATTCAACAAAAACCATTTAATAATCTCGATTTTGATGTTTGGGTTACGATTGATAGTGATATTATTTTTACTCCACAACAATTAATTGATTTAATTGAATCCACTGAGATTCATCCCGTTGTTAGTGGTATGTATCGAATGTCAGATTTAACCCATTTCCCCATCGTTAAAGATTGGAATACTGACTATTTTGCTAAAAATGGAACTTTTGAATTCCTAACACCTGAATTCGTAGAGAAATGGAAACAAGAGACAGGTCTTAAATATATGCCGGTAAATTATACTGGTATGGGTTTTTTTGCTATGAGACGTGAGGTTTTACGTAAAATGACTTATCCCTATTTTAACGCTGAACTTCAAGAGATTATTTGTGATGATGGAACTATTCTTCGTGATATTTGTTCTGAAGATGTGGGCTTTTGTAAAAATATTCAAAAAACAGGAACCCCTATTGTCGTGAATACTGAAATTCGAGTAGGACATCATAAATTAATCTCCGTATAAAAATAAATATGGATATAGATATTTATAATTATCTATTATTAATCGTTTTAGTTATTATAGTTGGATATTTTTCATTGAAATATCTCTTTTTTATTTTAATTGGATTTATATTAGGTGTCTATTTAACCTATTCTTACATCAAATAGTTTTTTAAATCTTTCAGCACATACCTTAACACTCAAATTTTCAATTACATATTCCCTTGGTTTATAAGTATTCAGTTTACTTAAAAATAATTTAAATTTATCATCAAATTCATTACTTTCGTAAAAAAACTCTCCACATTTTTCACTCCAATAAGGAATAGATGTTGCTGGATAAGGTGGATAATCAAATCCTTCTTCCTGATTAAAATTGGTAACATCCCATACAAATAGCGGTAAATTACAACTCATCATTTCTTGAATTGCAAAACCTTGACTTTCGTGAGCATCCAAAACAATCCCGTATTTAGATTTTTGTATATGTTGAATAAAATCATTTTCATCATATCTATGTGAATAGCTAAATATTCTAAAATTAGTAATGCCTTTATTTTTAAGTTTTTCCATTAAAAATTGTAAATCTTCTAGACTTCTACCTTTGAAATAAATTAGGACTTCTGATCTTTTAAGTCCTTCAATTTCATTAAATTTATCTGTATTCACAGGAAATGGAATTGGCTGTAAATTTAGTTTTAAGTTATATGATTTATATATATCACAACACCATTTTGATAATATTATAAATACAACATTATTACGATACTCATTAATAGAATCAAATTTATCATTATCAGAAGGAAGAACGCAAAAATGAGGACCAAATAAATAAAGTTTATTTGGATGTTTATGAATATCTACGGGAAACGAAGCACTGTAAATAATTTTATATTTATCATTTGATATATCCTCTTCGTTACCATAAGTAAAATCCATATTTAAATATTTTAATACTGCTTCAAATCCCTCGCGATTTTTGTGATGTATATATTTATTTATAATTAATAGCATTTAATTATAAACTATAATTAATTCCTTAAATCATTAACAATGGCCGCAAAGATAAATAATATCATCTTTTGAATCATATAAATCCTTATAATTTAAATAATTATGATTATGTAAATTTAGCTTTTCAGCCTTTATAACCAGATTAAGAAGGTTATTATATTTCAAAAAAGAGATTAACTCATTTTTCACATAAATAGCCAATTCCTCAAATGATGAATAATCTTCAATATCTATAATCAAATGAAATCCCCAAAATAATTCATCAGATATTTGAACTATTTTCTTCATTATTATCCTATCATTTTCTAATATCTCTTAAGTCTATTTTTAAATCCTCCTCCTCGTCGAAATAAAGATGACATATAAGTACTTCTGTCACTGGTCATTATTGGTAGTGATGAGGTAGTTGCTTTTGGAGTACTGGAACTTACAGTAGTAGTATTACTTCTATAATTATTATTTGATGATGATGATGATGATGATGAAGAGGAAAATAGATAATAGAATAATCCTATTAATAATACTACTAATAATATACCTAAAATTGCAAAACCAATATAAACCCAAATTTTAAATCTATCCCTTTTTGTTATCTCTTCTTTCTTTTTATCTGACATTTCTCTATTATTTTAAATGGAAAAATAAATAGATTTTTAATAAATAGATATGTCTTTAAAAACTATAAATGTTATTCGATGGATTAATTATGATAAAAGTGAAAAATATTCAATAAAGATATTTGAAGATGACAATCTCGAAGATGGAGTTAGTAAGATTGCTTTAAGTATAAATAGCAAAAGTAGATTCTATGTTTGGAATAATAATTTTCCTGAACTTCTTTATTCAATTGAAGACGTTAAATGGAAAGGTTATAATAATAATCCCTTGAAATCCACTGACAGAAATAATAGTATTATCAAACAACCCATCATTTATAAATATAAATATGGATTATGTTATTTTAATAAGATTAATATTATTTTTGAAGATGATTTTAAAGATTTAAAAAATAATCATTATTATTTCACTGAGAAAAAAGTTAAGTCATTGGATGAATTAAAGAAAAGAGAAGATAAATTACTTGAATTAGAAAAAAAAGAAACTAAAACGACTGAAAATAGAATTAATGTTCATCGTTATGAATTAAAGGGTCATTTATCATCGAAATATCAATATTTAGCCGATGTTTACGACAAACTAAATACCAATGACTTTGTTCAATATATTCAATGGGTTAATGATAATTATACACTGGTTCATAAATTATATATGTATCATAGTATTTCTTCCAATAATCTAAAATCTTGGACGAATATTGATAAAATAACAGATACTCGTTGTATCAATTGTTATTGTCCTCTTAACAGTAGCTCTACTATCAAAATTACTATTCATAATGATATGAGCATTACTATTAATTTCATTCTCGATTTACGTAAAAATGTTGTAATGGAAACCATTGAAAAAATAATCCAAAATAAAATTAAGTTATATTTACAATCAGTCTTTGAAGAAAAGATTAATATCACACCTGTCGCAATTAAAATCTTTAATTATATAAGTATTTCTAATGTATCTATCGAAAAATTAGCAAAAGTCATTTCCAGTTATCAAGATGTTTTTAAGTCCATTAGTTTTAAGAAATCAATCAATCTTATTTATAAAAGAAGTTCGAATTTTACAAATGATTCATTTGATTATAATATTTATGTTCGTAATCGTCTTATTTTAGGTGTAGATAAAAAGGAAATTATAGAAGAATTGGTTACATTTAATATAACTGAAGAAGAGGCTATTAAAATAATTGAACAAGAAATTGACTTCTTAAATGAATTAGAACAGCAAAAAATTAAGGCAGATTTAACAGAACAAAAATTAAATACCATCGTTGTTATTAAGCCCAGTAAAACTGGTTTTGATATAATCATTCATAATATACCCAATAAAACTGAATTGGGCTATTTAACCTTCTGGTTATCCAAGATTGTTAGCTCAGCACAAGAAACCGTCGTAGTTACCAAAAAGAAGGTTGTTAAACCAGTAACCCCTCCCTCCTCATCTTCCTCAACGAAAAGCGATGAAAGTGTTGATTTAGGAAAAATAAGCTATTCATCCTCTGGTGGTGCCAAAAATGATGATAAAGATAGATATAAAATTACTTTATTACAAAATACAGATAAGGAGTTGTTTGGTGAAAATTATGCCCGTGATAAATGTCAAAAGAAAAATCAACCTTTAGTCATCGATAAAGAAACACGTAATAAATTAAAAGAAGATGGGAAATATTATGTAGATAATGAGGTTTATTATGGCAGTAAAAAAGAAAATATGAATTTTTATATTTGTCCTCGATATTGGTGTAAAGTTTCTAAAGTTCCTGCTCATCCTGAAACTGGTGAATGTCCCATACCTGACGAAGAAAAGATTGAGAGCTTTTTTGATAATCCCGGGGAAGTCGGTGTGAAGCGATATGTACATCTGGTGAAACCAAACAAGGAAAATGATATTTGTGCTCCTTGTTGTTTTAAAAAACCACCTAAAGATTCTGACTTGGGTAAATGTAAAAATTATGAGACTTATGACCCCAAGAATTTAACAAAAGGGGTTATTGATGAAAAAGATGAAAATTATCTGGTAAATGCGAATGCTCCCATAAATCCAGGTAGATATGGCGTAGTTCCTAAACAATTACACGAATTATTATCATTTTCTACATCTATAAAGGCTGATAAAATACTGGTAAGAAAAGGAATTATTCATAAAGCTTCCACTAAAGATAAGGTTATTCATACCGATAGTTTAATATTTGCTCTAAGTTATCTTTTAAATTTTGATAAGAAACAAACATTTATAAGTGATTTAATTGCCAAAATGGACTTGATTACTTATATGAGTTTGGAAAATGGAAATGTTTGTAAAGCATTTATGGATAGATTACCAATCATTCCAAATGAAAATTTGGGTTTAATTAATGAACTTCAAGAGTATTTAAAGAAATTTCCGGCCATAAGTGAATTATATAAACTTAATTTTAATAAACACGATTATCGTTTATCAAGATTTTTGGCAATATTCAAAAGTTATAAAAAGTTTATCAATTATTTATCAGCAAATGATTATACCACACCTAAAAGCTCTTATTTTATATATGCGATGATTAGTATCATTTATAATAAACTACTTGTTATTTGGGATAAATTAGATGACAATATTTCAATCTTATGTCCTTATTATACATCATTCGATGATTTAATCGCAATTATGGAAATTAATCCAGAGGTAATAATGTTATTGAAAGACGGTAAATATTATGAACCATTAGAAATACGATTTAAAAATAAAGAAACCACGAAAATATTCAAATTAAATGACTATCCTAAATTGGAGGAATTATTGAAATCTTGTAGTGCCAATAATAAGAATTATGATATAAATGATAAAATTTACAGAGACATATATACCCTTAATAATTGGATTAAAACTAAAGTAGTTTTAGATAATTATTCCAAATTTTTATTTGAAACCATTCTTATCAATAATGATTTAACTATTGAGCATTTCTTAACAAAAACAGGAATTCTTATTACTATTGATAAGATTGGTATAAGTTTTCTTCCAAGAATAATAAAGGATTTGAATATTAAAAGGATTGCGTTTTATGATGATTATGTTTCTAAAACCTTTAATATAAATATTTCACTCAAAGATTTAGAAACCTTTAAAAACAAAGTTTTATCTTTAGGTACTATTAAATATAACATAGGTGTTTTAGATACAGATAAACCTCAAAAAGAACCCGTTAATCAATTATTTACCATTCTTACTATAGAACCAAAAGACTTGGGAAATACTAATATCATTCATTCAAGAGTCGAGGACGACCTTTATTTTTATGATAAATTTAATGAAACTGAAAACAAAAAATGGTTTCAATTACAAATGATGGTTTTTAATAAACTTTTAAAGGAATTAGATGAAGAGAAACTTAAAAAACTTCAATCATTACCACGAATTGATTATATAAATAAGATTATGAGTTTTTTTACTACCAATCCAGATAAAAATAAAATTAGAATTATTATTGAGGAAATTCCTATTTATAGCATCAATCATATTAAAAATTATTTAAATAAAATGACTTTATATTACAAATACAATTTCTTAGATTCAAATATAATCAAAGATGAAAAAAGAAAACAATTCCAATTTTCACAAGTTGCTTTAAATAAAGGTATGGATGAAATCATTAACTATCACAAATCAGCACCACTTACAAGCTTTAATAAAGAAAAGGAGATGGTTTATGAATTTGATGATAAAACAGTAAAAGAGGATACTTCAAAATTACCAGAATTAATGAAAGGCACATTTGAACCATTGAATAGTAAATGGGTTATGCATAAGAAAAGTAAATGGTATTTAATGGAAATACTTAAAGTTGATTATTATCAAAATAATTATTTTCGTGAATTTTTTGAATGGTTTGCCAATTTTATTCACATTAAAACCAGTTATCAGAACTTACTTGATATCACAGTTCAAAAATTAATTGATTATAGAAATAATGAGAATGTAATGAAAACCTTATTTAAAGATAAGACTATATTTAATGTCTTTTCCCTATTAAGTGGTAAATTTTATAAAAATGTAAATGTTTATTGGGAGAAACACTATTCGAAATTGACAAATAATCAAAAACTGGAATTAATTGACAAAATTAAAAAGGATGGATTACATCCAAATGACTTAATGATTATTACAATGTCAGAAATTTTAAATATTTCCATTCTTATTATTCATCGAGCTGTTTATGGAACCACCAAAAATGATGATATCAGAGGTGGATTAGATGATTTAATTGTATCTTCAACTTTTATAAAAGCTCTTAATAATTATAAAAACAGACCTCTTTTAATCTTCTTTAAACTCACTGATGAAGACGAAATAACCAATTATCATTTAGTCTTTAATAAAACTACTCCTGTAAGTACTAAAAGCTTTTATTTAAAATTAGATGATATTCCAAATGAAATAAAAGTACTGATTGAAGAACATATTAGACTTGACGATAAAAAAGATATGGTTTTATTAAAGTAATGATTGATAATCCCAATAGATATAACCATCCAATATTTGAAAAATAACACCACATCGAACCCCAAGTTTTATATTTCCAATGATAATACAAACTTACGGATAAGAGAGTTACTGTAAATATAAATGTTGACTTATATTTACTTAGGTAAGTTGGAATAAGATAAAAGGCTAAGCCAATGATTATCCATATTAAAGGCAACTCTAACCAATACCACGACAAATGTTTATTTTTACCTATTCGCATTCGAAAATCCACGAATCTTAATTGAAAAGTTATGAATAAAATTGCGAATATAAATAATGATAGTAATAAGATTTTTGATGCTTTCTTATCAGGTAAAAGGTAATTTAATAATATCAATTGTATTACTATTGTTAGAAAAGCAAGAATACTTAGATATTTATTTATAGTTAGATTATCATAATAAGTCCAAGTTAAAAATTCTATAAATTGTATAAATGTAATTGACATCAGAATTAAAATCGTTTTTGGTGGGACAACCCCCAAATAATAAACGATAATCGCAGATATACATCCATATATAAAGGTACGTAGGGAAATTTCAGCATTATAACACATTTCTATAATTAAGGAAATAATATAGAACCAAAGGGAAATCTTATTATATGATTTTTATTTTCATCAGTTAATAAATCAAAACGATTTAAATCCTTATTATGCCACCAATCATAATGAAAACTTACATACATCGGTATTTTATGCTTTGAATATAATTCAAGTAAATCATTTAAAATAAACTCTTCACCTCCTTCAATATCAACTTTGATAATAGAAATATCATTTATATCAATATCTTTTATTAATCGATTCACAGAAATAGTTTCTATTTTATAATCATTTGTATCATCATTATTTAAATAAATTTGTGAGGTACTATCATTTAATTTTGAATTGGAAAGATATTTATTTTTGCCAAAATTTACAAAGGTGTCATCTACATTATAAATGGCTTTATTGATGAGGGTATAGTTATTATCACAATTATTTTTCATATTTAAACATAAATCTTTATAAGTCTGATGGTCTGCCTCTATAGAATATACATATTTAGATTTTCTTGACCCATACATAGAAATAGAACCTATCCAAGCACCAATATCAATCAGTATTTTATCTTTTGATAAATATCTGTCGAGAATATCAAAAGTTTCTCTTTCCCAATTGAAATAGACATCACGCCAATACGTTATATTTTCATCGTTTTTATTTATGAAAAAGAATTCATCATTTTTATTTACTTTTTCATAATTCTCATTAATATCTTGAATTGTTTGTGATTTTATTGTGGATATTTTATCAGTATTAATATATATCAAATATTTGTCATAAATATTGATAACTTTGGAATCATAATACCAAGGTAAATGTTTTGCCGTAAAATTCGAAGCAACTCTCAGTGAAGTATAAAAATTATACTTTTTATTAATTAACGCAAATGTCGTATCTAAGGGAACATAATAAACATCAATGTTATTGTATTGATGTTTATTTATCCAAAATTGTTTTTCCCAGTCATATATCGTTTGATTACAAAAATAAAGACCTTGATACATTTTTTCTGAATCACTTATATCTAACGCAAATCCAACCCTATAGCATTTAAAAACTTCTGACATATCTATTAATATATCAATGAAGTTTGATGGTAAATTTTCATTAAATTCTAAATCTGGGTCTGTCAAAACAAACTTATCAGGTAACTGATTAAATAAATCAACATTTCTTGTTGAGTCAACCTGAGGAGCAAGATTTTCAGGCCTATTAATTATTTTAACATCCACCCGATTTAAATAATCAATCGTTTTTGGACAAGTGGAACAATTATTCATAATAAAAATATTCTTATAATAATTTTCATTTATTTTCTTGATTTGTCGTATGGTATTATCAACATATTTATAATTATTATAACAGATTACTATAATAGGAATATCCATTAATATAAGCAATAATATTATTCTTTATATCCAAAGATTAACTTATTTATAGTCGTGTTTACACAAAATAATCTATGAAGTATTATTCCTAAGATGAATAATATTAGAAGAGTTAGGAAAAAATTTAAATTAAAAACCTTGGCTATTATAAAAGCCCCGATAATTGTACCTAAAACATCGACAATGGCCAAATTCATAAATCGATAGGAATGAGCCCCTTCATTTGGCCTTCCGAAGATTTCACTAAATTCCTTAAACGGACAATTCATCTTTATTTTTATACATAATTTAAATTACGAGAATTACGAAGACAGCAGTTATGTTATTATTAGGAGGAATGATGGCAAGTATGTTATTAATATTAAATCAATGTTTATAACTATTACCTAATTTTATTATAGATAGAAATGAAAAATCTTCCTATTTTGTTTATTTTCGATTTAGATTTAACAATAATTGGTGAATCTAAAAATATTAATTATTACAAATATGAACTTCTCGGGTTTATTAACCAAAATTGCGAACATAAAAAAATGAATGGTGATATTTGTAAAATTAATAGGAATGATTGGATTAAAGTGATACCTGATGGATTTATTAGACCGGGATTTAAAGAATGTGTATTATCCATTAAGGAAACATTTCCTACAGCGGAGTTTTTTATTTTCTCGAATGGTACAAATGATTATGTTAAGGATTATAGTAAGGTAATTGAGAATAAAACAGGAATAAAATTTAATGATTTAATATTATCGAGAGAATATAATCTTATTACGCAAAATAATAAATATTCCAAGGATTTATCAGATTATATTCAAGAATTAATCATCAAAGCATTAAGTGATAAATATAAAAAAGATATTCTCGAAAAAAATAGAAAGTTAATATTCACAGAAAGAATGATTATTATAGATGACAATCAAGTTATATGGAATGATAATCCCAATTTAGTAATTTGTCCCCCTTATAATTATGTTCCTATTGTTGAATTAAATCAAGATATATTAAATTTAATTTGTAAAAATAATGCTGTTATGAGTTTTATTCAATCTACATCCGCGAAAAATATGATATTTCCACCAATATCTGTAAATGGAAAAAGCAATGAAGAAGTCAGACAAAGTTATCATCTCTTTATAGCAGATGCTTATTTAAGAAATATGGATGTAAATTTAAAATCATTAAAAGATGATTTTTTTCAAAAATTTTCAAAAGCTCTAAAATCAAGAAAAACTATGGATAAACCATTTACAAAAGCATTTATTAAGAAGTTGAATTCAAATAATAAACAGACCAAGCTAAATAATTAGCAAATATTAACCATAATAAATACGGGATTAATAAATAAACTGATATAAGAGTCTTATCTGTCTTTGAAAATTGAATTAATGTTATTACTGCTAATATAAATATAAGAGTGGTTAAAATAGCAGCACCCAATTTTTGTTTATAATAAAAAAAGACTGGACTATATGCAAAATTAAAAATGAGATGAATAATTGGCAATATCCAATATTTAAATTCTTGTTTATATAAACCATAATAATAAGAAATACCTATAAGGATATATAAGATAGTCCAAGCGATTGGAAAAACGAGTCGCGGTGGATTAAATTGTGGTTTCTTTAATTTTTCATACCATTCATCTGGCTTTCCAATAGACCCAATGAGAAAACCTAATAATAATGGAATAACTATCCATAAAGAATAAAAATCGATTTTCATTCTTTTATATTAATTTTAAAGATAATTAATTAATGATTACTCGTCTAATTGACGCGTTAACATATATCTTGTTTCCTTGATGTGTAACCCTAAAGTCATAATTGCGAAAGTTAAATAATAACTCATCATTGGTAAGAGCAGTGATATACGGATTCGAGAGAGAATTGGTGACACCCTTTGAAAAGGTTAACCAATCATCCTCGTTTGCGAAATTCATAACATTGGCATCAATGGTAGTACCATTTGAGATGCCAGTGGTGATATCATAGATAGAATCAATTGCCTTGCTAACACAGCTAAACATCTCTTTTGTTTTGGTGATATATGAAAGGAATATAAATAATCATTTTTTTATGAGAAATAATAAAAATAAATCCAATTCTACTTAAACAATCTTAACTTCCTGTTTCTTGAGAGTATAACACTCATCCTTATCCTTTAATTTATAATTGAACCCTATATCCATATCATCGAATTCTTCTGTGATTTCTTCTGGTTCCTCCTCGATAACATCAACAGCTTTCTTGGCTTTCTTTTTATCTACTGATTTTAATAATTCAATCATCAGTTCCTCATCTAAAACTATATCGAAATTTCCTGAACCACAGTTAGGGACTTTCCCTAACATCACTTGTGGTGAAATTCCAGAGGTATTATCATATTCAGAGAAGATACTACCGTTAATAAGCATATCCACACTCTCCTCAAATGAAGACTTACTTAAAGCACTACTTGAATTTCTGTTAATTCCGTGTCTATCAATCGACATTAATGTTCCCTTATAAGTCATTGTATCTATAAGTAGGGACAGATGTCTATAATTCATCGAACCCTCACCTGTCACATTTACCAATTCATTATATAAAGCATTTCTGGCTGCTTCAATTCCCAATACACTATGAATTTCTCTGATATCATTTGAAATTGTTCTTGTTTGGTCTATGTTTGGATTTGATAATATTTCCATCAGATTTGTGCCATCTGTATCTAATACCCATTCAACAACCTTTTCAAATTCTCCCTTATCATCATTATAAATCTCATTTTGTTTCTTATTTAATGAAACCTTATTTACTCCCTTATATCCCTTCAACAATACTTGATATACGATATTATGTTCCATTGCTTTAATAGCAGCAATTTCATCCTTATTTTCAATATCCTTACAAGCATATTCCGTCAATTTAATTCTAAATATACATTCCTCCGCATTATCATCACTATAAACACAATCGATATATTTATTATAAGCCTTGTTCAATTTCGTATAAATATCAATCATTCTCAATCCATAAGTAACCATCTTTTCCTTATTAAACTTCATTCGCAACACCCAAGGTGACTTGCTTCTGTGTTTATCAATAGCGTCATATAACTGTTGGAATTTATTATAAATATCCAACATTGGTTTATCTCTTTTAATTGTATTCTCACTATCCCAATAAATTTCACTATACTCGAGAATATCAGACAATCGAGTAATTTCAATACTATTCTTAACATTCAAAGCAATCATCTTTGTTTTATCAATTCTTTCATCCTCATATTCGCCATTTTCATTCATCTTAGGATTTACAACAGTAGCAACATCCGGTTTCATATAGATGATAAGTGTAGGTGTTTTAGTCTTCTTTGTGGCACTTAAAATTTCCTTCAATCGAGGCACACCACTTGTGGCTTTCACAGCTGCTGCTGTACCTGACACGTGGAATGAATCAAGAGTCATTTGAGTACCCATTTCACCAATGGTTTGAGCTGCCACAACTCCAACCATTTCACTCGGCTGTACCAATCCTTCATTGAAATATTCATAAATTTGACCAACTAACCAATCAAACATCGCCTTTGTAAAATTATTCTTAATAATCATTCGTTTTGGTGATAAGAAAGCTCTTACAAGAATATGGAAATGTATCATTCCTTGTTCTTGGTCTTTCACATATAAATCTTCAATAATCTTATCAATTTTGTCTAAGACATAATCAGGTGTAAGGTCTGTTAGTGTCCCAGTGATTCCAACAGTATCTCGACGTTTCACCGCCGTAGTTATTAATCTACTAAATGGTATCGGATAAGTAATTTTGCTATTTTTCTTATTTCTATTTACTTTCTTGATAATAAACATCTTATCATCAATCAAATCCTTGAAATGTTCATTTAATCTTTCATATGTCTTTTGAGTTACCTCTTTAAAAGCCTCTGGAGTTAAATAAACATTCAACTTATCTATCTCTGTTAAATTATATTCCTCCTCCATTTTCATAAATGACATCTCTATGGTTGGTAAGAATTGCTTCTCTATCTTACAACCATCCATTCCATCCTCCCCATATATATACTGAATAATCGTTCCACTTGAATTTCTGACAGTATTATCATAATAAACCTTAGCATCTTCCATCGCTTTCACAAGTCTTCGCTGCACATAACCGGTCTCACTTGTGTTAGCACAGTGTATCGCGTGTTTTGTAGAAAAGTTACCTGTTTCAGGAACAGAAACATCATAAACTTTACGATATTTATCCCTGAACTCGTCTTCTTTAATTTTCTGAATTTCAATAATTTCATCAAGAATAACGTCATTATTATACTTGAAATTTAAATGTTCATTATTAATTTCTAAACTTGCTAATTTTTCTTGCTTTTCAATATTAACTAATTTAATATTATCCTTGAATAGTTTTGCCCATTGAGCACGAATAGATAATACATATGAAGGCATAGTTGATTTAATAATAGCATCAGGTCTTTCTGTTAATTCTCTAACAGAAATTTTTCCAAATATACCCAATCTTGAAAATAATAGTGATAATCCAACAATTAATTCCTTTGATGTTGAACCAGCACGAATTGTTTTAGTTTGTGTATCAATATTTCCATCTCCCGAAAAATAACCATTAATAATTCCTTTAACAAATTCAATAGGTGCTGTATGAGCAATATTTGGTATAAATTTATTAGCAGCACCATGTCCAATAAACTTGTGTAGAAATTGTGCCAATATTGTACAATAACCTGTAGTAGTTACACATTTGTATTTTCTATTTAATGTTCTTTCGTTAACCGACGAATGAATGTCAAATTTATTAAACCAATTCGTCACAAATTCTATTACACCTTTTTCATCTTTAGTAATAGATACATCTCCTTGTTTTTCTCTTGCATTTCCATCAGCTAAGAATAATCCAATGAAAATGCCATTATCTTCATTTAATTCAAATTTATCAGTCATATGGTATTTTGCAGAATTACTTGTATATGTATATAAGCAACCTTTTTTGATAATTTCCAGTCTATCCTTTCCTTCATTGAGAGTTCTTCTCAATGCCTTTTGATTTGGATAAGGAAGAGTAAAGGTCTTTCCATGATTATCCTCCCACCAAGTTTTAGGCAAATTTTTAGTAGTACATTTATTAATTAATTCATTTGCTGTGTGTAAATCAGTTCCATAAATATATTCAGTCTTTGGAAAATATTCTGATAAATCGATATAACTATTTGTTACCGGTGCTTCCGGTAAATTCATAGTAACTGGAATACAATCCCCAATTTTAACATCAGGTGTTTCCTTTTTATCAAATTTAGTTCCGTTCCATACAATTAAAGATTTTGATTTTGTAACAGTGACATCTCTGCCACTTTTAGTAGTAATCTTATATAAAACATCACCTGGGTCATGTCTACTTACATTTGTAATTTTTCCCCATATAACCTTTCCATCATTATGACAGGAAGGAATATAGATATCATTTGTGACTCCCAACATTTCCATATTTGCGTCTTCGGGGCCGAATAACTCAACCCCTTCTTTATTTTCGGGATTATCGATTTTAGAATCAATCCAATCTCCGATATTCACGCATTTAGCTTGTCCATCTTCAATAATTATAATAGGAGTATCTCCTGTAACTGATTTAACAGCTGTATCAATTAATCCTTCACGTCCACCCATAGCGTGAAAGAATACCTCTTGTGGCGATAAACCACTGATGAAACTATTCTCCACAAAACCACGAGCTTCGGGACCATCATCATACTTCGTAAAATGAGGTAAAGTTCTGTCACTGAATCCATAGGAAATTCGCTTACCATCCACATTTTGCTGACCAACACAGGCCATAATTTGTGCAATGTTAGTTTCTTTTCCTTTAGACCCTGATTTGACCATATTAAACATACGATTTGTCTTCTCATCAATCTTGGTAAGACTGATACGAGCAACTTCATTCGTAGTCTGATTTAAAATTCCAATAATCTCTCTCTCAATAAATTCCTCATTATTAAAGATGCTATTATTCTCAACATCTCCTTTTCTCATATCTTCCAATTTCTTATAGGCATTCGCCTTCATCTCTCTAATCTTATTATTCAATTCACTGTCAGTACTTTTATCAGTTACTAAATCACTGATACCAATACTGAAACCAGCGGTTAATAACCATCTACATACCAATCTCTGAGTATTATCTAAGAATTTCTTAATTTCAATGGGACCATAATCATGATAAATCACCGGAATCAATCCATTGGTAATATTGTGAAATACTGCTTTATCTAAATTACCAGACACTAAAGTGCTGTTATTAATAACAACCTTCTGTCCAGCCTTGTTTTTCTCTTCGATATATAATGATGGTGGTAGGATTTCAGAGAAAAGTTCTCGACCAGTATAAGTATAATCCTTGCTGGGTTTCGCCAACTTTCCCTTGAAATAACTATTACACATCTGTAAATTTGCCATTTGCTTATCACTTACAATCGTATAATCCTTCGTAAGTCGAAATGAACCTACGAGAGTATCTTGAACAACTTCAATACTTGGCTTTCCATCCCTTTGTGCTAAGATTAGATAAGGGACGGCTGCCAAATCCTTCAATTCACTCATCGTTTGAATATTCTGCGGACAATGAAGATTCATCTCATCTCCATCAAAATCAGCATTATACGGAGGTGTATCTAATACATTCAATCTGAAGGTCTGATATGGCATAATGATTACTTTATGACACATCATACTCATCTTATGTAATGACGGTTGGCGATTGAAAAGAACATAATCACCATTATTAAGATGTCGATGAACGATATCACCAACTCTCAATTCACTCACAATCTTATCAAGAGTTCCGTTTTTCTCCGGATACATTAAATTAATCGTATTTAAATCTTTGACCTTCTTCACATACTTCGCACCAGGCCATTTATTCGGACCATTCATAATCAATTTCTTCATTTCATCAATGTTATATTCATTTACCACCTCTTGGAAAGTGATATTGAGAGCAACACGAATAGGTACGCCTAATTCATCAATACTAATATAAGGGTCTGGGGTAATCACCGAACGAGCTGATTGGTCAACTCTCTTTCCGTTCAAATTTCCACGAATTCTACCATCCTTCTTTCGCATTCTATCGCAAATCGATTTTAATTTCCGTCCATTCCGTTGTTGAGATGGAGCGAGACCGGGAATCTGATTATCGATGAAAGTAAAGATGTGGTATTGGAGAACCATAGTGATTAACTTAATTGTTTCCTCACTGGCTCCCTTATTAATCTTATCAATGATACTATTATTAGCCTTTACTATATCACATAATTTATGAGTTAAATCATCCTCTCTGCGTTGACCATTCTCCTCAATGATACTTGGACGAACGGCAGGAGGAGGAACGGGTAGAACGGAACAAATCATCCATTCAGGCCTATTCCAACGGGGATTAAAACCCATAACTTCCATATCCTCCTCACTAATCCTCTTGAAAATTCTCAAGACATCCTCAGCAGTAAATTCCAGTTGAGTAGAGGTCTCTTTTGATTTATCTTTCCATTCAGCAATAATTTTCATCGCTGATTCCTTATTATATCTATCGGGTTGCTTCGCACCACAACCAATATGTTTATCGTCTCCACAACTCTTAATTTTAGTAGTGGTATTACATAACTTAAAATAAGCTTCCCATCGTTTTTGATTGTTCTTGATGGCCATAATTTTACTCATATCATTCTTTAAATCCTCGTTCGCAGTTTGAGGTGAAATAAGGATTCTTGAACATCTATAACAAACACATTTCAAAATTTTCTTAGTAATATCAAAGAACATAGCGTGAAATACTGGCTTCGCCAATTCAATATGTCCAAAATGACCCGGACAGAAAACATTCTTTTGTTCACAGGTACTACAAATTTTATTATGTTCCAATACACCCATCCGTGAGTCAAATAAACCACCAATCACCGGTTCATTGCCTGCATAAGTATCAGTCTTTGTGATATTTACCACAGACCGTTTCTTAATCTCTTCAGGACTTAAGATACTAAATTGAATTCCTTTAACTTCTTGAATTTCAACTTTTTGATCATTATATGATAACTCAGCATAAATGGACATATCTATTAATTATATAAGTTAATTTTAAATATAATAATCATTTTTTATTTAAAATGAAAAAATGATTGTTAGCTAATAAAAAACAATTATTAATGCTATCTAATAAAGGAACTGGTGCTGGTGGCTCTAATACGAATTTTTATGGTAAAAAATTTGAAGAAAAAACAGATAACACCTATGGTTATACTAATCACGGGGATTATATGTCGAAGAAAAATGGAGGTATCACTATTACTCGCGTGTGTCAAAATAAGTTTCAGAAATTTATTAAAGATAAATATAAAATCGATTTATATAGACGTCCAGATGAAGCATATATTATTGAATGTGAATCAGGGAGAAAAATAATTAAAATTCTTGAAAAAAAAGAACAAAACCGTGAGGGGTCAGTAGAAACTAAATTATGGAGCGGTGTTGCTTTAAAAAGAGAATATGAATTAAGATTTGGTAGTGGTTTCGAGATATCTTATGCTTTCTGTGTAAATGATTTCTTAAAGAAAAAATTTGTATCAAATAATCAAAAATATATAGATTTAAATCAAATTCTTAAAGAGGCGGATATAGCAGTGCTATTTGGTGATGATGACGATTATTTTGAGAAAATAGACATTTGGATTAATAGTTCTTTATAATAACTTCTTTGGCAGTAGCATTTGGAGTTTTAGAATGAATGGCTCTTTTACAAGTAATATAAGTAATTTTATATGTGTCATTATGAAAATTATCACGTATTAGTGGTACATCTGAATTACTCATCATTATTTTTATGTTATTTAAACTATGAATCAATTTAAATAATTGAATATGATTATCAATAGTAAAACCCTTTTCAGTATATTTTACAAATGAAACTTTTGTTTGAGGAGCATAGGGTGGGTCTATATATATGAAATCTTGGGGATGATTCTTATTCTTGATTAAATTCAATGGTTTCTCAAAATCATAACATTCAAACGTAACATTTTGAATCAGTTCATTTACTTCTTTTAAATGAGTAATATTAATAATTTCGGGATTTTTATAATTTCCATAAGGAACATTAAATCCATTTTTACTCATTCTATAAATGCCTCGAAAACAAGTCTTATTTAGAAAAATAAATAATGCTGAACCTAATAACCCCTTTTTATCATTTAACTCATTGTACTTAATTCTCGTCAAATAGTAATAACTTTCCTTATTTTCATAAGAATTAAATTCTGATATCAATTCCTGTATTTGATTATATAGTTCTTCATAATTAGATTGAATATTTTTATACATATAAATCAAAGGTTCATTTAAATCATAAGCATTTATAGTACCATTGACCTTAATAACCCCTTTTTTTATACTTGACAATAAAGCAAATAAAACACTACCGCCACCCAGAAAAGGTTCATAATAATCATTTATTTCTGTAGGAAACTCAGCAATTATTTTATCAATTATTTGTGTTTTACCCCCTACCCATTTAACAATAGGTTTTATCATTTGTAAAAATTAATTTAAATATAATATTCATTTTTTATTTTAGTAATCTTCTCATAATATTTATTTTTAAGGTCTTCATATTCCTTTATTATTCCCTCATTATATAACCATCGTTTCGAATAAATATTCAATTTATGTTTTTCATTAAAAAGTACATAAATAATCAGATAAATTAATGCTACAATTAAGGTTGTTTTTAAGATATCTCGAACCGCTATATAAATAATCGCAAATAAAATGGTAGCTTGAACAAAATTGTTCTTAATTAACTTTTGTTGAAAATCAGTAAGACCAAAATCTAAATATCTGGCTCCAACTTGCATTAATATCATCGATATCACAAAAAGAGGATCCAAATCAAACATTTCCCTAATTATTATAAATATGGATATAAAAATAAATTACAATGATAGATTATTAAATGATAAATAATACCACTATTGTCGAGTTAATTATGACAACAAATATAACTGGTGTTATTACAGCTAATGTTACAAATCATACATCAGATGCTTTTCGCGTAATTCCCAAGACTATTTTTGCTTATTTATCTTTAGCGGTTTTCAAGGTATTCAAAATCAATTATTATTAAATTATATTCATAAATGTGTTTCCCCAATTAGAATCGGTTTTATAGTACATTTATTTTTTTAATTCATTAATTCCTAAATTGATTTCTTTATTAATCTTTCATAAGAAATTGTTAAATAATTAATTCATGATTTATAAAATGTATTACCTGAATTATATGATAAGAAAGAATACAAACAAAATATTGAAAAATATCTATTAAAATGTATAACGTAAATAGAGACTTTAAATATTTTTTATAGAAGAAAAATAAATGAAATTAAAATACCAAAAAATGCATTATATATTATTTGAACGGTGATGAAACTTATAAAGATAGAGTTATAAAGAAAACCTTATATAAAAATCATTCAATATCTTTTACAAATAAAGGTTTAATTGGAAATTGTATGATAGTATTTACATTAAAACCATCAAATTCATTTATAGATGAATGAGACATGTAATCTCTAAGTTGTTGTCTATATATTTTTAATTCTCTTATTTTATTATCATCAATACTTGGATAATCTGGTAAAAAGTATTTATCTGTATTTGCTAGTATTTTATTTCTTTTTTCTCTTAAATATTCAATATAATTTTTTTTTGCATTATCTTTAACTTCTTGTGGAACTTCATCGGGTGATATTACAGTATGAATAATAGGCTTATATGATTCATTATTATTTATATTCTGAAATATTTGATGTATATTTTCCATAGTTATTATATATATATATAATAATTAATACCATATTTCCGTGACATGTACCATTGCATTATTTACATAATACAACCATCCTTTCCAATTTCCAGTAACAGAACCTTGAGGTGTAAAATAAGGGAGATAATATGAACTACTACTATTAAAATAAACACCAATACCTCCATTATATGTTCCAGGTGATAGACCGGTTCCTATCCATACTCCAAAAGACCCTGCTATATTAATATATAATACAACGTTTGATCCTTTTGTTGGTATTTCCCAAGCAGTTGGAGAACCTGTTGCTAAGAAAGAATAAGAAATTATTAATGGTATAACATATCCTCCTTTATGAAATAGATTACCATTATTAGCAATTCTAAATCTTTCAGTAGTGCTATCAGTTGTATAAAATATATGACTGCCTGCTGTTCCTGTAGATACATATTGAATATTTCCATTTGCGTTTGTTCCACCTCTATCTCTTCCCGATATTATTATTCGTGTGTTAGTTGAACCATCTGTATCTATAGTTCCAATTAATGAATAATCATCAATACTATTCGCTATTCTTAATCTACCAGCA